CAGTTTTATACACCTCCGATAAACTTGCTAGTTTGTCCGGTAATAAAGCGAATTTATCAGTTCCAGCAACTGTCGGTAGTTTAGCGAAAATCGATGCTCTTGGACAATACCAAGATTCAACCGTCATCATTGACGACGCAGTCCCGCCATCAACCTCAGTTTTATACACCTCCGATAAACTTGCTAGTTTGTCCGGTAATAAAGCGAATTTATCAGTTCCAGCAACTGTCGGTAGTTTAGCGAAAATCGATGCTCTTGGACAATACCAAGATTCAACCGTCATCATTGACGACGCCGCAACTCCTTCCACGCAAGTGCTTTACACTTCTGCTAGACTTAAAGTATTCCTAATGGTTGACATGAACAATGACACTTTATTACAAACTAGTGGTATACCTTTGACAGGTGTCGCAGTGTATGATCCATTCTCTATTTGGAATGGAACTAAAGCCGTCGTTCCAAGAGATGGAAATTATTTAATTACAGCGACAGTAAGAATTGGGCCTACAGCGCAAGCCAGCGCAGATAGATGGATACAATTAGAAGCTTTTGCTTCAGCCCGTTTCTTATGCAGTTATAGGTTTACAACTGGTTCGTCCATAGCAGGCGTAGGTGATAACGATTCCATTTTCTTACAATTGTCAACCATATCAAGACTTTTTCAGGGAGAATTAGTAGGACTTTCTATCACTAACGCGCTTGGTTTAAGTAAAACTGTTACTGCCGCAATGAGTCAATTCAAACTGTTGGAACTATAACCAAAAAGTATATTTAAGAGTGTAAAAATAATTCAAACAAATTTAAGAGTGTAAAAATAATTCAAATAAATTTAAAAGGGTTTTTAGATTGATACGTTTTTCAGGAACTTTTTGGATCATATTCTCAACAACATCAGCGAAAAAATGGTTTTTTAAATTAGATAAATTGTAGACACCATTCATCATATTGATTGTAATAAGAAATTCTTTTTTGTTGAAAAATGGATGACATCCTTTGGTTAAAAAATAAAACTGAACACAACCGAGTGAGAAAATATCACTAGCTACGTTATGACTGGTTTTATTATTTTTCAAAATTTCAGGAGCTTTCATCTCTGTAGACTGGCAATAACTTCCATCATCACTGGTTAGAGCAAAATCAGATATTTTGAACTGGATCAAAGGTGAAATGAGAATATTTTCCGGTTTAAGGTTTCCATGAACAAATCCTTTGTCGTGAATATAACTTAACCCCTCAATCATCTGGTAAACTCCTTCAACTTGATTTGGAATTTCTCCTTTATAATTGTTAGAACCATAGTCAAAAAGGTTAGCGATACATCGCTCGAAAATGTGGTAACGAAAATCTTTGTCTTCATAAATACCAAACATTTTCAAAACATTATCGTGATGGAAAATTGACAAGTTGTCAAAACAGTTTTCTGCAGAATCCCACTTAGGATTTAAATTAAAAAGCTTGACTCGCTTAACGGCCACTTGGACGTTTCCAAAAATTCCGACAAAGACGACTGCTTTTCCTCCAATTCCGATAACATGGGTACCATCTAATTGAACTTCAGAAGCAGAAATATTTAAATTCATTTTTCCTATATAAAAAAATTTAAATTAATAAAATTTAAAATAATTTGTTAATGTAATACTTACAATTTTTAAGAAAATAATATTTTTTTTATTATATTTTTAAAAATTGTTGCTTTAACTTTGTAACAACATTCTCTTATATACTAACCAACAGGCGAGGTATTGGATAAATTTGCTACGTCATTTACAGCTGAGTAAACTTATTCATTCAAAATGGCGGATAAATATTAAATCGAGAAAAAAGACTGTTCAGAATTTTATTTCAGCTACTGACGCAACAAAATGGCTGACAAATGCTGGTATTGACAAAAAACTTGTTCAGAATTTTTAGTTTAGCTACTGACGTCATAATGACTCAGTAACCAATGTATGTTTCAAAATGGCGGAAAAATGCTGATATTGACAAAAAGACTTGTTCAGAATTTTTCGTTTAGCCATTGACGTCATAATGACTCAATAACCAATCATTCAAAATGGCGGACAAATGCTAGTATTGACAAAAAAACTTGTTCAGAATTTTTCGTTTAGCCATTGACGTCATAATGACTAACTAACCAATCATTCAAAATGGCGGACAAATGCTAGTATTGACAAAAAGACTTGTTCAGAATTTTTAGTTTAGCTACTGACTTCATTGTGACTCAGTAACCAATGTATGTTTCAAAATGGCTGACAAATGCTGGACTGACGCAACAAAATGGCGGACAAATGCTGGTATTGACAAAAAGACTTGTTCAAAATTTTTTGTTTAGACATTTACGTCATAATGACTCAGTAACCAATGTATGTTTCAAAATGGTGGCCGTATTAGTTTATTCACAAATAATGGGTTTATTTTGTCTTGTTAAAAGAAACAGTTATTTTCCAAAGTTTCTATTAATATTTTTTATTTTTTAGAAATTATTATACTAATAGTCTATATTACTACCCATAGATAGCGCTTTAGTCGATTTTTCCAAAGTTTCTATTAATATTTTGTATTTTTTAGAAATTATTAATAGAAACTTTGGAAAATAACTGTTTCTTTTAACAAGACAAAATAAAGCCAGTAATTATGAATAATATTTTATAAAAAATAAGACTTGAAAAAATCGACAAGAGCGCCATCTATTAATAATATATACAACTAGTTTAATACAATATTCTGCAGTCTTTTTGTCAATATTAGAATTTTTCCGCCATTTTGAAACATTGGTTACTGAGTCATCATGACGTCAATGGCCAAATGAAAAATTCTGAACAAGTTTTTTTCTGATATCAGCATTTTTCCGCCATTTTGAAACATTGGTTACTGAGTCATCATGACGTCAATGGCTAAACGAAAAATTCTAAACAAATCTTTTTGTCAATATTAGAATTTTTCCGCCATTTTGAAACATTGGTTACTGAGTCATCATGACGTCAATGGCCAAATGAAAAATTCTGAACAAGTTTTTTTCTGATATCAGCATTTTTCCGCCATTTTGAAACATTGGTTACTGAGTCATCATGACGTCAATGGCTAAACGAAAAATTCTAAACAAATCTTTTTGTCAATATTAGAATTTTTCCGCCATTTTGAAACATTGGTTACTGAGTCATCATGACGTCAATGGCCAAATGAAAAATTCTGAACAAGTTTTTTTCTGATATCAGCATTTGTCCGCCATTTTGAAACATTGGTTACTGAGTACGTCAATGGCCAAACGAAAAATTCAAAATATTAATATCTATCATTTAACCACCAGATTGATATATTTAAAATTGTAGCAAAACTTACCCACAACAAGTAAGGTATTTGCAGTTTTGCGGCTAGTGGACTCGTGTTACTAAATACTTTAAGCATGTAGACGATTGATATTAAAAGCAATATAATAACGAGAAAAGCTAAATCACGTCGTTGAAGATTGAAAAAAATTAAACTCCAAGCGAAATTCAAAGCGAGTTGTATAAAAAATATTTGTAATGCTTTAGGATCGCTTTTGACCATTTCAGCAGATATACCCATTACCAGATAGAGAACAATCCAGACTGGTCCAAAAATCCAACTTGGTGGATTGAAACTGGGTTTAATCAATTGGTTATAAGTAGTTCGATCAGCAGCTTTTGCTAAATATCCTGATAGACCTCCAACAGTAAGTGGAAGAATAGTTAACAACATTATACAGACCAAATAGTTGCTTTATTAAAACTTCTAAATTTTAACCATTTTTCTATTAGTCGAGTAAAGTATCGGATTGTAATTTTCATAACAATTCTTTCCAAAATGGTTATTATTAACCCCATCTTTTAAAATTGATTAAAATTTTAGCTAATTAATTAATGAGTAATAACAACATGAAATTGAAACAATTAGATCTCAATCATTTTAAGGAAAATCTTAAAACTTATGAAAATGGGAACGGAAAGTTTCAAGTTTCAGTTGAAATGGGTAATAAAAATTACAAGTGTCTTGTGTCAACTAATGTGATTTATATAAATAAAACTATTCACACTATTAGAGCTTTAGCAGATACTGTTAACGATCATGTAGTTCCGTCTAGTAAGCTTGTGATTATGAAGGGGTTGTCAGTGGAATTATTTACCGATGGGCTAGAGGGAGTAGATAATACGACACTTTTGATTGCTGATTCGATTTTTGAAGCTACGCAAATATCGCGAATGATTGGAGAAATTTCACACCAATTAATACTAAACGAAAAATGTAAAATAGATTTTAGTAAAAAATTGGTAGTAATTCCATACGTTTATTGCGATTTCGATAGTCTTAGTACTAAAACATTTTATCGAACAATTTATTCTGTAAAAATTGCTAATATTGTTCATTGTAAAAGTCGGTTTGTTTACTGTCTTATGGATAGTCGCAACGGATTGGAAACTTGGCGATACACTTTTCAAACAATGATTTTGTGTAATTTGCAGAAACCTTTTGTTCATTTTTATGAACGTTATCAAAAGTGCCCATCTTGCCATGAACAGCGTGATAAATTGTTACTGTTCAGTTGTCGACATTATTGTTGTCGTTGGTGTATGGCAAAAGTCCGGAATAGTCATTGTCTTTTTTGTAGTATGAAGATTGTCAATGTCGAATATGTTGACGATGAAATAAAACCACATTATTCCATTAATACTATCGTTTTTAAGGATCATCATACGTCTTTTGTGGATGAATTGGTATCATTTCAAAAAAATGTTACCAAAGTTATTTTTGCTTCATTAAAGACACTTCAATGGTGTGACGTAACAGGAATAGATCAAGTTATTGTGTATTGTGATTTGGATATAACAGCGGAAATGATACAAAAAATTCTCAATATATTTTGTGTTTTGAAATCAATCACTTTACGAGTAGCTTATACCAGTACTTCTGTACTTAAACTTTGGGAAGAAAGAATTCAGGAAAATTTTTAAGTTTTCCATTGATATTAATCATTGGAAAACCAACAAGTTGCGGTCGCACCATGTGTTCTCTATACAAATAATTATTTAGCTGTTGTAGTGGTTAACCATGTTGTGGTTAAGTCAAATAAAAATAGTATAAAAATGTCCTCTATTCTGTAATCGTTATACAGTCTTTAAAATGTTTTCAATCCAACACGTTTTTGAACAAATGGATCATTCTACCGATTACTTGTTTGTAGAGCGTGAGCAGTGGCTACAAAAATTTGTTCTTAATCCACGTTTTCATGGTGTTGAATTTGCTAGAGGTATTCTATTTTTTGGACCGTCTGGTAACGGAAAAACTATTTGTGTCCATGCTTTTGCGAAGCGCATTGGCATTGCGGTATTGTCAATTACTTGTCAAGAAACTGTTCAAGCATATAGAAACAATGTATCGGAGAGAATTCATTCTATTTTTATTCAAGCTAGCGAGAGTGGATCTCTGCTTCATTTTGATGGAATTGAAGCTTTGTTAGGAAGGCCAAATCCAAACAAAGTTTCTCTTCTTAATCCGTTTAAATCTTTCATGCAACAATACTATAATGTTATTGTTATTGGTACTACCAATGATTTAAACTTGCTTGATCCCTCCGTTCGCTGTACTGGACAATTTAGTCACGAGATATTTTTTGACTATCCTCAATTGGATGAAAGAATTGGTTTTCTAAATTTTCTTTGTCGAAATCATCCTGAAGTAAACGTCAACAGTTTGGCAGAAAAAACTGAAAAGTATACTATGGGACAATTGAAACATGCTGTCGACGTAGCTGTAATCAACCAGTTGTCCGATAGTGAAAAATTTTTACAAGATTATCATTTTGATTTAATTCCACCTAAAATCAACACTTGCTCGTTTCTGGAAAATTGGGATCAATCGACTAATCTGATGCTAACAGGAAGAAATACTCATAAGCATATCGCTTATCTAATGGATCATCTTCACTCTTCTCATCAAGTTACGGAGTTTCCAGTTCTTCAACAGCAATATAAATATTATTTTGTCAAACATATTAATTATTACAATGAACGTGATGTTGTTGAATTTTTGGAATGGTGTTCTCTTAACAAAAAAGTAGTTGTTGCTACTTCTTTTTTTCAATATTTGACTGAACCAATTGCTTTCTTTTTTGAATTATCAACGGATTGTTAAACAAATGATTATTCACAATAAATGGAAAATTTCGATATTTTTCAGTCTTTGAAAAATTTTATGCAACAAATTAAGGAACTGTCACCACATGACCATGTTGTCGTTAATTACTTATCTTTGTTGAATAAAATCACTTCTACCCAAACTATTCCCATTAATAGGCAGTGTGAAAGTATTTGCAATTTTTTGGAAAAAAATAAGATGGTTTTAACTGTTATTCCACTTGCTTTAAATACTTACGAATTGGAATGGCTACCATTAAAAAGTTCTTCATCAACGTTTAATATTGATTTAATGCCAGCTTTTTCTGCTGCCACTCTTGAGCAAGCTGTAGTTTTACACTGTCATCTTTTGAAAATTGCTAGTTTAGTTTATTTTGATGATCCTCAGTACGGAATTCTGCTTGATGAATTAGAAAAGACTGTAAATATGAATAGGAAGGATATTGAAAAAGAAATTGTCGACACTATGTTTGGCCTAGTTAAAGAAATTGATGTTAATTCTTTTGACAAAAATGAACCTGAAGAATTTGTATCGTCATTTTTGACTAGTAAATTAGGTTCTATTCTTCCTATGCTCAAACAACCAGGTATTAAATGGAAGGTTCTTTTTAGATACATGTTTGAAGTAGTGGACAAGTTAGGAAAAGAACGAGGTATTAGCGATCCTGATGTTGACAATTTGCTCACTTCTCTGAAAGATTCCGACTATGAAGTGTCGGCAGTGTATCCGAAAATATTTGAAATTGTGAAAAAACTTCGTTTAAAATTACCGTTTAATATAACTGAAACAATCGCAACAGCCGAAAATGCCGAACACGTTAGCTCAGATTGAAGAATTTTTAGATTTTATTATTCCAAGAGCTTGCTTCGCTTCTTTGAAATCAGAAAAAGTGATTGTAGAAAATCAAAAAAAATCTCTAATGTCAGATTTATGGGATGTCGAATTAACACCTGAACTAAAAGAGTATATGAAAAACGCCCATTATAATGGATTAGCTATTCCGGGTGAATGCGCCGGTATTGCAGGTGCTCAAGCTATGGGTGAATTTAGCACTCAGGCTACTCTAAATACTTTTCATATTACCGGCTTCGACACTGGCGTAAATAGTGGAGTTGATCGTTTTCAAGAAATTATTAACGCCAGTAAAAATCCTAAAAATATTGAATGTGTTATTTTTTTTAAAACCGAGATGCATAATATTGAACAGATAAAAAAAGAAATTCAACATGATATTGTCAGTTTGAATTTGAACAAACTTATTTACAACGTGTACATTTTAAAAGAAGAGTGTGTTTGGCATCAACATTGTCATCTCATTTTTTCATCTCGAGTATACTCTCCTTTGGTTTTTAACGACTATTACGTTTTCCGTTATGTTTTAAAAAAAAGAATTTTGTATACGTATTTTTTACATCCTCTAACTATTAAAACTATTTTGGAACAGTTATTTCCAAATGTAAATATTATTGTTCTTTTTACCCCTTTCAGTAAACGAGGACGATTTTATTTGGATATCTTTTTTTCTAAAACCGAATCACTGACGGTCATTCGGGATGTCTATCTCAATAAGATTGAAAACGTCAATATTTGTGGACTAAATAGTATCACTGATATCATGTTTCATATGCGCGATAGAGAGTGGATTGTAGAAACTCGTGGTGGCACACTTTGTGAAATAAGTACGATCAAAAATGTTGATATGACTCGCGTGTATTCCAACAACATTTGGGATATTTACTATACGCTTGGAATTGAAGCCACTTATGAATTTTTACTCAACGAAATTTGTAAAATTATTAGCGGGGTAGAAGTTCACAATATTAGTTTACTTGTAAGTAGAATGACTTTTGCTGGTACTATATCTAGCATCACTCGTTATACCATGCGAAATGAAGCTGGAACCATTAGCAAAGCTAGTTTCGAAGAATCTATGGAAACTTTTATAAAAGCCAGCAAATTTGGAGAAAGTGATAATTTTAAAGGTATCAGTGCTGAAATTATCGCAGGAAGACAACCGAGTGTTGGAACAAATTCATTTGAAGTTAGAATCGATTTGGATAAAATACAACAACATGGAATCTAAAAATATTGAAATTGTTTCAACGTATCGCGATCGTCAATTCAATCCTAATCCTACCGATTTTCGTGTTGATGTTAATCTACCGGAAAGGTATTCGTGTCTTGAAGCTTATGATCCCGTGAGTAATCAAGCTCCTATTCTTTCTTGGACTGGCAATACTGTAGATGCTCTTCTTCCTAATGTACTACTTCTCTCTGGAACGGTTCTTTCACATGAAGGAAATGGATTTGTCATTCTTTCTTGTCCAGTCCAAAATCTATTCCAAATTAATCAATACTATCGTGGACTTTCTTCAGATTCTTTTGGCTTTGTCTTAGACTATTTTCCCGTATCTAATCACTGGGGACGTTTTCGATTGGCTACTCTACCAGATGTAGGAACTCTTCTTAATATTCAGTGGCCGTTAGATGTACCACCTATTCTTTCGCTTGGTGTAACTGCTAGATTTTTTGTTCCATCTCTTTATGGATGTCAAGCCCGTATTCTTTATAATGATACTTTAAAAAATTCTTCAGATATTGTTGGATTTCCTACTACGCATTCTATTTCTGTGTTAATCTCTAATACTGGTTGGCAATACGATCATCAATATAGTCTTCGCATAGAAGAACCAGCAACGTATAATAGTACTATTGTTTCAGCCACTACTAATACCATGACTTTGGATTCAATACCGTCATATGCAGGTGATTTGGTCTATATTGCAAAAACATCTTATTACAGTGTTATTTCTCATTCTGACGGAAATGTTTTAACTCTTTCTAATCCTATCACAAATCCAGCCTTAGTTGTTGGATCGTTTGTCGAAACTTTAAAGTTTTCCTATGACAATTACCAATCATTACGTCATGTTGGTACTTCTAATCTACAGGAACGTACTTGGAAAGTGTGGATCCTCGATGTCCAAATTCCCAATCAACCCGTTGAAAATTCTAAATCTCTTCAAGATTTTTCCAATTTGTATTTGGAATTTCGTGACCAAAATCCAGTTATAGATAATATCATGACTAATAATCCAAATGGTTCTACTGCTCTTTTTAGACTAACAGCTGATGCTAGTACTTCTACAAGATCTTTTGTAACCTACAGCGCCCCTAAAGTCTATAAGACATTTCGATTTTCACCTAATCGCGGTTACTTTTTTATTCGTCTGACTACTCCAGAAGGTGATGTAGTTAAATTCGTAGAAGAAGATAATAAATCACCTCTTCCTGCAAAACGACACCTACAAATCAATGTCTCTATGATGGTCCAAATGCTTTAAAATTTCAAAATATATTTATACTTTGAAATTAATATTTTGTTAATAGTATTTCTAGTGATTTACACATGATCAGTATCTAAGTTGAATTAGCAACAATTTATTTATTTCCATCGTTTAGCACATGATGAATCATCCACCTTGTCTTATTTGTAATTCTCGGGTCTTAATAACGACCACTCTTCCATATACATTAATCCTCTATCTCACTAGTGATGTGTTGTTTGTTCTTTTATTACTTTGTCTTAATTTTGCTAGCCATGCTTTCCTAAAATTGTTTCGTCCTGGAAAAACTTGTTTGTTGATAGATGATGCAACTTTTTTTGTTTTTAGTGCTTCGATTTTTTTCCCGATTCTTTTGATGGATTTCCATTTGATTAGTTTTTGTCTAGCACTTTCTAATATTATCTTATATATTTCTATTATTTCTAGACATGGTTGTAGTTGAATGTTTACACTTGGTTGTTTTCTTGGTCATTAGTATCAAGAGCACAAATAGAGTACAAGATCTATCATCCTTCTTCATTTTTAATTTGACAGCTTTCTTACCCCAATGCTGGTTAAATAAAGATTGTAATATTGTTATTATTAACATCATCATGCTATTATCTTGTTTACAAAAATCTGTTTACGCTCTTATTGCCTTTGGCGTTATTATTATTACTCACGCCTGTTTGTTTGTTGGCTATTATTGTGAAAAGTATGAAGTTTCGTTTTTGGTATCATCGTTCCTATTAGCCAGTGTTATTATTGTTTTAAGAAATGTATTTCAATCTTTTTTACGTAGACTTCTTTTATTAATTTTAATTTGGGTGATTTGGGACATGCATCTCTATCAAAAAGATAATCTAGACTCTGAAACCAACAAACTTATTTGCTAAAAGTTTCAATAGTTTTTACTATCGAAACTGTGTGCGTCATCCTGACTAACAAACATGTGCTTTTGTGTGGTTGGTTTGGGTGTTTAAAAAGCCGCTCTTAATGCCGTTTCAGTATCACACTTTCAACATGTCGTATGACAGTACAAGTCGAAATTTTTCTTGTCCTCTTCTCTCTACTTTTGGTAAGTCTATTTTTTAATATTTTCTAAAATATTATGTTTAAAATATGTATTATTTAGGATTTTCAGCTATACATCGTTTTGCAGACAGAGAATTTTTATCGGTTGAAGCCAGACTTGCTACTTTTGCTGATAATAACTATTATATTGTTGAATCAAAAGAAAAAACGTCTCTTGATTTAGCAGTTAATGGTTATTATATATTTAATCCTATTGAATTAGTTTTTACTTGTAAGTTGTGTTTTATAACTGTTGAAAATGTAATTTATATTTTAGATGACACACCAACTATTAATTTTGCTATCTGTTCTTGTCCTGTGAATTATTCAGTTACTACTGATCATATTAATGGTAATAAAAGTATATCACTGTTTGGAGATAATGTAACTATTACCAGTAAAGTTTTAAATATGCCTTCGTCTTGCGTTTACTGCAAAGCTGTAGTAACAGTTGGGCATTATTCCTCATGTATTTTTTACAATCATTCAATTACTAAAAAATCTTTGTCGACGTGTGTCATATGCCTTGAACCAGCTACTGTTATGTTTCCATGTAAACATGTTGCATGTTGTCCTAGTTGTACTTTAAGTATTAATGTTTGTCCAATTTGTCGATCGAGTGTTGATTATTTTAAAATTTTAAATTTCAGGGTTTAAATTACCCGTTATTAATGATCGATATGCAAAATTTGAAGCTCGATTTTATTCTTATGGAAATAAAGAGGAATATAAACAATTGGCTGCTGCTGGATTTTTCCGAAATCGGTTGTGGGAAGATATTTGTTATGTTTGTAACAATATAGATTCACATTCTAGTTCTTGTCCTCTTTCAGTGGTTTCTGTTGAAATGGCGACGGAAACACGGTTTGTCTGTTCAACATGCAAAGTAAATCTATGTAATACTATTTGTATTCCATGTGGTTGTTGCTTAGCTTGTTCGGCGTGTTCAGTTGAATATTCTGTTTGCCCTCGTTGTAATTTCACCATTACTGGATTTATCAACGCTTTTTTTCAATAATTGTTTTGTATATCAATTAAAATGACTGTTTACTGTAAATCTTTGGATAAAATGTTGGTTTTGGTTATTACAGATATTTCAACGTCATTAAAGTTTCTTTATAACAAAGATTTTGATTTTTTTTGGAAATGTGGGAATTATACTTTAAAGTCGCTAACGAAAGGGGGTTTTGGTGCTATTAATGAAATGAGTTTATTTAAAAATTTGGTGGTTGATTCTAAAAATAACTCTCTGGTTGTTAAAATAAATAATAATAGTTTTAAAAGTGATCCAAGACTTTTTCAAGGGATATGGCTTTTAGATTTTGATGTAGCTGAAGTTTATTTTTGTCCTTTTATTGCTTACTTGAATCAGTTAAAAGTTTGCCCTTTTCTTTGTAATTATGTCAGTGTTAATGTGGTTGATAATAATTATGTTCTTTTTATCGAACGATATACTTTTGAAATGATTAAATTTTTACCACAGCTAACTGTCGAATATACCATACAATTTCTTTTTCAATTGACTTACACTTTTTTTATTTTAAAACAATATCTTGGGATGGTTCATTTTGATGTCCATTTAAGAAATGTTATGACTGTTAAGTCTAATTCTTCTTATTTGTTTTTTGATCAATACAACGGACATGGTATTTATTTACCTTTTATGCCTTTTGAAGTTCGACTGATTGATTTTGGGTTTTGTACTATAGATTTACGGAACAGTTGTGATGAATTTTTAAAAACAAATCTATGCTGTGCTCCGTTTAATTTGCGTCTGTTATTAGAAATTCCCTCTCTTTACAAAACTTCGCGTCTTACTCGCAGTAAGTTGTTGACCGTTGAATTGCAATACTTTTGTTTGCATCTTTATCAAGTGATTCAACGGCAAGCGCCTCATCATCCAATTTTAAATATAATTCAACAGTTTTGTGATTGTATGTATCAACAACCGACTAATTTAACAAATCCCTCTCTCAAACCGGATCACTGGATTTTACACGACCATGATGTGGGTGTTGTTACGCCCACTATTCTCAAACCTAGCGATCTCATGACAGGTCTCGAACGATATTGTAAACTTTATGGCTCTGTCACCGAATTTCGACAAAAAAAAGTTTATATACCTTTTAAAAATATTCAGCTGGACGAAACACGATTACGTATCGTTACTCCCCGTTCGACTATTGATCTTCAAAAATATCAACGTTTTTTGAAATCAGAGATTCCTTGTTTGAGATGGTTTGAGCCAACTTTTACAGTTTTTAATTCCCAATTTGGACATGTTTATAGATTTATTCAAACTAATAGTTTTATAAGAATTTCCGATCAAACACCACCTGAAGATCAAGGAATCGGTATCTACTATCGTAATAAACCATTCAATATTACTAATGCTTATATGACACACGAAAAGGGAAGAATTCGATTTCAAGTAAATCGCCGACCTGAAGATTTTAAAAATTCTTATTATGTTGGTAAATTTATTTACTTTGCTGGTAAAAAAGTTTCGAATGTCGAAGTTATACCTCGACTATTTTTCGCAATTTCAGAATCTTATTTTTACGTCTTTCAATTGCCAACCGATAATATCGATCAATTATTAAAATTTTACAATTGTCAATATATGATTGATGCAAGTTCTTGTTCGTTTTTTTACCAGGGACAGTTAGTGTATCTACCAGAAATACCTGATATCAAACCATTAATTTACTTATTAATAAATGAATGAAAATGCAAAGTTAGCCATTTTTGTGGTTTTGATTATGCTAATAGTTTCTATGGTTGTTTTTGGTAACTTATGGATGAAAAAATCCACATCTAGCGATGAAGTATTAGTATCGGTACAATCTTCTAACGTTTCTATCAAAAGTTCTCTAACACCTGGTTCTATTTTAGTGGCGGATGACGTTGGTAATATTTCTAGTTCTAACTTGAGTATTCCTTTTATAACAAAATGTTGTGATACTATTCAAAGTTTAATTAAGGAACCAAGTAATGAGACTGATTCTCTCTACGTTAAAAAACCAGATACTTATACTTTAGGTTCGCCAATGACTTATAATCCTTCAACTGGTTCTCTCGAAAAAGTAGTGTTACCAACCAATTCGATTTTGTCGACTGATGACAATGGAGATATTGTTAGTATTCCGTCTAGTTTATCAGATTGTTGTGGTAAAAACAGCGATAATAGTTTAATTTCTCAGAAATTGGAAGCCGCCTTAACTCTTGAGAATATCGATGGAGAAAATTCTAAAATTTATAGCACAAGTAAAGTTGATGAATTATTTCAAAAGAAAGCGTTGGCTCCACCAAATTCTATTGTTATGACTGATGCTTCTGGTAATTTAGTAGACAGTGGGTTTACGGCTAAAATTTTAAATGAATGTTGTATAAAAACTGATAATGCACTTCCTAAAACAGCTATTACCGATTCCCAAATTGGGACATCAACTACATTCAGTTCAGCTCAAATTGATGCCGTGTATCAAAAGAAAGCCATAGGTAACGCGAATTCTCTAGTCGTTTTAGATTCTAGCGGTAATTTAGTCGACAGCGGATTTACACCTCAGTTTCTTCAAAACTGTTGTTCACAAGATTCTACTGGATCTTCCAATGGTCTTATGAAAAGTGATATTGTTGATACGTCGATCAGCAATACTAAACTTTATAGTTCTGAAAAAATAGACGCGACGTATCAAAAGAAATCCACTGCACCAGCCAATGCTTTATTAATGACTGATTCTTCTGGCAATTTAGTCGATAGTGGCATTACAACAACGTTTATTAACGCGTGTTGCTCATCTAGTGTTAATACGACTACGGCTTTTGAAAACGCTCTTTTGAAATCAGACATTTCGGATATGTCGATTAATTCTAATAAACTCTACAGTTCAGCTAAAATTGATGCTACTTACCAAAAGAAAATTTTTGCCGCAGCTAACGCATTGTTAGTATCTAACGGTTCGGGTGATTTGGTGGACAGTGGATTGACGACTACAGGAATTCAATCATGTTGTGATAAAGCTGTTTTGACTTCTAATAATAGTTTATTAAAAAGTGATATAATTGATACATCTGTCAGCGATAGTAAACTTTACAGTTCCTCTAAAATCGATGCTACTTATCAAAAAAAATCTACTGCCCCCGCCAATGCTTTGTTGATGACAGATGCTTCGGGTAATTTAGTAGACAGTGGTCTAACTCCAACTTTTATCAGTGCTTGTTGTACCAATGCCACAGCCAATAATTTGCAAAAAAGTGATATTGTAGATTCGTCTGCAAGTGATAGTAAACTTTACAGTTCCTCTAAAATCGATGCTACCTATCAAAAGAAAACAACAGCTCCTGTTAACACTCTGTTGATGCCAGATGTTTCTGGAAATTTAGTCGATAGTGGATTAACACCAACTTTTATTAACGCGTGTTGCAATAAAAGTACGGCAGCTTATGATTTAGCTCGTAAAAGTTCTTTAGCTTTATTTTTGTCTTATAAAACTCTTACCAATGTAAATATTTCAACAGTAAATGTAAATATTTTACTTAATCACGAAGTCAATGTTTTTGATAATACAGATGGGTTTTATAAATCTGGCAAATTTAATCCTAAAATAGCTGGCGTATGGCGTGTCAAAGTAGTTGCGGGTGTTTGGGGGTTGACTTTAAATAATCGTGTCACTTTAACGTTAGCAAAAAATTCAGATTTTAACCCAGCTTTTAAATCAGTTTATCTGATGGCAGGTAGCACTCTTGGAAACACTAATACATCTATGGTCGATTCCATGTTTGATTTTAATGGAACTACCGATTTTGTTTCATCCTATTTGATGCTAAGTAAAGATGCTCAAAATTTTACTCCAGTAGAATACATGTCAAACACAAATTATTTTGAAGCTATTTATATGGGTCCTTCGCAATTAGATATTAGTGCCTGGTGATTCAAATTATGAAAATGACAATTTTTAAAATTAAAATAATTTTAAAAATTTTAAACAGATGTTTCGTTGATAATGATTGGACTTTCTCCGATAGATCCTACACCATTGCCGTCGTTGGTTTCTTGACCTCTTCTATTTTGAATTAAAAATCCTAAGAATCCACCAACCATCATTGCTATACTCACGTATAACATCCATTGGGAACGTTCTACTGTTTTGACAGCTGTTACATCAGGACCTCCTAATTTTCCATAATCGTGGAAATTTATAGGACAAGATTCTCCACTCGAATAATAAGTAATTTCTGGAGACAATTTTGAAACTACTCCATCTATAGTGACGCGTGAATCAACAACTTTGCAGCTTTTTGATGCTAAACAAGCTTCTATTGCCTCTCTAGTAGTATTAGCTTTTCCTACGGTGTTGTCTTTTATGGCTTGCGGACAAGTAAATGGTTTAGTAAAATTGTAAGATTTCATATAAGTTTTTACTAATACAAAGTAAAGACTAAAAAGAATAGCCCCAGCTACTCCCATTAGTGGAAAAATGTATTTCAAAGATTTACTAGCTACCCTTCCTCCTACTATAACTGGTACTAAAATAAAAGCTAAAACTGCAATAACCACCCAAACTAAATTAAACCCTTCCAATTTACTTTCAGCAGTCTGATCAATTCTAGTTTGAATATCATTGATTTCTTTCACTCCTAAAACGCTTTTTAGAGCGCATTTGTCAAAAATTTCTGTTATTTGACTCAAAACATTGTTGGTAATTGTAACACCACCTTGTGTCTTTTTGATGGTGATACTTTGTAAATTATTAGATTGTAGAGTACAAGATTGTTTGATAGCATTAGTGATTTTTGTTTGACTTTTAATCAAAGTTTCTGCTGTATTTTTAGCATCAGCAAAAGTAAGAAAATTTAAACCACTTACTAGCGATTTAGCTAATTGATCAAGTTGTATTGATAATAGTAATTGAGAATCGACGTTACTAATACTATCCATTAATGAACTCATATTAAGAGTAGCTTTTTGTGTGATTGTATTACCGCTAATGACTACATCTCCTGCATTGTCACTGACGCTAATAATTTGCGTGTTACTGCTTTCAATCTTACTATTTTGCACAGTTTGTGCTCCTATATAAGAGTATATATCAACAACAGCTTTAGCAACGTTAACAGATTTAGTGTTTCCCATTTATATCATTGAAAAAAGTTTATCCAGAGTAAGAGGATTTAAAAAGTTATTGTAATGGTCGTTGCAAATTTTGTAATTATTAACACCACATCCCGTTTTTTGATATTGTATTGATTTATCAGTTCTATCACGGTACTTGTACCACTTTCCGTTTTTCCACAAACATTCGACAATACATTCATCTTCTTCTCCAACGTACTCGGTACACGGATAAAACGGAATTAAAAAATAATTATCTTCATCATTTGGTGCGCCTAATAATTTCATTTCTTCATATTGATTCCTGCTAATTAGACACCAGCACTTTTTTTCACGGATATAAAAATCAACGGTATTAAGTAATTTATATTTAAAAACTGGATTTTTACCGTAAACTGGTGTCAAAATAAATCCTTCGGTCGTTTTAGTGTTGAAAGACCGACGAACGTAAACGAAAGGCGATGATGTAAAGAAACATGGATTTAGAAGAATTTTCTCTCCATCTTGTAATGGTTCTAGATTTTTATATCTGGTTTTGTAATCCAATTTCTGATTTGTATCAAATAAGTAAATGATGTTATCAACATATTCACCGTATGCAATAAATTCCATCTCATCGTAGCGAGGTACTGTACACAAAGTATCTCCACTTTGAGCATAAGCGTATCCATCACCGTTAATAGCTACAACTTGTCCATCTTTTTTCATGGTTACACCATATAGACCACGAATGGATTGTAAGTCGTTTACAGTCAAAGAGACTGGTTTCCGAAAAAATCGAAACATTATATGATTGATTTAAATTTCCAGCCTAAAGATTTAAATATGTTTCTGCATATTTTATCTGTTAATAATTTCCTTTCATTACACTTTATTAAGATTAAGTGGTCAGGATCTACACTAACGTTATGATGCTTCAGCAACAAAAATAGCATATATTGAGTGTTAAAATTTTTATTATTTAATTCCTTAAATAATGTCAATTCCATATTAATAATATCGAATTCTTGAAGTAATTGCTCTTCTAAGTGTGAGATATCAAGTGGTATTTGACCAGTTATAATGTTGTGAATTAAAACATAATCTTCATAGTATTTGCTGTAACCTAAATTTTTTAAGATCATGCAAATGTGTGATAAACTTATATTAACTACACGGTAAGACATTAAAGCCTTGTTAATATTTTCGATAATGTCTGAAGGTATGTTATTTTTTTGTTTTCCTTGGAACCTGATGATACAATCTCGAAAATGTTGGTTTCTATCATAAATGTACTTGTTGCTACGGATTGTCTCCGAAGTACTCGACGGAAGAAAATAGATCCTCTCCGACATGCAATTATAACAAACTGTTACAGTTTCGTCGTAAAAATATGATGAGGTAGAATGACAGTGGTGACACTGATTCAAATCTAAATTTTTATTCAAACTAGTATTATTTTTTAAAGGTTGGCAATATTGTTTGTAGACATTAAAAATTTCCCAAAAAGATTTTATAATATTTTGTTTTTGAGATGAATGACTACTATTATCAACGTTTTGAAAAAAACTATTGTTAGTTGGAATTTGCATTAAATTGACGTATTCTTTCAAAATGTGTCGAATTTCAATAAAATAAAATTTTATAGAATTAATATTTTTAATTTTTTCTTGTATTTCTTTTTGGTCAATGATGAGATGATTACGTACACGCTGAGAAATCCAATTTTTAGTCAAATAATAAGTAAATTTATTTTCCAATTCCTCATATGATTGCAAGTTAACCAATTCTTCTTTGTAATGGGACTCGATTTGCTTATGAAATTCCAAGATGTTGTCCATTTATCAATTAAACTAGGAATTGTTAATCAACAAAAATCTTCTTCTTCTTATAATAAATATACAAAAATATGGCGCAATCCAATATCACATCCGGATTTATTGATATCGCAACAATGGATGAGATTGAAAAATATATGTATTCTGGTCCAGATTGCATCGTATATTTCGTCCGTTCCACTTTGAAATCTACTTGGTTCACACAGATTCCTGTTCTTCTTTCTCGTAATAACGGAAATGCGGGATTTGGACAAGATTGGAGTGTCAGTGTTTCACGTGCTGGTGACTATCTCATTCACGTCTTTTTACGCGTTACTTTGCCTTCTGTTAAACTACGACCCGATAACCTTTTTACGACAAATGGACGACTCAGGTGGACTAAAAATTTCATGCATAATCTTATTCGCGAAACTAGCATTAGTTTCAATGATTTGTTTGCACACACTATCAATAGTTATCATTTGGATTCTTACGCGCAATTCACTGTCGAAGCCAGTAAACGAGCTGGATACGAACAAATGATTGGTAATATTGGTGATCTCATTAATCCACATACTTCTGATCAAGTAATTCCAAAAGCAGATCTTAATCTTATTTTGCCATTCTTTTTCACTCGAGATTGCGGAGTCGCCTTACCTACTGCTGCTATTCCTTATAACGAAATGCACATTAATTTTCAGTTCCGTGACTGGAAAGAATTGCTAATTCTCGACAATGTAGCTGCTACAGGTGCTCAAGTCAATATTCCAGTCGTCGGTCGTGATATTGACGCTGCTCCTGTATTGGAATCTGTGCAGGTATGGGCCAATTACGCTATTGTAAGTAACGAAGAGCGTGCTGAAATGGGTAAATCACAACGTACTATTTTAATTGAACAAGTTCAGACTGCTCCTCGTCAAACGTTTAATCCGAAATCTAATCCAGTTCCAAGTTACGATATTCGATTCAATCATGCCGTAAAAGCTTTGTTTTTCAAAGTCAGAAATTCCACTTTTCCTAATCAGTGGTCAAATTATACAACAGCTTCTCCTGTGTTAGATGCTGGGTCAACTGTTATTGATTACGAGTCGGCAGATGCTGTTGATCCGATTTTGAACGCTTCCCTAATTTATGAAAATTCTAACCGTTTTACTAATATGGCTTCTGATTATTTTAGTCTTGTTAATCCTTACTATCATGCTCCGAGCATTCCTACCGAAACGGGGTATCATTTGTATTCATACTCTTTGAAATTTAACGAACTAGATCCTATGGGTTCTACCAATTACGGTAAGTTGGCTAATGTTAGTTTAGTACCGACAGCTAGTCCGAAAGCTATTGAAGCTAGTAATGGATCTGGTCTTCCTGGGTCCGGAACTCATTTTCAACAAACTTTTGAATTTATTGTGACTGTTATTGTCAATAATATTATCCGTATTGCTGGAGGTACTATGGGTTTCCCTGTTCTCTAAGTATTTTAAAAAATTATTCGTCTAAAAAGAATATTAACTCTTATAAAAAAATGAGTCTTCGTTTGAAATCTAAAAAAGAGAATTGGAAACCAGATCCTTACGCACCAAAACTGACTTTGGAACAAACGCGACAAGCTGTCGATGATTTGCATATTGTTGATTATCCACACGTCGAACGATCTGTTCAAGATCCCGTTATTTCTGGACAAAAATTTGCTCTAGTTAGTTTTTGTATTTCTGAAAAAAATCCATATGGTGTTGTGGCGTTTGCAAAAATTCGAGGTGTCTATGAGACGGAGGAAGAAGCTGCCAACAGGGCTCGATATTTAGTTAGAAAGGTTGATTCAGTCAATAAAATTCATACAGTCAAAGTTGGAACTCCTTTTCCAATTTCAGAAGCTATATTGGGTAAAATTGACAAGGTTGAAGTTGATACCGATGTTTTAAATAATGATTATTTGGAATGCGAAAAGAAATTGCGGTATTTTTCCGAGTGTCAAGAAGCTAAAAATCAAAACGACATTCAAGATCGTGTTGAAGCACTTAAAAATGATGTCAAAGAGGATGTAGCACGAGATTCGGTTGATCTGTACATTTTAAAACGTAATAAAATGGCTACTTCGGCTGCCATGTATGACGACTATTTGGAAAGGATTGAACAATTAAAAACAATAATGATTAAAACTCATGGTGAATTGATTGAATTAGAATCACCTGATATTCTTAAGTCATATCGAGAAGTTTACGAAAAACGTCTTAAAACTGTAGGACTCGATCCTAACCAAACAGCTCCGAAAGTAAAATCGTATTTTGAAGTATTACCGACCTTTGATTTTTTAAATAATAAATGCTAGAAAAAGACCAAATTCTTTCAATTTTAATTATATTGATCGTAACTCCTATTCTTATGTGGATGGTTTTGCCTTTTGGAAGAGTACCGACTGATAGTGGACAAGGTGCTTCTGGTGGCGGTTCAAATGCTTCTGGTGGAGGAGGTGGATCTAACACTTCTGGAGGAGGAGGAGGTGGATCTAACGCTTCGGGCGGAGGAGGTGGAGAAGCTACCAATACTTGTCCATCAGTTTGTCCTTTTCCTACGGCTAAAGAAGTTCAATTTAAAACCAAAGAAGAATGTCAAAGTAAAGGTGGAGTTATAAATTGGGTCAATGATTCGGTGTTATTGTCTTGTAACAATATTGTTCGATTCGGTCAAGCAGAATCTCCTATTTTTACTGAACTCGATAGAGTAAAGGCTGCGATCACAGCTGGTACAATAAAACCAGTTACAGAAAAAGATCGACTTGTTGAATATTTTAAACTTGTTTATCCAAATACTCCCCCTGAGAAATGGTCTTCGGAAACTGAAGCTAATTTGAAAGCCCGTTATCAAAAACTCGAAATTTATTACAAAATGCCACCAGAAATTCAACCAGCAACCCCAATCACTCCTCGTCGTGACGTTCGTAATGCCTTTTATAGGGTTCCGAATGGAGTTATTTTAGATCAAGACGCTAACGCATTGGGACAAGTTGGTCCTTATATAGAAGTTGCACGTTTCGGTCCAATGTATTCGTTTTTTGCCGATCCAACTCTATTTAGTGGTACGTATTATTATCCAGTTCGTGGTTCGGGATTATATTTACCATTAGGTAAAACATTGGTGGCTTATAACAAAGTCCACTGTATGAAAATGTTAGGAGTTCCTAATGATCAAATTGTATTACATGGTGGACGTGATTTTCAATCTTTTTTGAGAAAAGATTCCGAATCAGCTGAATTTATTGATGATGCTTTTATTTCTGTCTGCGCTCCAAATAAACGCGCCACAACGAATAGTGTGGGGTGTCAAAAATCTTTTAATTATTTTACCAATACTATTCGCTACAAAGTTAAAGCACTTGACCGTATAATTGAAGAAATGGCTTCAGGAAAATCGCTTCGGTTTGATACACGAAGTGTCAGTGGGACTGATGCCCCCAGAAAGACTCTAGTTTACTACGGTTGTAGTGATACTGGTGATAAATTTTTGGCTCAATTAGCTCGCAATAGAGGTTATACAACTTTGCAATTTTTACGCGAAGCTCAAATGGAATTGGATGGCGATGCTATTGTTGGATATGAATTGTTACATTTGGTAGAAAATGCCTATAGTCAAACAGCATTGCTTCGTTTAGATCCTTTCCGTATGCCTTTATACATGCCGGAAGGAACTGTACCAGAAATTCCTGCCAATTATTTATTAGAAAAGAGTATCAAAGGAGTCGATATGAAAGCTGTTATTAATACTGAATTTAAGCCATTTGAACAAAAAGTCTTTGATTTGAATGTAATTGTTGAACAAAGAAATTAGTAAAATTTCAAAAAAAAACTTTATATTTTTTGAAATTTATTCTGAATTAAGTTCATCATCTGAATGAAGTAATGCTACAGACATTTCGTTAAACGTGTCTGGAATAGACAATTCTTCATCAGATCCGGTGATGGCAGAAAATGTTGCTTCATTCGCTTCATGTTTTGATTTCGTTTTTTTAGGTTGATGTTTACTACATTTTCCGGAGGAAATCGAACTAATTTTTTGTAGACAAGTCATTCCAATTCTTTTTCCTTTTGTAAATTTATGATTACAAAATTTAATATCTTTGACATTTTCTTCCGTTTCGGCTTCTGAGCTAGCTTGAAATAAATTTTTTAAATCTTCTTCTTCGATTTGGTATCGAATGGATATTCGATGAATAAATAATTGCATTTTTTCTCGCAATAAATTACACATGGCTTGTTCTAGCAATTCCATTTTAGATATACCTACAAGTTGTGTTTGTGCACTATCGATTTCAACTCTTACAGTGACAGAGTATATTTGCTATAATAAATGAGTTATGCGAAATATTCCCAAATACACGGCAACCCAAAAATTCATCAAGCGACCGTCAACAACCAACTTAAGAATAAAACTAAACAACTTTTTCCTCATCCACACGGGCAACCTCTGGTGAATTCTTTGAATTATTCATCAGCTCCTTCTACAGTTGTTGATTCTCATTCACCAGCTATTACTACTTTAGCTCATTCACCAGCCAGACAATCACTTCCTATAAATCACGCATCTGTTATAAAACATGACAATCTTGTCAGTACCGATATTAGTATGTTTAATCTTTACAAAACACATTTAGATTTTATAAAACACGTTCCGATTTTAAAATTAGATACCCATTATGAAAAGTTACCTTTAGAATTCGATTGGCGTCATTATGCAGCATTGTCTCCTTGTCGAAATCAAGGTACTTGTACCAATAATTTTGCTTTATCTGTCATGTCGGCTTTAGAAGATCATATGGCTGTAGCTCATCGTTTCAAACCTATTCATTTTTCGCCGTGTACTAATTGTAATCAGGATGGCAATGCCGCTTTATTACTTTTGGAATTAGAATCGAATCCAAACTGTGTTTGTTATAAAAACGTGAAACCACGTTTAGAAAAAGCTAGTGTCGGTATACTAACTCATGTTGACGATATAAAACGTCATATTATGCAATATGGTTCAGTCATTTCAGGTATGTTAGTATATTCTAATTTTATCAGTGGAGATTTCGGATCTCATGGTGTTTATTTAGATCGAGTTGTCAGTCATCATCCAGTCACTTCGTTCGGCACACCTTCTGGACTAGTTGGTACTATAGCTGTCGTAATTATTGGTTGGGGTGTTGCAGAAAACGTTCAAACATCACCAGGCACCTACGAATCGGTAGAATATTGGATTTGTAGAAATACTTGGGGACCGCATTGGGGGAAAGATAAAGGGTATTTTCGGATTGCTACACATCGTCATAATAAAGTTGTTCAATTGGAACAAGTATTTGTTAATAGAGGTAAACAGTGTGGAGGAGTGGTGGCTTTTCAATTAAAACATTTTTTCCATAACAATTTGTATTATTATCTAATTTCCTTTATTTTGATTACCCTTATATTGGCCCTTGTTTTTAAATTGAGACTTAAAAACAAATCTCCAAGGTAACAACACATGTAGAAATGTTTGGTCTCTATGAAAAGTATTTAGAATCGAAAGATGTGTCGACTCCCGTTACTCCACAATGCGACGAACATCTCTATTTTACTAATAATGATGGTACCTTTTGTATGAGATGTTCAATGCAACTTATTGATCCTATGCCTGTTCAAGATCATATTCAGGAAAAGTCCGTAGTCGGCATTCGTAAAGATATCGAATCTCTTAGTCTAAGTCCAGAAGTTGTAGATTTAACTAATGCTTTTTTTATTAAAACGTGTAAGAATAGAATTCATCGGGGTAAACATCGAAAAGCTATCATTTGTGCCTGTCTCTTTCACGTTTATATCCTGAAACAAATTCCACAGAATTTCGATACTTTAATTAACTTATTCGGAATCAACAACCGTTATGCCAATACGGGATTTAACTTGGTCAAACTTAATGTACCGGAATTACAATATTTAAAAGAATCTCCTTCTGATATAGCTTCTGTAATTCTAAAAGTGGTGGGTATTGAAGACAATGTACAATGCCTAGAATTTATCCAAAGACCCGATATTTTACGCTTTGTTGAGGAAAAAATTACCCGGCGTATGTACACCAATGTTGCTGCTTTTGTCTATATTTATCTGAAGAAAAAGTATACCAATCTCATACTTTCTGATTATTGTGATAAATTAAAGCTTTCACCAGAAGTGGTTGGGCGAATTATCAACACAATTAAAGCTGAAATACATCTATAAATCATTTTTAAAAATTTAAAATCTTTAGAAATGAAATTTGATATTGATGGATCTACAATTAATGGGTATGACCTACTTACCATGTTACAACAGCAATATTCCAAGTGTGAGAGCAAGTGTGATACTCAATTGAAAAAATTGGGTCTGATGATCATGTGTTCGGGTAGTTTTCGACACTCGATCGACTGGAATCTTTTGATGCAAGAGATAAAAATTCCCAATTCTTTTTTGGATTATCTAGCTTCTTCTCGAGAAAGTCACAAATTATTGCTAAATATGTTGCGAGATTCAGATGATCCCATTGATTTTTTTGTTATGAGTTCAGAATCTGACTTATCGACTTGGATGATTGACATTTATGGACAATTGTTAGATTGGACAATTCTTCTCAATGTTAGACATGTACCTGATTATTTGATTAAAAAACATCAAAATAAATTCGACGAAGCAATAGGTAATTTAATCAGTGATATTATCTAATCTTCATTTACGAATCCATACTTTTCTTTTAATAGTTCTGGATTCGTTTGTTTAATAGACTTCCATCGCCGTCCCAACTCTTTTCGGACGTCGCTAGCGTTCATTTCTGGAAATTCGGTTTTAATGACACGTCGTTCGTCAGTACAGAAAAGATTGTAAGTACTAGGTTTTGCATTCTTTTTTGGCCTCATTTTGCTTTCCAGAAAAACGTTGTATCTTTCTCTATCATTTGCAGCTTTTTCGATAAAAGGTTTTTTTTCTTCTTCCGAAAGACTTCTCCATTTTTCTCCAAAAATAATCATAACTTTGTTGGGTTTAATTCCTGGGTTACTTTCTAAAATATCTTTTCGAATTGACTCGCAAAAAAATAGGTACGCGCTAATATTTCGTTGAGGTCCTTGAACGACTTCTCTCTGTTTCAAACCCAAAGTGCTTCCAACTCTTTTTTGAGTTTCTACTTGGAGCCAATGTTCCAACATTTGAGGTTGAGTAATCAAAAATTCTTCAGTCATAAATTGATTGAGAGCTTTGAGTACGGATAATTTAGATTTCGAAATCATGGTAATGGTTTTCTTAATGATTAACTACTTTTAACTAAATTAAAGTGTTAAGAAAATAAAATATGCTGACCTACGAAATTTGTAAGGATTTAGTGCTAAAATCAAGTGATGCTTGTGAATGTCCTTTAGAAAAGTGTTGTCATGATCGGGTTTTAAGGCCTCATTTAATGAATAAATGGCTTACCGATATAGTGATCATGAAAAATCTAAACAACAAACAAGGAAGAGTATATACGGCCAAAGTGAATTACGAAAATGAAAGTGAAATTGTGGTTTTAAAACATTTTAATAAGGAAGCATTAGCTGAACATGCCAAACGGGAATTTAAATCCGGATATCAGCTAAATCTTTTACGTCTTCCTATGTTTGTAGAATCGTACGGTGGTTTCTATCGCAGATCAGGACCTTACAACATGACTCGTTATATAGAAGGCCCGTCTTTCAAAAGTGCCATGTATGGTCTTTCGAGGCAACAATTTATTTCAATAACTATGCAATTATGCATTGCCTTGGAAATTGCGCAATCATCCTTTCGATTTGGACATTATGATTTGCATTTGGAAAACGTCTTGTTGCATTTTTCAAACGTAAAAACCCAAATATTATTTGATCAATATCACGTTTCATTTTCCAATTGCTGGATTCCAGTAATCATTGATTTAGGAATGTCTTGTGGAAAAAATCAAAGTGATCAATGGGGTATAACTCATTTAGAAAAAAAAGGAATTTATCCAGAGTTAAGACCAGGATATGATATGTTTGTTTTTTTCTTATATTGTTACCAAGAGAGTCAGCTAACTACTTTAACTAAAAGATTACCATTTAACGATGTTGTTGAAAAAGTGTTGACTAGGTTTTTTAATCACCCCGTTGACAAACCTAACTTATATCTGAACACGTTGATTAAAGGAGCTGAGCGTAAAACCCCTAAACAACTATTTGAATTTCTTAAAATATTAAGCACTCAGATTGTGGTAAAACCACGGCTTGTTTATTCTTTGGAACTACCAAATAGTAAAAATGTCGATGTTTTTTCGTTTGTGGATCAAATTTATTACAAAACCAACGGACTTCACACACCGTCATCGGATTTAATTTCCTTTCGATCTAAAAATATGGAATATAAAGTCAATATGTATTACAAGATTCAACAAACGGGGTTGAATGCTTTGTATAGTCAATGGTTAGATAAATTTAAACCAACACTGAATAAATATTGGAAAAACAGAGATCTGGAAGAGAGTCAGGCCAGAATTAAATGGCAATCACTTGTTACAGAAAATGTTGCTGTCAATTAGATGTGACTTATAAAACTACTGCTAGTTTTTACGATGATGATGATATGCCAAAGTATTGTGCAGGTGTTTGTGTCATCAGTCATCGAGGTATTTTAGTTTCTCAGTCTTACAATCTTTACTGGGGTATACCTAAAGGAATTGTCAATCAAAATGAATCTCTTCAAGAATGTGCTCTACGTGAATTATATGAAGAAACTAAACTGAAATTAGATTCATCACAACTGTCTCGTACAGTTTTTAAATTTCGCTATAAAAATATTTATCGACGAGTTTGTGTGTTTTTCGCTTACGTTAATAATTTAGATTCACTTCAAGCTCAAGTTGGTGATGAAGAATCGACAGGTTGTGGGTTTATTCATCCGACGTGCTTATTAGAGTTATTTTACTCTGGTAAAATTAAGATAAATTATTTCACGCGAGTTCTTATTAATAAAATATTTTTGTAATGGGATTGATCAAAAGAATCGGCATTTATCGACTGATAATCACTCTTTTGACATGCGGAGCCATCTATTGCTTGTATCGAAAAGCTAAAGGTGTTCGCGGTACTTCGGATCATTGGATTGGTTGTGATTGGCGTACAACATTCCCACAAGCTTTCCGACCAATAGACACGCCTACTTCATCAGCCGTTAAATTTGTGGGTGACAGTAGTGGTGAGTTAGCATGTCGTCGTCATTTGGAAAACAGGTTTAAAGCTTCTTTTCCCAAACAACGTCCAGACTTTCTTCGTAATCCAATCACGAACCAGCAATTGGAATTGGATTGCTACAATTCCTCGTTACGGTTAGCCGTTGAATATCAAGGTGAGCAGCACTATAAATATATTCCATATTTTCATACAACTCGTGATTCTTTTCTTAATCAAAAGTATCGTGATAAGATTAAAAAAGAGTTATGTTTAAAAAATAACGTTATTTTAATCGAAGTTCCATACACAGTTACTGATATTTCGTCTTTTCTGGATTCGAAATTAAGCGAACATGGCCTTGTTTAAACCGTCTCACGTTAGAAGATTAAATTTTGATGATTCCAATCAGCCCACAAGAACAACGGAGAGTAAGGTTACTTCTTCTGGAGACGAACCAGTTGATGAAGTCAATTCACCAATCTTCAAAAAAATAGCCACCAAACGACAATTGTCACTCGATATTTCTCAACGACTAAAAACCATGTCTATCGTAGAAAAACAAGATGATCCCCCGCCACCAAAAAAAAGAAAAATTCAATATCCTAAATGTTCTAAAAATAATTTTGGACAATGTGTATACAAAGATTATGTATTTAAAAACAAGGAAATTTTCGAAAAATGTTATAATGAACGTAATGAACCAATACCACCCGTTATTGCTAAATATTTTCCAGCTGAAAGTGTAGTTGTTTCTAAAAATGAGTACGGACAGTATGTATATAAAGATTTTGTGTTTGTCAAAAAAAGCATTATTGGCAAGTATTTGGGCGAAGGTTCTTATCGTTCTCTGACAGACCAAGATATTGCAGAAGCAAAAGAGTTAAAATTGACAATATAAAATGGAATTGTATCAATCTTTAAAATCTTTACCACCGTGTTTGGAATCGTTAGATGTTCAGCGAAAATTTGTTGTTGATTATCCGAAGGATCAAGAAATAAAAAATTCTCTTTTGGACATTGTTGATTGGTACATGCAAGATCACGGGATGAATCACGTTTCTGAGTTAGGGCAACGTTTTCGACAAGAAGGTGATGAAGATATAACGATTCTTAATTTAAATTCTATACCAGAAGATTTGTTAGGAGCTTTTTATAAATTTTTGTCTTTACACGCGAGTAGTTTAGCAGCCGAAACTCTAAGACGATTTTAAAATTTCAAAAATATAATTTTTTTTTGAAATTAAATATGATTGCATAAATCAATGTAAGAAACGACAACATTTTCTTGTAACTTAGTCGTAAGTACGACATTACTAAAATGAATGTCAGGTTTGGCATTTACCATTTGTTTCATTTCCTTAAAAACGTTAACGTTACAGCATTCTTTATCGTAAACAACACGGCAGTAAGAATATTTACTGCTTAATTTATTTTTTCGATTACTAATGTAACTACTTTTTCCACGGACGATGACGTATTGATCTTCTTCTATTTGGATTAAAACAATACGTTCATAACATGAACGTTTTTTGTTATTAACTGGAGGATTTGGTAATAAAACTAAAGGTTGGTCCAAAACGTGTTTGAAAAAATATTCTTCCATTAATGTTTTAAATTTTAAACAAATTTTTTCTACAATATTTTCGTTAATGCCGCTGACAATCACTTTTCCGGATTCAAAAATCAGAAAAGTAACATAATAATCTTTGGCTTCGTCTATTGAAAGTTGTCGATTGGTAATACTTTTGTTATAAGGAACGCATTCAACAAATTCTTTTTCATTGTAAACATAAACTTGTCTTTCGAGAACCTCTAGTGGTTCTAGAGAATATTTACAGTTAAGCGCAGCACAATTAGTTGATCGAAAACATTTGTAATTAGGATAATCAAGAGATATAGTTTCAAAAAAATTTAAAAGACGAGTTTGCTTGACCCGACGCTGAAGATCCAAGCGAAAATTACTCATAACTTCGTAAATATAAATATGACATTCTTTTTCGACGTAATGGGTAGGATAAAGTTCTTTTAAAAGAGATAGGATATATTGAATAGCGGCATAAGCACAGTCAATAGTTATACAGCCTGTAAATTGAAAGCTTCCATTTTTACAAATTTTCATGCTAATTTTTTTGTTAAAAGCCAAAAGATAAAGGTCACAAGTAAAAGAATTTTTAAATCCAGTTCTTAATTGTAAAATACTATTTTTAGTTTTTCCATTTTCAATATGCTGGGAGAAAAATTTTAAACACTCGTCGACTTCAAGATTAGTCGTTTGACCACTAACAAACTTGGTTTTTCCGACCAGAGTCCGTGTTGTAATCTGTGTATTCATCTTTTAGTGTTATTATTACTTTGGATATCGCTTCTGAATATCGTTTTTCAACTTGTTTTTAATTCAATAATTTTTTTTTGAAATTCGAATAACTTTCCATAAATAATTCGTATTCACTTTGAGTTACAACACCGTCGATAAAAATATCTCGACACAGTCTTTCTAGATGACTTGACGTAGATTCCGAGCAAGTCACTATTGTAGCGTAACGTGTTTTTTTAGCAGCCACTGATTCACTAATCAAATCACATATAGTAGCTGTTAAAAGTCCGCCAAGTGCCAACGGCAATGTTATCGGAATCATAAAAGGAAAGATCATACTTGATCCTAAAACTGGCACAGTTGCGCACTGCACAGCTGCATTGATTCCACCGTTCCAATAACTGACTGCCGTTTGACGACGTAAACGTTTGGAAAATTTTCCATGCGCTTCTCTAATTTCTCGTCTTGCTTCTTCAATCGTCGCCAATCGTTTGCGGTTTATTTCCGATAAGTCACTAACGTATTCGAAAGGAAAGCTTTCGTTGATTGGTTGTGAAAAATTGGAAGGCAGAGGAGCACTTGCCAGTTCTTCAGCCGCAGCTCTAGCTATTTTCATTTATTCTTAAAACTTCTTAAAACTTTCACAGTAAAATGATTAGCGTATCGGGCAAGATTCTTTACCGAAGCAAGGATCTAAAGCTGGATGGGCGTATAATCTTTTAGTTTTACGTTTATTAATTTTTGGACTTTCTTTTGTCTCTTCTTTAATCTCACTTTCCGTAGGTTTTTCTAGCAAAATTAGGTCTTCTTCATTTTCAATGGATGTTACCAAACCATTTTCATTTTTCATAGCTGATGATACTACAATTGACTCAACAGTTTCTATGGTTGATGATTCAACGATTGACTCAACGCCAGTTTCTATAGCTGTTTCGGGATTGTGAATTTCGACAAATGTTTGAATTTCTTGGGCTATAGCTTCAGATTCTTTAGCTAATTGTTGAGATATTTCATCACGTTTGTTGATAAATTTAGGTTCTTCTTTTGATGTTAATTCTACAATTTTGGGTTGATCTTCTTCTAAATTTTCCAATTCTTTTAATTGTTCACTAAGTTCAAAATCACTGACGTTGATAGATTCCTTTAAAAAACTGGTTTTCTTTTTCAAAAGATTGGGTCCTATAAACGCTATCAAAGGAGAAATGGCCGAAGTCGCCAAATTAAACAGCTGACTGGGTTCTTCTTGTTCTACCTCTAAAGGTTTCTCTATTCCAGCTCGCAACATGTCTACCAATTTTTGTTGTTTTTCTAACTCTTTTTTGTATTGGTCATTTTTCCTTTTAAAATACACCAATCCTAGTGACAACAAAATACAAGCTAACACCAAAAATTTGTTCATTTTTATATTTATAGAAGTTAAGAGTTTGCTCTTGTACAATCAAAAAATGGAGAATCAAATTTTATTCCAAATTGTCGGCAAAAACAAGGGTCTTTTTTTTAAAAATCTTTTTGATTTAAATTTGCAAATAAGTCCTTTATGTGATAAAAATCCCTGCATTCGCCAAGCGTGTTTCAAAATACGACCAACAGTAATGCAAATTTATACTAATATTAGACATAGCATTCACGTTAATGCCAAAATAAAGACCAATTTCTTTGAATCATTTTCTACAGCCGTTGATGAACTAAATGTGGGAGTTAGTTTGGAATATTTAAAAAATGCTTTTAAAAATGCTAAAAAAATAGATGATGTAATTATTAAAATTATAGGAGACTCTAACGGCATTCCTGATACGATTGATATTCAAATTATTAAAAACCAAAAGAGTGAATCAGCTAAACAAATTGCCTTACATTTTGAAATAAAAGTAACATTGATTCAGAATGAATTATTAGAATTTAATGAAAGAATTTCTGATCCTGTTGCTGTAACAAGCGAAGAGTACGTTCATATTTGTCGTAATATCCAACTTCAACCAGGTTGGGTTGATGTATATCGACAAAATCAGCTACTTACTTTTTCATTTCAAATTAACGAAATTACTAAAAGTTCTATTTGTATTGGTGGCGGGGAGGTTAATAATAATTTTGAACCTATTCGTTTTAATTCTATTTCTATCAGAAATAGTAGCAAAATTTCCATTTTTTCAACAAAACTGGCGATATATTGTAACAAATATCAACCAATGGTAATTGAAAGCGAAAGTCCTGAAGTAAACATCAGTATATGGATTAAATCAAATGACCAACTTAATCAAGAAAATAAATGAAGCAAAAGTTTTTTGTAAGCGGCATTATAGCTAGCATCCTAGCTATTTTGTATTTATTGTCGTTTTCAAAAAAGAAATCTGTTGAAATGACGTATGAAGTCCAGAGACCTATTCAACAGCGTTTTCAACGTCGTGTACGTCATACATTACCTAAGCAACCAATTTCAAACGATGTGAAAAAAGTTGTTGAAACTACTGAAACTGTTAAACCTCTAACGGAAACGACCTCTTTTGTTACTCCTCCTATTTCGGTACAAGTACCATCATCAGTAAATAGTGAATCGGATATCCCTTGTGATTTCGCTGCGAAACTTGACACTCCTTCTGTCTCTCCAAACGTGGCGACGGCTTTTTCGACTGCGGCTTTAGTTCGTTCGAGACCGAGAAGATTAGCCGCTTCCAATTCTGCGAAACAAACGCTTCCGAAAATATCTGAATCGGTCTCTCGAAAATTTACATCTATTCAAGAATTATGAACATTTTAAACATTTTTAATTTTTAAAATGATAAAGTTTACGATGTCGTTTTAAAGCTCTTTGATTTTTTCCATTTTTACCACAAATTGTACATACCTCTTGTTTTTGAATCACGCAACAGTAAAAAAACCGTTCGTTTATCCACAATGGCTGACAATTTTTTTCTTTTTGAAACCAAATATTAGTCATTATTTGATCGTTAGTTTCAAATAATAATTTTTCATAACCTTTTTTAAACTCTCCATTTTGGGTTACTCTAACCCAAGAACCTTGAACATTTTGTTGACGTGGTACCCAATTTTCATCAAATAAAATTGACAACATTTAAATTTGGAATATTATTTCTCTAAATTAATAAATTATGAAGAATAAATTATGGTTAGTGATGTTTATTGTGGTAATTTTAGTTATTTTAACTATTTTTGCTCTACGTGAAACAAATGTAATTAAATATAAAACAAATGAAAATGAGCAAGGTCAAAAAATGCCAATGATTGACCCTCCAACAAATGGTCAAATTGTTAATCTACCTTCCACAGACCCTCCTCCTAACTATAATACTCTTGTAGGTGCCGATTCAAAAGCTGCATGTTACCCGATTTCCAATTATTGGCCTCGTCCTGATATGACAACGTTTCCAGAAGTGCCACTACCGAATTTTGTAAATTGTCCAAATAAACCACCTGGTCCAGTCGATCCACTTGGTCCAATTGATGCTAAACTAGCAGCCAATCTTATTAAATATTTTAAAATGGTATGGCCTAATAATACCATCACCGACCCTGTAAAATTAGCTCAAATTTATGATAATCTTGATATGTACTATCTTGATTTTGTTCCGACAAAGGAGAAAAAATCTCTTGCAAATTACAAAACCGACCGATTGAGTCTTTTAACAACTATTGACAATGACGCTAATCTTGATTTCGCACGCCTTTTCGACGGAAACGTTTGTGATTGCATTCGAATGTCACATAGAGAATGTGTTTACAGTCCAAATCGATTAAAAGCCCAAGAACTTAAAGATTGTCCAAATTGGCCATATGTGGTTATTAATTTGACCAGCAATTGGATTATGAAACGAGCGTTTGACACTGACAATAAAGACGCTAATTTTCGTAGAGATACTATTGTCCGTACTGGTATGTCAGGTAATAAAGGTTACCCAGACGATTCTTATTACGAAGGGTTTGTTTTTCCTGGTGAATATGGAGTTCCCGACTTGTGTATTAGGAATCCCGATCCATTTTTTAGATTAAATCAGCCGGGATTAACAGTCAATGGTTTACCTTTTAACCTGTCTAGATCGCAAAATCCTTGGTGGTACCCTACTGATTGTTCTACCACAGCTTGCCCGGAACCAGATGAAAAATGTTTAACTATTGTCAGCGATGGGTCTTACGGTGGCCCAAAAGCTAAAGGTACATTTAAAAGATGTCATAGGGATGGTACTTATACCATCGGAAATCAGAAACCAGCTTCGGCTGTAAGAGAATATCTTACGACAAATTTGAAAAACGATTGTCCTGGTGGATTTCCACCAAATGTATGTCCTGAAGTAGGTCCAGTTGACTATCGAGGTTATTGGACGTATCCACTGATTGGATGTGGGTTGTGGTGGACGGTTGGAAAATCTATTGTAGTCAATACTAAATTGGGACTATTGTTGACACCTAAATCTGAAAAAGGTGTTGGTCTTAATTTAGATCAACTTATAGAATTACGAGGACGAAATAATTCCTTTGAACAAAATTTATATCGACAAGTTGTTCGTGTAGCTCAAATTATCCAATTCGGATCAGTTGCAGCTAATGGAAATATGTGGTCAGCGATGAATTTAGACACTTTAAAAAGAAATGGATACAAAGGCCAAAGAATTTCTAACTTTGTTGGAGCATTCCAAGCTGCAAAAGATTTAGTCTCTTATTGGTACATTGAAGGACATACTGGATTGGATAGCACACCTCATGGTTTTAATTACAATTACAACAAATACTTTCCTCTTGGATGTCATTTTAGTTATGCATCCAGATTTGATCATCTTTTAACAAGTTATATGACAGTAGCAAAACTAGATTCAATACAATTGGTTGTTGAGCCTCAAAATGCAAAAGTTGGACTAAGACCTGGGTATGCTTTTGAAGTATTTAGCAAAAAACCTAGAACCGCTGAAGCTATGGAAGGATCAGCTTTTCAAGATACTAGTATAACAAATTGTCGGGCTTGTTTCAGTTTAGATCCAGGGACTCAAATCGAAAATTATATAAAATATGGGTACTTACCTGCATCTGCCGTGACAGAAAAGAAACCTATCAATCCAACTACTTTTTTGGCTAGAGCAAGCGTTAAAAGTTTCTCACCGGTAGCATAAATGAGCATTCGTATTCGTTTAAGTAAACCACAAGACGAAATACGATTGAGAGAAAAATTAACTGTTGTTACAAATGAAAAAAATCGTATTTGTTTTGTCGATGGCGTATTTCCTTATTTCAATGTACCTTTTTCTTTTACAAAACATCGTTTGGAAACTCCTTATATTGTATCGAAAACGTGTCCTAAATTTATTGGAAACTTGAGACCCGAACAAATAAATATTTATCAAAATGCTAAAAAAATGTTGACTGACAATCATGTGGTGATGATTAGTTGTTATCCTGGATTTGGGAAAACAGTCACCACTTTGGCTTTAGTTTGCTCTTATTTAATGCCGGTTGTTATAGTGTGTCATCGAGTCTGTTTGTTTGACCAATGGAAATTATCTATTCAACAATTTTGTAGTGCGTGTCAAATTGTTAAATTACCAGATGATGCCGGAAAAGTGTTTGATTTTGCTATTGTAAATATTGCTAATCTACATAAATTGCAAAATTTACCTAAAGATTTTATTTTGGTCACTGACGAAGCTCATCTTCTTCTTAGCGAAAAACGTAGTCATAATCTTTTAAAATTATTTCCGAGACGTTTAATTGGTTTAACGGCTACGCCATATCGTCCAGATGAACTAGACGTTCTTTTCAAACATTTTTATGGTAGTAATTTTATTGTCAAAAAATTATTTAAAGTTCACGATATTTATACTATTCATACCGGTATAGTTATGAACGAGCGTCATCTTTACGGTAAACTCGATTGGAATTACATGTTGGAGCAACAGAGCAATAATTTGGATCGTCACAACATTATTGTAGATATTATCAATATTTTTCCAGAAACCAGAACGTGGCTAATTCTTGTCAAAAGAAAATCACACGGTCAAGCTCTTCATGATTTACTGATTAAAAAGAAAAATCGTATAGTTAGTCTTTTAATTGGCAATGTTCATCACTATGATGTCAATTGTAACATTTTGATTGGAACAGTGGGTAAAATTGGAACGGGGTTCGATTTTCCTAAACTCGATTCACTTATGGTAGCAGCTGATATGGTACAGTATTACATTCAGTTTTTAGGACGAGTCATGCGTACTAGCAACGTTCCTGTTGTCGTTGATTTGGTTGATGCACATCCAATCATGATGAATCATTTTAACGAACGTCGTAAAGAATATTTACAGCATGGAGGTCGTATGATTGAAACACCACTTCGAGAATTGAAAAATCTGACGAATAGTTAATTTCATGTAACTTTGAGTCAGATGAAATTTTTATGATGTAATATGTAACCATAATTTTTGACATTTCATGGGAAAAATAAATGATTTTTTAAAGTCTTCTAAAAATTCGGAATAAATGTGTAAATGTAAATCAAAATTTGTTACCTGACGTGTCCGGAAAATAAAACTGTTTAATGTTTCTAAATGATGTCTCATTCGACAAATGTTGCTATTTGTGTTAATAAATACACCATCTCCGATTAATTTGGTTTTTTTACAATAGTCGTATTTACATCGAGTAATGCCGCAATAATGATGAGAAAATTTACAACTATGATGATATTCACATTTTTTATTGAGTAAATATTGACGACATAATTTAACTGTAATTTTACTATTATTTGTACGTTTAATCCAACGACGTGGAATTTCAAACATTTTTACTCTATTATTAAACATTTCGTCAATGTCTTCTGTAGATTCAAATAACTGATAATTCATGGGTTTAGGAAAAATGTAACGTTTAGTTTGTAACGTCTCCAAATCTGTATCGTCGGTTTCTGACTCTTTATACTCTTCAAATGATAAATCTCCATCGTATTCAAAAAGAAAATTAGACTCTTCTTCACTGCTGGTAATAATTTCGGTATCTGTGTCTTCTTGATCCATCTAATTTATCCTGTACATATCTTTAACTCTTTCAAAAGAGAGTTCGGATCTTCCTAATGTTTGGTTGATGTAATTGTGAAAGGTGTACCAGAAAAAAAATAAATTGGATTTATTAAGACAGGCCCAAACCAATTGTTCATATTTAGCTTTCATATAATTAGATGTGACTTGCTGTGCCGACCAAGTTGGTAACAAAATATAACACATTTCCAAAAATGACTGCATTTTGATACGTTCATTTGTAGTTGGCGATTCTTTGTATGTTAAAGCAGTCATGTGGAAAAAAAACCAATACGGAGGTCCCCAAGAAGGATGCAGATGATGATACATATTTTTAGCTTGCTCGAGACTAACTTGAGGTTTATTTAGTCTCGAATTAACAGCATTATGAAAAGTGACGTAAAACTCGATAAGTTTTTCTCTTGATTGAACTGCAGATTGTAAATTAGATTTTTGAATAAAATCTCTGGCATGATTTTGACAATTGGGACATGGAAGCAACGAAGGCAGCAAATTTAAGAAATCGATTGTGTTTTTTTTATGGGTTGAAGTTGGATGGAGCGGATATGAAAAACTACTTGTATGTAAAACGTACCAATATGAGGGACCCCATTCGGTTGTAGAACGAAGAAATCGATTGTTCATTTATTGACTAATTAGATATACTCGTAATATTGTCCCATTTGCATAGGATAGCTTGCTTTCCTACGACCCGTTTGTCGTCGTTTACTGTTACGAGTTCGTCGACGAAAAGAAGCAGATCGGCGTTTGGTTCGTCTCTTGACAATTTGATACATACAAACTTTTTTATAACCTTTCATTTATTTAGAAACAAAATTATCGATCTTTTCAGTGGTACATAATGGACATGTCACAGTTAGAAAATAGAATGTCATCAAATTTACTAAAATTTATGAATAAATCTTAGCGGCCGAGTTCGTCCAAGCTCTACAATGACATAATTCGAACTAGTTATTGATGGAATTTGTACTATATAATCATATTCACGTCCAGCTAAAACCGCCCTTGCTAAATGAAGGCGTAATTGTTGTTTTGGTTTCATACTCTCATATTCACCTTCATTAGAAATATTCCATATTTTCAAAACTTTGGTTACTTACGTCAATATATTCATATTCATTATTTCGAAACTTTGGNTATTGAGTCAACATGACGTCAATAGAAATATTCCATATTTTCAAAACTTTGGTTACTTACGTCAATATATTCATATTCATTATTTCGAAACTTTGGCTATTGAGTCAACATGACGTCAATAGAAATATTATACCACGTTTGTTTTTAATAAGTTATTAATTTTATTTAAATAATTGATCGTATTGATTCTAAAGGATCGAATGAAGAACTTTTTTAAGGAGACATTGGTGACGATGTTGAATCATCATCATCATCTTCATTATATGGACGTGGGCCGTACACAGGAAGTGACATTGGTGGAATAGCTGGTTTAGGGTAAATCACACCACCAATCTTTCGAGATGATCCCAAGTTGTAGTCCTCTAAAAATTTGACTTCTTTATAAGTCAAAGGACGATTACGCAACGATCTAGACATGCGAGGATTGTTCGGGAAAGCTGAATTTAGCGCAGCTAATTCGTCTTCCATAAGAGGTCTTGGATAACTTTTTCGTTTTGGACTATATCGTTTTGGACTATATCGTTTTGGACTATATATTTTTGGACTATATATTTTTAGACTTTTACGTGTTTTCCTGGTTTTTCGTTTTTTAGTTGTTCGACGTTTTTTGACCCAAAAACACACTTTTCTTCTAGACGTTTTCCGTCTAACCATTTTTATATATTTATTATAATATAGAAAAAGACATATAAATATCATAATATAAATCTTTGATTCGAAAGACAAAATGATACAAACACTTCAATCTAGTGCGTTTGAAAATATAATCTTTCAAAATCATAAAATTTTAGCTCTTCAACCACCTTTTGCTCACGATGCTTCTATTGTATTTTTTACAGGTCAAAATTGTGAATTTTGCGTGACAATGCGAAAAGTTATTGATAGAGTTATGCCAAGCTATATGGGGAAAATGCAATTTTTTACGATTAATTTAAGTGAAAATAAGGAAGTCATTTTTAAATCACAAGGTACAATTTACGCATCTGATTCAAGCGATGCTAGCATTCCACATGTTCCCATGGTAGTTTTTTATCGTAATATGATACCCGTAATGAGATTTCAGGGAGATTATAACGAAGCTGAATTTGTACAATTTTTAACCAAAGCTGCTAGTGTCAGTATTACTGAAACGGCATCTCCAGCATATTCCAAAGCAACAACTCATCCCGCGCCTTCATTACATCAAACACCACATCCAGTACCGATCTCCTATCAAACACCGTCGCCGCAACAAACGTCTTATCAACCACCACAGACACAATATCAATCACAAGCAGCTTATTATCCTCCACCGTCACATTTTCCCACTCAACCACAATCACCTTATCAGCAGTCTTATTACAACACTCCACACTACCGTCCACCTATGCCGGAACAAAGATTACCTCGCCAAAATTTTGAAATAACTGACGCCAATCGTGGTGGTGTATTTCAAAGTGTCGAAAATTGCAGCGGTAAGAAATTTTGCTATCTCACTTTAAGTTCTGCTTATAAGAATAAATAAAAGATTATTTTTATATAGAAATGGATCACGTAAAATGGTTAATTTCCGTTTCAGATTTAATGAAACAATTTTTTACTATGGACAAAAACAGACACGGCAATTTACATTTCAAAGATTGTGTTTGGATGACTGAGAGTACAATTGGTCCAGACACTTGTAAATGTGTTACATTTTTGATGGATTTACAATGCTTTTTAAATAATTCTAAAAATTAATACAATTATATATTTTTAGAATTTTTCAGTACAATTTTTTAATTCTTCGATATAAAGTGGATTAAAAACATTAAATTTTTTATAAGTTTTTTGATATCTATCAATCCAAAACATAATAACCGATAAAATATTTGGGTCTTCAAATTCTGTAGTTTCTTGATAGATTCGTTTCATGTCTGGTTTAAGTAGTTGCAATGTCGCATACAACTGATTTTCTCTTTCACTTTTAACACTTGTCCAATCACTTAAATTTTCCCATTGGTCGTCTTTATCTTCATCACTTAAAGATGGTTCTTCTCTTTCGTAAAAAGAACATCCCGTAACTCGAGTTAAATAATCAAAAAGACTAGTATGAAGAATATTTTTTTCCTCGTATCGCTGTCCAAATTTTGGCATTCTAGGGTCTTTTTTAGGGCGAATTCTAGCTCTTTTCGACATGGGAAACGAAAGACCGTTGTTGTGAAAATCTTGTTGCAACATATGTAAATCAAAATAAGGACAAAAAACCATTGGATTCATGTAATGATGAGTTTGCGTCATCGGAGCTTCGAGTCCACTAACACCTTTACAATGCGAAAACCCCAAATCAATAATAATTGGTTGAAAAGATAAGAAAGGGATTCGTTTAACTGGTCGGTTTTTTAATATATAAGTTCTATCTTTTTTTTTAGGTTTTACTAGAAGAATATTGTCGAAATTTAGGTCGTAATGAGTAAATTGACAAAGTTCTTGCGCCATTAAAAGCATGTAACACAAGTGTTGATAAATATTTTCTTTTTCATTACGATTTAAATCGTCCATTAGATCATATAAACTACCGTCATTTTTGATAAAATCCATAATAAGACATTGTCGTTTTTCCTGAAGACGATAATCTATAGCTTGACTGAAAAAAGATTTTAGTGGTTTACTGGCGTTCAAAACGCGCATAACGCTATATTCGTGCCATAAATTCACATCAACTTTTGAATTAGTTTTAATCAATACTTTTTGATTGCGGTAAGTACCTGAATATACTATACTGTATAATCCTTGACGTTTTAATTTTTTGATACCATTTATTTTATTTTTCCTTTACTTTATCAAGTAAAATTGATAATAGTTTACCGACATTTTTCTTGATAATTAACCAATTATATAAAAGAACATCTATTACACATAAAATATGTCGCAAAAAATGTCACTCGTTCGTCGTAAAAAGAAGCAAAACCGCAATGAAACTATCAAGGCTTTCAAGGATAAATTAGATGGTTTATTAGAAGAATATAAACTCGATATTGAAACATTTCCAAAATTAGAAGATTTACAAAAACTTTTTTACACCATGGTTAAAACTCTAGAAACAGTCAAAAAAACTAGAAACAATTCTAATACGGGGTTGGGTAAACCAAGATTATTGACGCCAGAAGCTCGAAATTTCATCATGACGTATAAAGAAGAAGATAAAATTATTGCTAGTCGTAGTTACTTGACGTCACTTATTAGTAAGTACATAAAAGAGAAAAATTTACAGTCGACTAAAGAAAAAATGTATTTCGAGTGCGACGCGTTGCTTTGTCATCTCTTTAACTCCGCCTACATTACACATGAAAGTCTGGACAAATATTTGGGTTTACGTTGTATGCAACAACGTTTCCAAGATGGAGTGGTTACCTATATAAGAGACGCCGAACGCAATGAATGTTTATCCACTGAATCGCTCCAACTAGTAGAGAACGATTTGATTTCTTGGAGAGAATTACAAACAATTTTGTATTTAACTTACAAAGAAGAAAGTTACAAAGAAGATTGCAAAGATGGACTTGATCAAGAAATTTGCCACCGGTACTAACAAACATTCGACTCGCTTGCCTTCTTGTAAATCTATCAACGAACCAGTAGCTGGCATCTATATTGCACAAGAAAACATGAAATTGGCAGGATGGCGAGAAGAAGAAAAAGAAGAAGTTGGCGTACCGCACTTTCTGAAGACTAATTCAGAAGAACCCCTAACAAAAAAACAAAAACTTATTCCAGGACGTTTGTTGACTGAGCCACGTCTTTTAATTGTTCGTGGCCAAATGTTGGCCCTCAACAAACAAACCGATTTTTGTGAAGGAATTTGGATCAAGAATAATATTCCTAAAGAGGATAAACAAGTATATCCTGTAAAACGTTATTTAGTTTTTTTTGTGGATCCCAATGGTAAAGCGTATCACACTAAACCTATTCAACTGACTGCTAAAGGAACTTTTATGTATAATTTTGACATGCAATTTAATCAATATGCTAGTGACTGTCTGGATAAAGACAGTCAATGTTATGGAGAAAAATTATATTTAAAGGATACTACTGACGACAATGAATGGTATGCTGCAAATTATATTTTCGAACCCAAATTTGTCTCAAGACTTGTCGGAACCGAAAAAGGAAAAAAAGCAAATGGATGCATTACCGAATCCTTCGGAAAAGGAGGAAAGAACGAGCCAACAGCCGAATATCGAAAAATCTTTGATGAGACTTGTGGATGGTGGAAGAAGAGTGTCGATAAAAAATTGCTTCCATCTTCTTCATCTCTCGAACATTCTCCTATTGAAAATGAAGAAAACGTTGTTTATGAAGAAATTTTTTAAACATTTTAAAATGTTAATTATCTAAAAATATGTTACTCCAAAATATGTTACTCCAAAATATGTTACTCCAAAATATGTTACTCTAAAAACTTCAATATTTGCAGTCTTAAATATTGAACTCATAAATAAAGATGGACGAATTAGAACTGCCCAAGTTAACTAATTTTGATTGCATTCTTCCTAACTTAAAAACATATAAGGAAAAAAAATCAAGAGGAAGTAAAATTATTATTGTTGGGAAACCTGGTAGTGGAAAGTCTACTTTACTTAAAGCGTTACTTAAATCCAAAAGTGATATCATAAAAATTGGTATTGCTATGTCTGGAAGTGAAGGTGCTAATGATTTCTATAAGGAATTTTTTCCAAGTCTCTTTGTTTACGATGAATATGACGATTCTACACTAGTCAAAGTGATCGAACGTCAAAAAGAAATCATTAACTCCAAATATGTCGACGAAGCTGAAAAGTGGATGACATTAATTATTGATGATTGTGCAGATCAGTCTAGCGTTTTTCGACAACAAATCCAAAAAACTTTGTTCAAAAATGGAAGCCATTACAAACTATTATACATTTTATGTATGCAATTTGCCCTCGATATGCCTCTAAACATAAGAACAGCTGTTGATGGAGTTTTTTTATTTCGAGAAACTAATCTAGATTCTCTAAAACTTTTACACATTAACTATGGAGGAGTAATACCAACTTTTGATTTGTTTAAACAATTAATGAACAGTCATACTGGTAATCATCAGTGTTTGTATATTAATAACAGTATGCAGTCCAATAACTGGCGAGATTGCGTTTTCGTTTGTAAGGCCGAAATTGTTGATTCAGAATGGAAATTTGGTTCTACTGCTTTTCGAGATTGGCACGAAAGTCGATTTAATCCCGATTGGGATGATCCACAAGCCATGATAAATTTAGATATCAAAGAATTAACAACAGCCTAATCTGAATACATTTCTGTCCAGACGGGTGTACCTTTACAATCAGCCTTGATAACTCCTCCAACTCCTATGCGAGTATATTTTCCCAAAATAAGACCTCTGTGACCAGGGGAATTCATCCAACTTTGAAGTACCAATTCTGGTGCAGAATACCCCGACGAAATATTTTGAGCAATAACAGTAGCAGTGTAACCTGCTTTAGTAGCTCGTTGTTTTGGAGTTTCTCCTTCTAAGTTATTGTGACTAAAATAATTTTGTTCACTCATATCAGCACTGTGTAATCTAGCAATTTCAGTTAATTTTGGATCTAAAGTCAAAGGAACAAGTCCCATTTTTGTTCTTTCGTTATTGGTAAGTATTAATAATTGTTCTTCCCATGCGTCAGGTACAGGTATAGATGATCCTATTTTTTTTCTTGAGTTTGAATTGAGTAAAAGTAAAAGCAAAATAAATAAAATTATTGCTCCTATAAATACTAGTAGTCTTTGGTTTGATTTCATATTTTTATTATAGCCCCATGGATGTTTACACTATTGAAGATATTTTGGACGAAAAACACGTTCAAAAATTGCTGTCTTTGGTCGATGACGAAAAAGAAAATTTTCAACCGAACAAAGATGAAGCATCCGCTGTATTTCTTTACTACGATAAACAATGGTTTAGCGACAAACTACACAGTATGATAAATCAGATTGTTACAGGTTTGAATCGAGCAACATTTAAGCCAGACCCTTCAAAATTTGAATGTTTTCTCACAAAAAATTGCAACGAAACCGCTGCGCGTCGAAGACAGCGTGAAATTGGTTACTCTTACCATTTTTATAACGCACCTCAGCAATTTACTGGCGGTGAAATGATTTATTTGGATATTCGTCAAAATACTATCGTGACTTTACAACCCAAAAGAAATAGCATTGTTTTCTACGAAGCTAGTTTGCTCTATTCTGTAACACCGACAATCGGTTCCGATCGGTACACCATTCACGGATATATATCTAGTTAGTTTGAGGATTCTAAAAAAAATTTATTCATCTATTTTTTAAAATCCTAATACATGGTTGTAACAGTGACATCTCCGACATTGTTCACCATTTCTTTGTAAAGAGGAATCATACCACTCGTTTGCATGACCATTTCGTTATCGGGTTTAAACCTACTTCCAGCGTTAATATTATGAGCACCAAAAGTCGATTTGTATTTCAGCAAACCTAATTCGTTGGTTGTGTCATTGTGGCGACCACCCATTACCGTCATAGCTCCTTCGCGCAAATCAATGTGTGGTGTAACAGCCGGTTTGAACCAAGATTCTCCAGCCAAAGGAGCAATAGGGACATCACCTCGAATTGGATCTCCTAATTGGTTGAGTCGTGATTTCTTATTAGCATAAACGGCTCTGGCGTAAATGATGGGTTGTAACTGCCCGTTGTGACTCAAGCCAAGTGGATTTAATGGCTCGACTGCTAGATGTTGTGGTTCTGGAGGACGTTCGTTAATGTAAGCTCCGTAATTAACGTCGGCTATGCGTGGCGCAACATTACTAGTTTGGTTTGGAGGTGCTGTATAATCAAGCCACAAACTAGTGTGTTGAGGTGAACGCACTGTTTCAGGTCGAGTAGTCAAATTTGCTCGAACGTATTCGGCTCTTTGTTGTTCTATTGGCGAAATCATCACTTGATCAGCTGGTCCACTATAGTTTGTTTGTTCTATGGGTGGTTGATATTGATTAGGTCTTTCGACACTATAGTTGAGCATAGTTTTAGGTTGACCTTCTTCGAAACGATAAGATAACGGTGGCATGAAATGTTCTCGAATAGAACGTTTCTTTTCAGAAGAAAAAGAAAAACATACTCCAAAAGCAATTAAAAGTGTCAATAAAATCTGAATCATTTATTGTAAGATTATTGTGTGCGCGAGTTTTAACGCCGTGCTAGAAAGTAGTATAGACCGATTCCTGCAGCCAAAGCTGCGATAAAAATTCCTAGACATGCTGTATCCATCTTTTTATTTATACATTGTTTCAAATATTTCAGAAACCAATAAATATCCCTTATCGAAAAGTTTCTTTTTAGTTTCGGGGTCCAAAGAAATAACACTATCAATACCTCCTTCTGATTCCAATTCTAAAAGACGATCTAGTTTTTTTGCTTGATTTGAACGAAATATATCCAAAAGACGAGAAGGGACATTGACTATAATTTCTAAAACACGTTTTATACCAGGATCTTTAACAATGACTGGTTTAGATTTTAAACAAATTGCCAAAACCTTATAACTCAAATCAAAATCGTCGGCAACGTCAACGGCTAAATTATTAGAGATTCCACCATCCATATAAAAGTCTCCAGTCGTTCTACAACGTGGTAAAGAACCTAAGGGCAAAGCGCAACTAAATAATACAGCTTCGACAACGCTGTAATTTGGTGTCGTGATACAGCTAAATATTTCTTGTCTACTTTGTGTCACGTTAAAGGCAATGATAAAAAAAAACTTGCCAGTTTTTTTGAATAGTTGCATAAAAGTTACGTGAAGAGGTAAATAATCTGTCATGACGTTGGGTAAAAGACTCTCTACATAGGGATAAGATGTGGATATCTTAAAAATTTTTGTCAAAGGTAATAAATGATATTGATCAAGAGGTTCGTGTCCACAAATCCACAATAAACAAATTATAGATCCGACACTCGTACCGCATAATGTTTTAATGTTATGCAAATGCCCGTTTTCAAACAGATAATGCAAAGCCCCAAGATATTGAACTCCTTTAAACCCACCCCCTCCTAAAACTAATGTGTCCCATTTCGATTTGTTGGACAACAAGCGATGTACTTGTCCGTCAAAATCATAATGATTATAAACACCATTCATAATTTATATTTATATTTTCAGAGACTTTTTAAAGATAAAATGAATAAAACACCGATTCATCATATTTTACGCGATGATGATGATGTACAGAGCCGACTTGATCGTTTAGAAAAACTCTTAACACGCCAAGCAGCTGCATCTCCAACAATTTACCAACCCACTAATGTAGTCAAAGGTCAATCTGATTGCATGATGTGCGCTACTCGTACTAGTATGACCGAAAAAATAATGTATTTTTCTTTGGGGGTTGTTTTGACTACCATAATAACCTTATTGGTTAGAAATATGAAAAATAACCAAAGAAGGCGTTGACAAGAGATATAAGAAAAATGCGTTGCCAAGTGTGTCTGTACGAAAGTGAAAATGTCGAGTCGTTTCGAAAACACTTCAGTCGCGCCACCTGTCGGGTAGCCAGGACGGTTCGATTCAGTTGCAGACATTGTGACTTTATCGGCAATTCAGTGAAACAAGTTTTGAAACACGGTTGTCCGGATAACGTAATGGCAACTGTAAACGGTAATGGATTGTTGACGACTGCTGCGGTAACTCAATGGCACGTCATGAAAAAACAATTAAAAGAAGCTCGTCAATATATTCCAAATTTGCAACTCTCTGATATTAATTTAAGTAATGAAAAACAATTGTCCACTTTACCAACACTTTTGTTGTTGGATTTATATAAAGTCAAGAAATGGCTAAACTCTGATCACATTGGATTACTGCCGCTAAAATTGGAGAGTGTTGCAGAATTCAACAAAAGTAAAAATTCATCTATTTTGGCTCACAAATTTTTTGATTTTTACGTTCATGGACAAATTGACGCCCGTCATTTTTTTAAACTCTTGTTTGCGAACGCCGAAGCATCATATTGGCCTTTTTGTGGCTTTGACCAATTTGACTCCATTTTACGTTCTACTCCACATTGGTGCGGCAAATCTTCCAAAACTGGACAGTTTTACTTGCGTGTAACTAGTCAACGTTTGATCAACGCCGTCTACGAGAAGACATATACCGATTGGAAATGGGTTCAAATGACACCTGAAGATTTTTCTCGTTTTATTCACGATGAATGGACCTCAATCCATTTTCGTAACATTATAAGGATTTTGAAACAACTTTTACCTAACTTAGTTAACGAAACGTGGACAAATTTGGAAACTGAAACAAAACGTGTTGCTGAAAAATTGGAGCTTCTTTTTCCTCCTCTGTTGCCGTTCATGAAATTTTGGGGAAAAGAAGAAAGTGTGCGTCGTCGAGTTGAAGAGTTGGATATAAATACTTGTCTAGAGACGTTTGAGTGTGTTAAGCTGTCTTCAACATTTGGAGAAACTGTTAAAAGCGTCTTGGCGAAAAAGGATCATCGAAAATGGGAACCAATCATCAATTTACTCTCGAGCAATTAAACCGACATTATAAATTGAATGCCAATAGTCGTGAATGCCTTTACGAAATGATTTTTGGAAATGGTGAGCAGTTGTCGCGCGTTTGGGATCTTGAAACTTTCAACATTTACAAGCAAAAAGAGCAAGAATTCGAAAAATATACGCTGAGTCCTCACGACGTGGTGGAAGGTGTTCTAGTTTGTCACAAGTGCAAATCCAAAAAAATTTGTGCCTTTAGTCGACAAATTCGTAGTGGTGATGAACCGATGAGTGTTTTTGCAAAATGTACCATGTGTCAACATTGTTGGGTTCAATAAATGAGAAACTTAATTTTCCTATCTTTTATTTTAGTCGGCCTCGTTTGGGGTTTATATTATTTACATAGGCGTCGTCAACGAGAAGCTTTTTTAATTAATACACCTGAAGCAATATCTAAGCTCCAAGAATTGAGCGAAGCTGCTAGAGAAATTTTGTCTTTAAAAGTCGAAGATGATGACGACAATTCTTTGGCTATGTTACGTAATAGAAATGTGTATGAAGAGTTTACTTTAAGCGAAGGTAGTCGATCTTATACTGAGAATAAAAAACGAATAGTTCTATGTTTAAGAAAAACTGCTAATGAATTTTACAGTTGGAATTCACTTATGTTTGTTTTGTGTCACGAATTAGCTCACGTGATTTGTGATGAATTGCATCACACATCTAAATTTCACGCTATTAATCGCGCTCTCATGCGTAGAGCCGAAAGATTAGGTTATTACAATCCAAAAATTCCTTTTGAATCATCATATTGCGGTATGTAATAATAAATTAGATGGATGCTAAAGATGTTTTTATCGTTCCAGTTTTTGGCGGTTACGGTATGCAGGGATCTGTACCACCAGAACGTTTAGTAAAGGGTGGATATACCCGTTGGAAAGATGCTTACAGAGGTCAAGATCAGATTGTCACGTATGTTAGACGAACAATTACTCCACAATATCCGAGCAACCAAATTATGCCGTATCCCATTAACGTAATACCACCACAGTATCCAAGTGCTCTACTTACCTAGTTGAAATTTTACTTGTTTTCCACCGCTTATTATAATAAAATAAAGAAAGACATGGAAAGCCAAATTTATTCGCCTATGATGTCGACTCCGACTATCAAAACAAATCGAGTTTGTGGTGTTATTTTAACCATATTAAAGGCTATTTGTTTAATTGTTCTGTTAAGTTTAATGTCTTTTTACATATACGGTCAAGTTTCAACTAATACAGTAAATGAAAATCATAGAACAAACACAAAACATTCAGAGGTAAGAATCGAAGAAATTATGAACAACAAAACTCCTGTAACTACGACTGAAAATGCTACATCAAGTGGTACAACGACGAGTACAACGACAACGACGAGTACTATTTCACCACCACCTGCTGCGGAATACGATGAATGAAGTTAGAAAAAGATGATTATCCGAAATACTATTTCAAAAATATCATTAATTTTGAAATATGGATGTTGAAATGATAGACTTGGATTTGGATTTATTAGCAGTGGTAAAAAAGCATCCTTTATTCGGACCACCAATGCTAAACGCCGCTTCATATCCTAATGAAATTCATTTGGGATCAGATTTGCGTCGTTATGATAGCGTACAAGATGCACAAGGGACTTATTTTTGGTATTGTATGGATCAATACGACTACCAGTTTACAGAATATCTTTTACCTATCTTGTCTTCTATTAACAGCAACATTGGTTATTTCAACACCGTCTTGGCGCTTGATCCGTGTTTAACTTTGAGTTCATTTCCGAGAACTTGGTGGTTAAAAAAACCTCACTCTTTTCTGTGGGAAATAGTGATAGATTTAGGTTTCGTAGTATCTAATTTTATACCTAAACCTACTAAAATGGATTGTATCGATTTTTTTATGAATTACCCTAAGTTTCCTGGATCAGCTCCACGAGTTCAACAACTTTTTTTAAAAAAATATTGCGTTTCTCGAAAAAGGTTAACCAACTATTTCCTTTCTCGGTTCAATTACGACAATCTCTTAATTGTAGGAAAATATTTCGATATTGATTTAACTACAGAAACTTGTTTCCGAAACGCCTTGAGAAAAATGCAAAACGAATTAGATAAACTTTTGCAATCTTTTTACTAGAATAATATTTACACATTTTTTAATTGTGTAAATAAAATCCACATGGATTACTCAAAATTTTGTACAACTGACGATGTTAATTTTGATACTTTAACAACTGAAATTTATCTTGACCCAAGTCTACAAACATTGTATCAGATTTTAAAAAAAATTTTAGATTTCGAAGCAGAACGCCGAGAACTTATTAATTATGATGATGTACCTCAAATTATTGAATTATTTAAAAAGATCCCAAATTATGTCTACAGAAATCCAGTTTATTTTACGTTAGGATATTTGGCGACTCGATATTCTTGGTCAACGGTTTGGAAAGTTCAAGAATTATTGTCGACATGGCTTGGTGTTTCTTTAGTAAAGTTTCACACGATACGTTACTATCGTTATTTAATTCAACCAAAAAATGCTGCAAATCTTTAATTTGAAGATGTTTAAACATGATGGCATTATTAATAAGGACATTTAATCGTTTTTGATCATACGGACAAGACATGACAAATTTTTCTACAATATATTGTTTCACACAAGAACGATTAGTGTCTCTTAACGGTTCTAGAGGTTCGGAAAAATGTTGGATTTTACTTTCAACAGATCTAGGCAGTGACGCTCCAGTAAAAATAAAATTTTCAATAAAAATTTGTTGTGCTCTGGTATGACAAGATTCTAAAAGAGCTACATTGTCGATTTGCTTAATTTTCATTTCTTTATGTCAAACGAATCTTTTTAGTACATTGTTTCTCCTGGAATTAATTCAACAATTGGATCCGATGTAATGGTCACAGTTTCAGTGGGTGTTGTAATGGGAAGCAATCCATTTGGATTATTCGGCAAATTGACCAATTCTCTCGCATCGATTTCGGGAATTTTTTCAATACCAATCTGCGTACTGTCACCTGGTTTTAAAACTGGGTTAAAATCTACGTTGTCAAATAAAGACGACCCATTTCCCATGCGACTAGTAATCTCCATTGAATCTCCAGTTGTGTAGAAAACAACGGCAAAAAGTACTACAATTGCGGTTGAAAAAGCCAAATATAGGTTGTTCATTTATTCATAGCTCGTCGAAAAAATTCCGGCTGAGGTGGAAGCACCATTTTTACGATTTCATCTTTATAGGTGATTCGTGGTTTTTGAAACATTTCCTTCATTAGTCCGGCAACAGCCATAGTGGCATCTCCACTTTTTCTCGCTTGGTCGGCACTAACGTTAAATAAAAGAGTATCTGGATCATATTTGTTTAACTGAATTATATCCCAATCGGAACGAACTAAATGTAAAAGTGTGCTATTCATGGTTTTATTAGTGATTGAAAAATTTGAGTTTATTTTTTTTTTCTTGTTAAATAATTTCAGATTTAAAGAAGCATACTCGCAAACGTAAATCCTCGAAGACAACATGGAAGACGTACTTTGTTCTTTGACAGCAAATTTATCTTTTGTAGATCAAGAAGTTCCAGAAGATGATAATGTTTTACTTTGTGAAATCAAAAAAAACGAAATAACCATGACTGATGACGACGGAAAATTTCAAGTCTACTGCGCCCAGGATATTGGAACTGAATTTGGCAACCTCATCCGTGGTTACATTTTTCAAGACGAAAAACTGGTTTATCGAGGCTTTCCGTTCACCGAAGAAATGACAACTGCTGAAACCAATAGATTGGCATTACTCGATTTGAAGACCTTAAATACCTCTTGGTCTTACGAAGGAAGTATAGTAAAATTTTTATATCTGGACAACAAATGGTATGTCACAACACATCGAAGACTCGACGCTTTTAGTTCAAAGTGGAGCAGTAAAACTAGTTTCGGTGTGTTGTTTGTTCAAGCTCTTTCTAAATATGGATATGATGACTTGACATCTTTCACCAACATACTCGATAAAAATACGCGCTATCATTTTTTACTGATCAATAATGAAGAAAATCGAGTCGTTGTTCGTTGTGAACTACAAAAAGAGAAAATTTACCTAGTATTGACAACGGACGAAAAAGATGTACCCATCAAAGGAGTCACTGTTGAAAATATACCGGTAAATCCCATCGTAAAATTCGAAACGATGAAAGAATTGATCGAAGCTGTGGAAAATATTGATCCATTTGAAAAACAAGGAATTTTTTTATTCAGCGACGATTACAGACGACAGTATCGAATTTTGAATACCATTTACTCCGACTATCAATCGATTCGAAACAATTGCAGTTGTCTAAAGTTTTGTTACGCTGTCAATCGAAACGACCCGGAAAAATGTCGAAAATTTCTTTTGATTTATCCACAAGCCAAAGATATTGCTGATTGGTATGAAAAAAGATTGGAAGTTATCGCAGAGGAACTATTTGCAGTCTATAAACAGAGACATATTCGTCATCAACGAGTACAGCAGACGCATGAGAGACATGGTATTTTACGTCGTCTTCATTTCGACTATAAACGAACAACTCAAAAAGTAACGTTAACCATTGTCAAACAAACAATGAACAATTATATTCCATCACTACTCTTCAAAATTGTCATGAAAAGAGATAAATTTTAAAAAAAACTACCAATGTATGTCTTCACACAACATCGCAACAAACAAACATCAAGTAGCGGGAGGGCATACATTGGTAGTTACTTTATTCGAAATAACAAAACTGCAATAATCAGGACAACAACGGCTCCAATGATGATCACTACAACCGTACTTCGATTTTCAGGCGGTGGTGGTGGTGGAATTGGATTAAATTGACAATTGATGGCATTTTGGTTATCCGTTATACTAACATTGTTATTGTTCAAGCTATCGAATACAATTTGGCAAACATTGGATGGACATGTAGCATTAACTACATCTTGAGTTCTTAAATAAGCTGATGTGGAACAAGCTGGAAACCAACAACCGTCGTTAAAGGGAATATGTTGTTTAACATTTTGATAATTAGGATCAAGTAATCGTTCGATACATTTACAATCGACATTACCTGGATGTTTTAAGCAATAATTTTGGACAATAAAATCTTTAACTTCGTTGCTCTCAGAATTGTAAAAAATACGGCACTGATCACCGACCGAGCTAATGCTGTTCATATTGCTACATTTTTCAAAAGGTTTTCCGGTCAGAGGATCGTTAGCGCAAGTATTTGTTTCGGTCGAGCACAGTTTTTCCATCATAATTTTCCAATTATTGTCACGACCGAAACGATTACGATAGTTTTCAATAACATTGTATGACGTCATTTCGTCGGCTTTGTATTTGCAAGCTAAATTTGGAGCTCGTCCTTGCCACGAAATGCTTTCAAAAGGATCGATTCCTTGATCGTTTAATCCGACGGAACATTCTTTTGGATCAGGTGGAACGCAAATTCGTCTTTGTGGACATAATCCACCACAACATTTTTCTTCGCTACTGGCAAAATCGTCAATTCCATCGGTTTTTTTGCAAGGTAATTTTGGAGTAGCAATAGTACAGGCAAAACACGCACAGTTTTGATCAGGGGAATAAGAATTTTCTAAACTCGTTTGTTTTTTAAAACCCACGTAAGCGGACGCAGACATATTTATAATAAATGTTTGTACCGTTTACAACGCCACGTGATGTTATGTTAGACTATCAAAAAAAATTGACTCTAGATAAATACCCACCGTCGTTAAAGATAAATGACGACTGTTCAAGCATCTTCCAAGAGTGCGTTGATACTGTTGAACGACTTGGCAGTCAAAAAAAATTTACAAGTCAATACGTTCTACACCGTCAATAGCCAGAACAAGGAAATTTTTCAGTGCGTTATTCAAGTTGGCCTTCTTCATACTAATATGCATAGCGGTGCCAATAAAAAGGAAGCCAAAAAACTAGCAGCAGAAGAAATGCTAGGAATTTTAGCCAGGACACCTCTCATTAGTTTAGTTTAAATTTCACAAAATTTATTTTTTGAAATTATTTTAGATTTTGATATTGATGAGGAACATCTTTGACGAATCCTCTTTTAGCCAAATAGACGAGAGCTTCGTCCGCGGCTTTTTCTTGAGCTTCCTTTTTTTTGTTGCTGATACCGACACCTAGTAATTGTCGGTCGTTGTAAGCGCGACTGATAAACATATTGTCGGATGAACGCGAATCTTCGTAACGCAACTGATGCAAGTGTTGACGTTGTTCGTCAAAAAGTTCTTTTAGTCTAGTCTTACTGTCTACAAGTGCTTCATATTTAATCGAAATTACTAATTCGTCAAATATGGAGGACAAAAGAGTATAACACAAATCGTATCCAACTCCATTGAACCACTGGCCTTTTATTTCGTAAATAGTTTCATTGATAACTTCTTCAAAACATCCAAAAAAGGCTTCGAATACGTCTTCTAAAAGATTTTTTTTTCTTTTTACGCGTTCTTCATTATCGGTTGATATATAGTTCCAGAAACCTAAACGATCGGCGATCATGTTGAGTTGTCCCTTAGAACCGTACTTGATTTTCAGACGAGCGACTATATTGACCCCGTCGCTATTGCGTAATTGCGGGAATCGATTGTACATGTAGGAAACGATAAATTTATTCACGGTAGAATCTCCAATTTGTTCATAGTATTCATAATTATTTTGTTTGTCGTAATTGACACTCGTAAAAGCGTGCGAGAATCTTGTCATTCGAGCCGGCGAATCGAGACAAAGTTTGATAAAGTAGGTTTTTAAATTGGCTCTTTTGTATAAATCAAAAATCAGATTATAAAAATTAACGCTTCGATCTCCGTGATACATTTTTATTAAGACGAAGACAGCATCACCGATTGTCCTAATCCTTCATCACATCCACAATCATCGTCAGTAAAACTACCCGAACCGAAAAGATTGAAACAATCAACTATAAAATAAATTAGGAAAACGCTGACTAAAGCCACAAATAGCCAATAGTAACGTCCCTGTTTGATCGTCAACTCTTCTGTTACATTTTGAGAAGCATACATGTTTATTTATACAATAGGACAAGATCAATAAATAAAGGATGAACGATTACGTTGAAAGTGATTACAAATCGAAAAAAATGCCTGCTTGGAAAACGGCAATTTTTGTAGCTATTGTATTCGCTCTGGTATCGCTTCCGTTTACACGCAAACTTTTGGAACGAACGATACCAGCGCTTCAGGAAAACAGTATTTTATATTTAGCAGCCACAACCATTCTCGTTTATATTGTTTCTCTCCTAATCATCCAAGGAACCAACTAATAATAAATGGCGACGATAGAAATAAAAATTTTGTCCTAATTATGATATTATTATTTTTTATTGCCTTAGTTTTATTTCTTTTTTACCTTTTTACACGAAAGAACGCAACTTCTGGAGGTGGTGAAGAAACAAATTCTGTCCCAAGGCAATGTGGAATACGTAAAATTGAACAAGCCGATCCACAAATTGTCAGCGGGACTGATGCTTACGCTGGAAAATGGCCTTGGGTAGCTAATTTATTATTTTGCGGCGGAACAGTCATAGCTCCGCAGTGGATTTTGACAGCTGCTCATTGTGTAGCAAGTCGAAAACTTGCCAATATCTATCTAGGAGTCTTTGACACGGCATTTAATGAAAATCAACGAGTTGCTAAACAAGTGAAACGAATCGTTATACACCCACAGTATAATAGCAACACGTTAGATCACGATATTGCTCTCATTGAATTGACATCAATCATTGAATATAATGGATATATTTCTCCTATCTGTTTGCCAAGATCTAACACTCAAACCATAGGTAAAAATTTATACGCTGCTGGTTGGGGTAACGTCAGACCTAGTATTACTCCATCTTCTAAACCTACTAAATTACAGGACGTAATACTTCAAGAAATTTCTCCATGTCAAGGATTTCGCATTGATCGACAAAGACAAATTTGCGCCGCTAACACACGAGGAGGTCGTATTTGTTTCGGAGACAGTGGTGGGCCACTCATGATGGAAGAAAATGGAAATTGGGTTATAGTAGGAATTACCTCTTTCGCTTCGGATCCTTGTAGCACAGCTACTGGTGGGTTTACGAGAGTATCTTTTTATTTGAACTGGATTCAATCGATAGTTGGTAATATAAATGGAACAGCGTAATTTTTGGATCGTAATTGTAATATTCACTATTTTTCTAATTATTACATTAGTTGTTATTAATCAATATAAAGAAGGTAATGATAGTCCCGTTAACATGTGTGGAATAGTAGGCAAACCCGACGTAAAACAAACAGCATATATTGTTAACGGGAAAAATTCTTTTGCTGGTAAATTTCCGTGGGTTATTTCGTTGGGAAACTGTGGTGGTAGCATTATCGCTCCCAAATGGGTTATGACAGCTGCTCACTGTGAAATAGAAGTAGGTTCGGTTCTGGCGGCAGGCGTTTTTAATCGAGCTATTGAAGAACCACAACGACAAATACGCCAAGTAATCAAAGTCATTAATCATCCAGATTATTCTCAAACAAATTTATTTGCCAATGACATTTGTCTCTTAGAAGTTGATAAACCTTTTTTAATGACTAAATTTGTCAAACCGGTGTGCTTACCTTCTATAACGACACTTGATCTAAAATCCGCGACTATAACTGCCATGGGATGGGGATCGGTTACTGGTGATCAAAATAATTCTGCAACAATTATGCAAGAAGCTGACTTGAAAATAATGCCGACAATTGCTGCTATTAACCAAACGATTCAATTTGCCGCGGGGGCTGGAGAAACCACAACCACCTGTTTTGGGGACAGTGGAGGTCCATTAGTAATGCTATATAAAGAACGAGCTACTCAAGTGGGTATAGTTTCATTCGGAGTAAATCCGTGTAAACCGCCTTCGTATTACACTAGAGTTTCGTACTTTGTTCCTTGGATCGAAAGTGTTGTCGGGAAAGGTATTATTGCAAAAAATTGAAACTTATAATATATTAGTATATTGAAAGGTAAAAATATGCAAACTCTAGTCAGCATCGGTTCTCGTCATTGGCAACTAACAGTCTTCCAAGAATTACGATTAACTAAAGCTGATCTAGTGGGACAAATCGATGTATGGTCGGAAGCGTGTCGCATAACCATTATAGTCGATGAAAACGTTTGGTACCAACGAAAAATTAAAGGGATTTTTAGATTTCACGCTTCTCCCGAAACGAGATTAGTTACAATAAATCACGAAGTTAAGCAACCGCCTACTTTGCAATTCTTAAGTTCTCTAGCTCTAGGATTGCAAGGTTATCCTAAAAATTTACCACCAAAATTACGTATTGACGAAAGACTATTGTTGGAGTGTCACGAAACTTTAAATGAACATTTTTAACTAGAAATGAAGATTATAACCGTGAAAGACCAACCTCCCTGTATTTTCAATCTTACCCAGGACTGTCGATGGCGATTTACATTATATTCTGATGTTTTCGCGCAAGTTATGATGCCACAAAACGAAATAGTTAATTTTTATTTTGATTCAACAACAAGCATTATCAAAATGATCACGCTACCGGCCGATACTAGAGGAGTGATATTTTCTAAAGAGAAATTCAATCTCGATTGTTGTCCTTTTGTTCCTAGTTTATTTAAAACTTTATCTTTGATTTGTCGAAAAATCATTGTCGAAAATTCTATTTTTTATCCATCTCACCTACAAAAAGTAGTACAAGAACCGCCTATAGTTTACCAAGTCGTTATTGTGTACAAAAATGGAACTGAGTGTGACGTCACCTATTTGATGCATCTGGGAGTATCGACTATGTGTCTAGATCGATTTAAAACTGCATGCGGTCATGTGACCCAACCGCATTTGAAATAGTATATAAACTCATGTCACAACTTTAGTGTTAGAAGAAAAACTTTGGAGATGAAAATTGTAAACCAAAATTGTGGCCCAATTACTCGCCTTGAAAACGGTAAATGGAAACTTTTTTTACATATGGACATGTTTGCGTGTATGGTCATAAAAAATAAGTACATTGACAGATACATACAAGGTGTAAGATTAGAGGCTGTATTACCTGAAAATATAGCCGTTATTACTTTGCACCCAGAAACAGCGGCTATTATAGTTTCTAAAAACAAAACTGAAGTAAAATCTTGGCATTGTTATTTTCCAAATAAATTGTCAGATTTATGTCGAAAAACTATCATAAAAAACAATTTTAGTTATCCAGATGAACTAAAAAAAATAATAGAACCTGTCTCAAAATATTATTTTGAAGATGAAGAGTATATTGAATTAGAATTTCATTGGAAGAAGTATATTCCATATTATGAAAAATATGGAATTGTGACAATTAATCGAAAATTGTTGGATGAAGAATAAAATTTTTTTTCTGAAACTTGTAACCACAATTTTACACATTTCTTTTGTCAAATCAAAAAACTATTAAAAAAAATAATCTTATTTATCCACTTTAGCTTAAAAATATTAGAACCTCTTTTAAAAAATTATTTCGAAGATGAAAAGTGTGTTTAATTGGAATTTAATTGGATTAAGTCTTCTCCCAATTAGGGATTGAAATATAATTTAATATTGTATAGATTACTTACACAGAATCGAAAATTTTTTTAGGTCCGTCAATTTTTTCTGAAACTTGTAACCCTATTCTCACAAACAATCGTCATTTTTATAAACATGGTTATTATTGATAATGTTTGTTATGAAAAAAATTGTACCATCTATTATGATACCTTTCCAATCAAACCTCTCCGTGTTGGAGGAAAATGTTTGATTCGAATAGGAACTCTATATGAAGTGTATCATGAAAATATTGAATCTCATTGTATTATCCAACTTTCGTTTCCAAGAGACACTATATTGGTGATGATTTTTCAGTCCCTAATTGATAATGATTTTTGGGACGAGCTCTACCATCCATCTCCTCGTCAACTGACTTCTTTATGTAGCATTGTCATTTCCGATTACCAGATTGGCTATCCGGTCGAATGTCAATCCATCGTTCAAAAATATCCAGTTGAAGAAGATTTAGCAGCAGCCATTTTGATTGTCGATGAAGAAGAGATATCATCATTGGACGACTCCTCTTATCAAACTACTACGGATGAAGATTCCGAAGATGTTGAAGAAGATTCCGACGACGATTCCGAGGACGATTCCGACGACGATTCCAGCAATAGTCAGTGGAGTACGAGCAGCCAATGGAGTACGTTTAGCAGCAGTCAATCTAGTAGCAGTAATGAATAATATGTGGTGACGGACTTTATATTTTAATATTTTTGGTAATGGAAGTTAATACAAACATTAAAAAATACGCGTTAGTGAGTTTGATAAGTTGATAAAGAAGTATTTCAGTATAAAAAATCTAGTACAAAATAAGCCGTTGTCAATGCAACAATCATATCTGATTTAAAATTTGGATTATGGACTTGGAAATTTTTTTCGTTTCATGCTAACTCCATATAAGGACTTGTAATATTTTTCGTTTTTTCCATTGACGTCATGCTGACTCATTCTCTATGGACTTGGAAATTTTTTTCGTTTCATGCTAACTCCATATAAGGACTTGTAATATTTTTCGTTTTTTCCATTGACGTCATGCTGACTCATTCTCTATGGACTTGGAAATTTTTTTCGTTTCATGCTAACTCCATATAAGGACTTGTAATATTTTTCGTTTTTTCCATTGACGTCATGCTGACTCATTCTCTATGGACTTGGAAATTTTTTTCGTTTCATGCTAACTCCATATAAGGACTTGTAATATTTTTCGTTTTTTCCATTGACGTCATGCTGACTCATTCTCTATGGACTTGGAAATTTTTTTCGTTTCATGCTAACTCCATATAAGGACTTGTAATATTTTTCGTTTTTTCCATTGACGTCATGCTGACTCATTCTCTATGGACTTGGAAATTTTTTTCGTTTCATGCTAACTCCATATAAGGACTTGTAATATTTTTCGTTTTTTCCATTGACGTCATGCTGGATTTGGAATAACCACAAACTCTATAAACACTTTTATAAAATAACCACATTTTTATTAGATGTATTTATCATGAGGTTACATATAACCACATTTTTAGTAGTGCGCATTTGTGATGCGGTTAACTGGCAGCTCCAAATAGTATATAAACTTCATTTTTTTCATAAAAACACCACTGATAGCTAACAGTTTGTGAGGTAATATTTTCAATATGTCAATTCAAACCATGTTATGTATTAACATTTTAGAACACGCACGAAATTGTATTGTATATTACGAATATGATAAATTTCCAGTAAAAACTCTAAGTGTTAAAGGAAATTGTCTAATAAGAATTGGAACGCGATACAAAATGTATTATGAACATGTCCCGTCTAACTACACATTAATACTACCTGTACCAAGAGATACGGTGTTGGTGATGATTTTCCAGTCTTTTATTGACGAAGCTCTTTGGGACAAGCTCTACCATCCTTCTCCTCCTCAACTCACGTCTTTATGCAGCATGGTCATTTCCGATTACCAGATTGGCTATCCAGTCGAATGTCAATCCATCGTTCAAAAATATCCAGTTGAAGACGGTTTGACAGCAGCCCTACTGATGGAAGACTCAAGTAACGAAACTGATGAAGACTGAACAACATATTACATCTGGAAATAAAAATAATACGTGAAGAAGAATTGTATTGCTTGTAGTAAAATGGACGTATTGATTTGTTTGTATTACATTTTATTATTGATTTTACTATCGGCTATAAGTCTTTTTTTTAGAGCTGTCATTTATCCTTTTTTACATCCCTATCTATACGTTTTATGGTTTGTAATCAAATACAAAGTTAAAAGTAGTTGGCAACGTTATTTTCATCGTCCAATCGTCATAAAAAATAACCTTTTGAAATTTAAGTACCAAAACTTTGTTTATCAGCTCGATTTGAAAAAATCTATAGATCCTTCTCGTTTGGTATTGACTGTAATTACCGATGGATATAAAGATGTTTCAGAACACGTTCTCTCTATAGCCGGTCCTTTTGGAAATTTTTTCGGTTTGGAGGTGACACCTCGTTCTTTAGGATATTCTTGTCTATACGTCGATCACGTAAATTTTTACGCAATAGACGACAAGTTACCATCTCTGGAGACACTAGTTGACTAATTCTTTCAGCAAAAGTGTGCCGGGTTTCTATTCGAATTTGAGGCAAAACGTACCACAAACTTTTATAATCACTGAAAGACAAATAACAATTGGCTATTTTAACCCAAATTTCTAGAGGTAATAACAATAAAAGAGAAGACATTATGACTAACGTATTTAGGAAAATGCCTTGGTTCGACACGTATCGGGTCCTCGGCGTCTATCTCTGTCCTCTGAACCAAGAAGCTTTTGCTCTTGTGGATAAAACTCAATCAATGAGGGACGATTTTAACGGAATATATTACAGAGCCAACGATTTTTATTACTTAATGCAGATTCAATGTCGGCAAAAAGAACAACAAAAACACACCACAGTTTTGACGATGGGAGCTACTCGCTATGTTTTTATTATTGGCATCTTGACAGCTTCTGGATTATTTTTGCAAGATGAAGCTCTTTACGAACTCGAAAAAACCTATTTAAAACTTCATCAACCAGAATTACCACAGCCATTGAATAAAATGAAGTTTTTGGATCAACAAAAAAATGTAGTCGAAACACCAGTTAAGGCACGAATCAAAAATTCTTTTCAACAAACAGGATTCCAAAACGAAATTAGAGATTTTTTTCACATTTTACCTTGGTTTAAAGAAAAAGTAAACGACATTTACCTGTGTCCTCTCGACGAAGCATCTCGAACGTTAGTGGTGGAAACAGACTCTTTACTCGACAATGAAGGACAACGTTATTATAGAGCGTCTGCTTCGTATTTCGATGTCGCCGCCTTATCATCCCGACGTCGCTCTGGTCAATCACAAAACGAACACGTTACTATTTATCGAAACGAAGGAATAGAATATTCTTTCATTGTGGGAATTATCACTCAACAGGGACTCTTTAAACAAGATAATGACATTTTTGAAGCTCAAGTCGACTATTTAAACAATTGGAAACGAAACATTCGAACCAAAGAAATCGAAACTATTTTGACGGCCACGGTTGATTTGGAAAAATACGGTGGTTATTTTAAAAGTTTCGCTTCAACTCATCTAGACATGGAAGGAGAATACATCGAAAAAGTGTTGAGCGTTTACATCCAACACTACCCGGAAGGCAGAACTTTTATCGAAGAAATGTCTCGTCTGGTAATCTTTTTGAATCCAAAATTATCGATTATTCGCGAAAGTAATTTCGTTAAACGATTCAAAAAAATTTACTACAATCCAGAAATGTTACCATTTTTAAAAGAATACGATAAATTATCAGAAATTTATAGCGACGACACGACACCAGATAAAACTCTGCAGCACGTGTCGAGTCAACTACATCATCAGTGGGTTGAAACGAGGAACGATTGGATCAATAGTTTGTTATTGAACTCTAGCAGCAAAATGAAATACGCTCGAACAAAAATGGGTGTTACTAAAATGAAATTCGTACAATTACCCAGTTGGAAAAATGTTTGCAAAAATGCAGTACATTTAGTCGATATCGAAGAAGAAGATGTTGTTTACGTCAAAGATAATAGCGGTGATATTTACGGATTTAGCATCGCTCAATTATTTGACGTTATTGAAAATCAAAACGGTGTCAATCCGTACACACGAATGTCTCTAGATAAAACCGTACTTCAACGTTTTTTGGACACGTATATTCGCCCACCCAATAAAATAGAAATATCTACAATAGCTTTGGACGAAGGTATCGAAGAAGATGTTAATCAATTGGTTCTGTTGTTAGAAAAACACTTGTGTTTCTACGAAGGCCAATGTATGCAATGTCGCAACAGTAAAGCCAAGCAATCTTACGGTATAGAAACTTATGAAAAAGATTTTCCGTCTTTAAAATTTTGCAGTCAAGAATGCATGTCTAATTACGCTATCGAAGAATTCAGAGCAGTGGACGTAATATAAATGAGCTTTTATAATTCTAACGAACCACTAGAAAACCCAGTTTTATACAAAAATCAAGTATTGTTTGGATTAGACGACACATTATTCGCTTCAGTACCGTCTGGAGCCACTTATCGTTGGATGCCGTTGAGCTATCGATAAAATAAAATTTTTTCAAAGAAATATTTTCCTTAAACAATAACCACGCTATTAAAACTGCTTAAAAAAATAGCAATAAAAAATATTTTTTATCTATCATGGAATTAGATATGTATTTAAGCAAAGAAGAACTTGTTAACGGCGGTACGTATTTGGTGTCTAGAGAAGAATTGGAAAAACTTCGAAACACGTGTGAATGAATCATAACGTACAGAAATATAGCTGAGGAATTTTTATCAGTCGACACCGAAGAAATATACAAAACTTATTTTAACCAAGGCTCAGATACTATTTTTATCATTGATACGCGTTTACATTTTCCTACCGCACGGGAATTTTACTATCAAGCCAGCTGGTGAGTTCAAAATTTGATTATGGGGAATGATTTTTATTTAAAGAAATTTATACACAGACACAATATGTTGACTATTAATGATATCAATTACGAAGATGATGGACGAGCAATCGCCATTAACGAATTTCCAATCAAAAAGTTGGTTATTCGTGGCAAGTGTTTGCTTAGAGTTGGAACGCTTTACGAAGTATTTCACGTCGAAAATCTGCCTAATTACGAATTGGTTATTCATCTACCGAGAGATGTTATTTTGGTGATGATTTTTTCCTACTACATTGACGACTTGGCGTGGGAAAATATGTATCAGCCTTCACCACGTCAGCTAGCTTCTTTATGCAGTATCGTTATCAACGAAAACAAGGTAACTGTTCCAGTTAAGTGTCTATCGATTACTGCCCGATATCCATTTGAAAACGACGACAAATTTGTGTATTTTTATTCATACTTTGGTTGTATTCCAGTCTCTGAATTTTACGACGAATCTGGCGACTATGAAACTACCGATAGCGATGATTTTAATATCACAAGCGAAGAGGATTGAAGGAAATTTTCCATAAAGGGACTAATACAGGTAGCCGTTATGGAAAATATTTAACATAAAACAAAAGTTTTATATGAATTTTCGAAACTCACACATTCAGAGGCTAATTTTTACTATGATTAAGAAGATAAGAAGATAAAATACAATAAGAAAAAACCATTAACAAGCACATTGTCAAAAGAAACACAATAAAAATTACAAAAGCAAACCAAAAGACCACTGGTTGACAATCGATTTGCCCGCTACGATAAGCAGATTGATAATAGAAAATGGCGACAACGCCACAAACTTTCAATGAAAATAGAAAAACATAAAAACACCAAATCATCCATTTTAGATACTTGTATTTTTTATCAGAGTACAAAATGTATAAAATAATAGAAACTAAAGCAGTAACGGAAGTAACGAGTGAAATGTACAACAAGTTTGGTGCTCCGGGACATTGATCCAAATAGATTGAATTAACAGTCATCCACGCCGCAAAAACAGTATTACCAACAAGTATCAAACTATTAACCATGATGACAAGATATCGCACGTTTTCTCGATGTTGTCCAAGAAGAAGCACTAAGGTTTCAACACACTTCTACAATTGTTATATTTTAACTTTTTAAAAAACAATTTTCTTAAAAAAAAAATTTTCTTAAAAAACTTAAAATAATTTTTTAGTTCCACCTTCGTAAGATATAGCATAATCGTTCTCAATAAGCCAATCATCAACTCGCAATTGCGTTTCTGGTAATATAATTTCCACAAGAAGTCGACCATACTTATCAAAACCACCGCAATATAATTCAACGCTTTTGTTCAAAATAAGTTCTTTAAGCTTATCTCTAACATAGTAAGCTTTTTTCTTGATCTCAGGATCTTTGTTTCGTAGTTCCGGTGTATCGACATGAGAGATTCGACACTTCCATTTAAAAGCCTTTCCCATATATTCAAAAACGGCGTGAATAGTGTCGCCGTCGTAGACTTTAACGACAACAGCCAAAGTCTTGTATCCTTTTAAAGAGAAAAAAGGAGTTTCGGTTAGATTTTTTATCATTTAATAATGGGTGATAAAAACATTGATCGAACAATTTTCTAGATTTGAGTTTGTAATACTTAACACAACGAGAGTAGACATTGCAATGGGGTTAGATATGTATTTGACGGCTAAACGAAACCTTGAAGAAGGTTTGCCGGTCGCGGAGATGGATCCAGTAGCCAAAGTTGATGCCGTCATTTTAGAAATAGGATTTTGGCGCAAATCCCATCACATTCACCGTTGGTTTGTTAATAACGTTCAAAAAAACATTGACAACTGCGCCATCTATCATGTTTCAAGAGAAAAATTGATGTCATTAAAGAAAGTCTGTCACGTAGTGATTAAATGTCGGCATTTAGCCGAAGAGATGTTGCCTAGTTATGATAATAAATTTGATGAAACATATTTTAAAAATATTTTGCATACAATTAATGTCATTAAAACTTGCTTGTCATTACCATATTATTGGGAATTCTACTACGAAGCTAATTGGTAATAATACATTCAAAAGCTGTTGTACTTTTGAATGTCAAAAATTTATTATTTGTGTTTAATATTTTCGTTCCGACTGAATGCGGTATAGATATTAATCAAACCAGGTCAAATCAAGTGCTTCGAAACAATCGGAAAAAATTTGCCCACCGAAGAACCCGAATATCCATCCTTTTTGAAAATTGATTTCCTTTAACCACTATAATTAGTAAAAATAACAACAATGACTTATTTTAAAAACGACCTTCCTGAAGGGAAAGAATTCGACGTTGAACCGACCGAGTGTTGCCGTAAGCTGAGTCAAGCTTACGCGGCCAAGCACACGGCTTGCATGATGAACATGGTCGGTTGGGTGTTGGAGCAAACGGACGAGGTCGACGATCTGGCCACTCGTTGCTGTTACACAATTCGAAAAGCTCACGGGCTCAATCACACCAAGTGCGTGGAGAGGATGTTGCACTCTTGGCTGTGGATTGTCTCCCATAGCACTCCGGATTCAGAAGACGACGGGTACAGCGGACCGGACGATCGGTCTTCGGACGAGGAGGACGACGTGGAGGCCGAGTCCGAGACGAAATGCTGCCGAAATCTTTACGACGCCGGAAAAAACGATCACTACGACTGCATTTTGCAGATGGTCGATTTTAAAAAATTGGACAAGCCTATTTTGAAAGAGTGTTGCAAATCGAGATGGGAAGCATGCAACCGGTATCACATCGAGTGTTTGGTCAACATTTATCGTTACCGCTATTTCGACATTTGCGTTCCGACCGAGTGCTGCAAAAATATTCGTCAGGCCGTCCACAAGTGTCACTTTGAGTGCTTCGAAAAGATCGGAAAGAATTTACCTAGAGAAGAACCGGAAAATAAAGTTTTGAAAGAGTTATTCGAGCCGGCATTAGTTCACGAACTTCGCTACATGAGAAATCTTCCCGATCATTTCATTCAAAAAAGATTTGGTCATTTGGATTACTACCTCGATTAAATTTTACTCGAGAAATTTTCAAACGTACAGGTCATCGACGTTTGAAAATTATATTTTATTGGCTAGAGAGCGGATAAAAAAAGGAAGGTTCAATATTTGGTGGCGGCCAATTGACACTTGTAGAATATTTCGGCTCCAGTAGTTTTACCACACGTATCGTACCTTTTGGAATTTGGACCGTTGACATTTATTTCAAAATTAATTTGCTGTCTGTATTACTATTACTCAGCTTTTTTGACCTTCGACAACGATGATTGTTTTCAAGAAATATAATAAATTGCAAAAGGTACAGTGAAATGGTTTCTCGAGTCAAAAGGTTTTGGTTTCATTACTCCCGACAAAGGCTACAAAGATTTATTTGTCCATTTTACATCAATGGTAAGTACGGGCTTCCAGACGCTGAGAGAAGGTCAACGCGTCAGCTTTGACGTCACGACCGGTCCAAAAGGCTTACAAGCTTGCAACATGAAATCCTCCGACTAAGCGGTAGTTTCTAAATAAGCACGCCGGTCACAATCTCATCGGCTGGTTTTTTTAAACTGGTTAGTACGACTTTTACGTCTGGTACTTTTGCGATTTTTTCAAGTCTTATTTTCTATAATTTTTTAAAGAATTTAAAAATATACTGTAGAAGTATAATAGTTTATACGTCTATAATATTTTGATATGTGAAATCAAACAGGACCAAGATAGTGAGCTTGAAAATAGTTTGAATCTAAAAAATCTATAGCTTGAAACGTCTGAGTATCTTTACTGAGAGTGATATAAGAAGAAATGAAATCTGTCGTTCCATTCATCACAAATATAGCTTCAACCCGTGGCGTCACAACAGTACCCGGAAGCACGTCTGAATTTAAAAAAAATGATGTATATTTGGGTTTTAAATCAACATTTTTACCTACAGTTAATGTAATACGATTGTTTAAAACTAAACCAATCGCTCCAACGCTACTTTTAACACACCAAGCTCCTGAGACTTTTGGACTAAATTTACCGTTTGTATAAGTTTTTCCAGTATTGTCGAATTCTGAAATTTCGTGTTTGAGTAAAACATTAGAATTAATAGGGCTAATACTTAAAGGTAGATTTGTTTTATAAGATAAGAATAAAATTGGTGTATTTATCTTTAAAAAAGTATCTTCAATTTTTTTTGAGGAATACAACTGAGTAGTACTAATTGCCGTATCGACAATATCGGTTTTTTTCAAAACCGTGGTTTGTGAGCAACATTCATCTAAACTTGTTTTCGTGTATCCGCTAGCTACTAAGTTACCTTGCGCATCGTTCATCAAAATAGAATTAGCAGCTGCGGTAGGTTTTTTAATAAAAGTATCGTCAATTTTTTTAGATGAATACAATTTTGCTGTACTTGTTGATGTATCTACGATATCTACGTTCTTTAATGAATCCATACCAGCTGCTGTAGCTTGTTCGCAACACGTTTGAATAAACGTAGGTGTCAATCCACTGTCGACCAATTGCCCCTTTGCATTCGCCATCAAAATAGAATTAGCAGCGACTGAAGGTTTTTTCGTATAAGTATCATCGATTTTCTTGGAAGAATACAACTGACTAGCGCTAATAGAAGTGTCGACAATATCGGTTTTTTTCAAAGAATCTCTAGTCGCTGCCGTAGCTTGAGCGCAACACTCATCTAAACTAGCTTTTGTATATCCGCTATCTACTAGATTACCTTTAGCATCAGTCATTAAAAATGAATCGACAGGTACAATAGGTTTTTTAATAAAAGTATCGTCAATTTTTTTGGACGAATACAATTTTGTTGTACTAACTGATCCATCCACGATATCGACTTTTTTTAAAGAATCATTGCCAATCGTTACAGCTTGTGCGCAACAGGTTTGAATAAAAGTTGGTGTCAATCCACTATCGACCAATTGACCGGTTGCGTTGGCCATCAGAATAGAATTGGCAGCGACTACAGGTTTCTTCGTATAAGTATCGTCGATTTTCTTAGAAGAATATAACTGACTAGCGCTAATGGAAGTGTCGACAATATCTGTTTTTTTCAAAGAATCTCTAGTCGCTGCCGTAGCTTGAGCGCAACATTCATCTAAACTAGCTTTTGTATAGCCACTAGTTACTAAATTACCTTTATCATCAGACATTAAAAATGAATCAACAGGTACAATAGTTTTTTTGATAAAAGTATCGTCAATTTTTTTAGACGAATACAATTTTGTAATACTAACTGATCCATCCACGATATCGACTTTTTTTAAAGAATCATTGCCAGCCGAAACGGCTTGATTGCAACACGACTGAATAAACGTAGGTGTCAATCCGCTGTCGACTAATTGACCCGTTGAGTTAGACATCAAAATAGAATTGGCAGCGACATTCGGTTTTCTAGTATAAGTATCATCGATTTTCTTGGAAGAATACAATTGACTGGTGCTAATAGAAGTATCGACTATATCGGTTTTTTTCAAAGAATCTCTAGTAGCTGTTGTAGCTTGAGCGCAACATTCATCCAAACTGGCTTTGGTATAACCACTGGTTACTAAATTACCTTTATCATCAGACATCAAAATGGCATTTAACGCAACAGGTTTTTTAGCAAAAGTATCATCGATTTTCTTGGAAGAATACAATTTTGCATTACTGATAGATGCGTCGACGATATCGACCTTCTTTAAAGAATCGTTAGCTGCCGACACGGCTTGTGCGCAACACGTTTGAATAAAAGTTGGGGTTATTCCACTGTCTACCAATTGACCGGTTTCGTTAGCCATCAGAATAGAATTGGCAGCGACATTCGGTTTTCTAGTATAAGTATCATCGATTTTCTTGGAAGAATACAATTGACTGGTGCTAATAGAAGTATCGACGATATCGGTTTTTTTCAAAGAATCTCTAGTAGCTGTTGTAGCTTGATCACAACATTCATCCAAACTGGCTTTGGTATAACCACTGTTTACTAAGTTACCTTTATCGTCGGACATCAAAATGGCATTTAGCGAAACAGGTTTTTTAGCAAAAGTATCGTCGATTTTCTTGGAAGAATATAATTTTGCATTGCTGATGGACGCGTCAACAATATCGACCTTCTTTAAAGAATCGTTAGCTGCTGACACGGCTTGTGCGCAACACGTTTGAATAAAAGTTGGGGTTATTCCACTGTCTACCAATTGACCGGTTGCGTTAGCCATCAGAATAGAATTGGCAGCGACTGTAGGTTTTCTAGTGTACGTATCGTCGATTTTCTTAGAAGAATACAATTGACTAGTACTAATCGAAGTATCGACGATATCAGATTTAATCAAAACATTTTTAGAAGGATTTCCAGCATTCGCACAACATGTTTCTAAAACATTTCTAGTCAATCCACTAGCTACTAAATTTCCTTGACCATCAGCCACCACTATAGCGTTGGGTGGAGCAATAATTTTTTTAATATAACTACTTTCGATTTTAGTCGAACTGAAAGTAGTGTCTAGAGCAACAACGTTATCGTTAATATTGGTATCTGGAAAACGCAATTGGGCGGTGCTAATATTTCCGTCAACGTCGGTCGATAAAATAGAATTTTTTGGTAAAACTAATTCTTCAACATTACCAGTAGCATTTAAAGTAGCTGGAATTCCTGGTTTAAATGTTACAGGTTTCTTGAGATATATAGTATCTATTTTTAAACTACTATACAAACTATCCTTAGAAGGATTAGAAACATCATTGATAAGATTTTTGATATTATTGCAACATTGTTCTATAAAAGGAATATTAATAGCAGAGCTGGTAATATTACCAAACTTATCTGATATTAAAATAGTATCAGGAGTGAATTTTGACTTTTTTAAATAATTTTCATTGACGTAAAAACTACTAAAAACACTAGTCAAGCTTGGTTGAGTGTCCTCAATTTTTTTGTTGATCTCATTTTTGAGATACACACTTACTCCTAGTACCGAAGCAACAAGTATAACTAACATAATCGAAAATATAGTTGTTGTATTTCCGTTCATTTATTCATAATAAAATTACCAAAATTTATGGTTCATAAAAAATTTTCAAAACATTTTCATGTTTTAAAAATGCAAATTAATAATTCTGTAGAAAAAATATTATTATAAAATGTCAACATAAATTTTTTTTATTAATTGCTAAAAAATTATTTCATCAGAAACTGAAGTAGATAACACTATCTCTTCTTTTCACTTAACAGTTGGTGAATCCGGGTTAAAGATAATAAAAGCTTTTTCGTAATATATTTTAGGAGAACGAACTTTCGTTATAATACTCCATTCTTTCTTTAAAATACTATCTCCTATCTAAAATAAGTATCCATCTGTTTTTCTATGTATAACATTTTGCAAGCGCGGTCAGCAAACTCATTAAACAAAAACTTTTCCTTGGTATGACACTGTAAGATTTCACATTGTTAAAAATTTTTACAAATTTGTAGATTACCACACTTCGGTAATTTAACTTCGCCAGGTTGGCCAAGTAGTTAAGCCGCCAGACTCAAGAATAAGAGAACGTGGGTTCGAATCCTACACCTGGTAAAAAATTTTTATACAATTGGTACTAGACAGAGTCTAGCGGTTAAAGCGCTCGATTAGTAATCTGGTAACTACTAAGATGTGGTTTCAACCCCAATACCTAAAACATTTTGAAATTTAACTATCAATACTTTAACCAAACACAACAAAAACTCGGTACCAGGTTGGCCGAGTGGTTAAGGCGCTAGACTTAAGATCTAGTCTCAAAGAGGACGTGGGTTCGAACCCCACACCTGGTATAGTATTTAAATTTATATATATTTTAATATTTTTTATATATTTTTGCATTAATTTTCAGGACAATAAGTTTTTTTACATAACTGACGAGGATTATTAAGTCCCAACATTTTTCCACAAGAAAGGCAACTGTAGTAATGCAAAGAGTATTCTGAATCTCCTTTTACGGTTGCCTCAACAAAAAAAAGATGAGCATTTTCAGTCATCCAATCTGAATGTTTTTCGCCGGATATAAATTTTACATTAAACCTTTCCACGATAGCAGATGGGAAGTTGCTTTTCAATTCAGCCACAAAATCCGAATATTTCACTATAAAAAACATGGGATTAAAATATGCTAAAAAACTTTAATAAAAAATAGTTACTGATAATAGAGTAAATCAACTAGTGATAGAAAAGCAGTAATGATTAACCTAAATTATAATAAATATTATTATTACTACACTGAGAAATTATAAAAAAACGTTACCTTTTCGGCGATAGAGTGAAGTGCTGAGAAAATACGGCTGTTACATGCTTTTATAAGAGCACTATTGACTCAACTGTTTGACAGACACAATATTTTCATTGACGTCATAATCTGACTTACTAACCAATATTTCCAAATGACAAACAGAATATTTCTCATATTGATTCGATGTTATACTGACTAAGTAACCAATGTTGAAAAATGTCTGACAAAATATTTTCATTGACGTCATAATGACTCAATAACATGTTTTTAGATGTCAATGTGAGCATATAATTAAAATTTATTGCTCTAAACATCACTTACTTTGCGAATCATCCATTCTTTTAATACGGAATATTTCGGATACAAATTAGTGCCTTCTATAGTTGGCGTCCCTAAAAATTCAATCGTATCACCAGCTTTTAAACTGAGAAACACTGATAGGTCAAAATAATTTAAATAATACACAAAGCCAAAGACTATTTTAGCGCCTATATTATTCACGCGATAATATTGCGGAAAAGGAACTACAGTAGGTAAAATATTAGGTTGTTCGTGACGAATAGAAATATGATACAATCCGTTGCTTATCACTGGCGGTGATTTTTCCATCGATACTCCGTTATAAACGAGAGTCCAAACGCTAGTGGTTAAATTCAGACTTCCTCCACTACCATATAATGTGTCTTGTAACTTTATTTTACTCGAAGGCCACAAAGTCGACGAATTCGGGGGAGCATTTCCATTTATTTTGTACGTTGTTTTGCCTATATCTGGATCCATTAAATAATCTGTCATTTTTTATATTTGCATTATTTGAATTTCTATATTTGTTACTGGACTCTCTAAGGTGAATACTAACTTATCGCCAATTTTGACTTTTAAATAAAAATTAGACGAAATTTGATGTTTGGTGTTACTTTGTCGTGCTACTAATGTAGGTAAATTGTCATTTAAACTGTAATACATTCCTTTTAATGGTTCAAAAATACCGCGACTCATGATAATCGCCGAACCAGTAAATGGAAACGTGAAGGTTGTTGTCGTGTTGTGAGACGTCACTGTGGCTAACGTCGAGCCAGTCGTCAGCTTATTTTTCCAATTAAAACGTGTCGTTTTTAAACTTGACCAAAGAACAAATTCTGAATCTAATTGATTATCGTCAAAGACGTAATCAGTTGCTCCATTAATGTCCATAATCATTTATTACAAACCTACATATTCAAAACAGTAACTACCTATAAACGTAGAAACGTATTGCATTGCTGGAAAAGACACCTTGTCGCCTTTTTTCAATGAAACGACGGTGTGTGCGCATCGCGCGGACATGTAAAAATCACCGAGAAGCACGTTGGCATTGGTATTAATTTTGTAAAATAAATTATAAAAGAACGCCTGAACTTGGGCAGTGGCCCTTCCTTGATGTCCCCAATTTACCCATATCATCCAAGTTCCTTCTTTTGGACACGTAAAAATGTTGTTGACAACCCACAGTTTGCTGTCGATGGGTACTAATGTTAAAGTAGGTTTAATCACAAGCATGTTACACGTTCCGATACAAGCCAAACGGATGCTGTTCGCACTAGAATAAACGACGTTTATAGAAGGAGGAAGAGCATCGTTAACAGTCACGTTTGTTCGGCCGATTAAAGAATTCATAAGTGTCATCGACATAATCTTTAATATATAATATGTCAAATTTTTTTACTTACAAAATAACGGACAAATGCTGATATTGACAAAGTTCTTGTCATTCAGGCATTGACGTCATAATGACTAATCAAAAATGGCGGACGAATGCTGATATGAGAAAAAGACTCATCTAAAATTGCTGACAAATGCTAAGACTTGTTCAGAATTTTTGGTTCAAATGTTGACGTAACAAAATGGCGGACGAATGCTGATATGAGAAAAAGACTCATCCAAAATTGCTGACAAATGCTAAGACTTGTTCAGAATTTTTGGTTCAAATGTTGACGTAACAAAATGGCGGACGAATATTAAATCTAGAAAAAAGACTTATTTAGAATTTTTTGTTGAAACATTGACGTTATCCAAAATGGCTGACAAATGCTGGTATTGTCAAAAAGACTTATTCAGAATTTTTCGTTTGGTCATTGACGTCATGATGACTCAGTAACCAATGTTTCAAAATGGTGGACAAATGCTAATATCAGAAAAAAACTTTTTCAGAATTTTTAAAAATATTATATACAAATAGTTTATTTTACTACCTATAGATGTCGCTTCAGTCGATTTTTCCAAGTTTTCTTTTTACTACTAATATTTTCTAAAAAATAAAAAATATTAATAGAAACTTTGGAAAAATCGACTAAAGCGCTATCTATGAGTAATAATATAGACTATTAGTATAATAATTTCAAAAAAATAAAAAATATTAATAGAAACTTTGGAAAATAACTGTTTCTTTTAACAAGACAAAATAAACCCATTAGTTGTGAATAAACTAATACGTCCACCATTTTGAAACATACATTGGTTACTGAGTCACCATGACGTCAGTAGCTAAACTAAAAATTCTGAACAAGTCTTTTTGTCAATACAAGCATTTGTCCGCCATTTTGAATGATTGGTTAGTGAGTCATTATGACGTCAATGGCTAAACTAAAAATTCTGAACAATTCTTTTTGTCAATACAAGCATTTGTCCGCCATTTTGAATGATTGGTTACTGAGTCACCATGACGTCAATGGCTAAACTAAAAATTCTGAACAAGTCTTTTTTCTAAATTGGACATTTTTCCGCCATCTTGTTACGTCAGTAGCTGAATGCAAAATTCTGAACAAATCTTTTTTCTAAATTGGACATTTTTCCGCCATCTTGTTACGTCAGTAGTCGAACATGAACAAGTCTTTTTCATTTGTCTGCCATTTTGTGGTTACTTAGTTACTAAACGAAAAATTTTGAACAAATCTTATCGGAACTTTTCCGCCGATTTCTGGTTAATGAGTCATAATTACGTCAATAGCTAAAAAATTTTGAACAAGTCTTTTCTCCACAATATGTTTATTTTTAAAAACATTACATTTTAAAATTTATTGCATGTTTTCTAAATGTTTTATTAGCTGAATTTCTGCTGTGTTAGTAAAAAGAGCTTGTAAATTGTTAAGCTCTTCTGTCAAATCATAAACATGCTTTTGCAATCTTTTATTATCATTTTCCAAAAATAATATTTTGTCTTTTGTTTCTCTTATACGGTTATTGGCTTTTTCTCTAGATTTTTTGGCAGCCATGTTATTCCTTTCTCGACGTATTCGGTATTCTTCTGTGCAATTTTCCGCACTTTTTTTTATGATTTGATTTTTTCTTTTTTTAATTGTAGTGGTAGAAGAACTACAGCATTGTTCAGAAGAGCAATATTGTGGTTTATCGTTTGAAAAATTTTCTTCCATATTTTCCTAAAATAATTTAATTAATTTAAATTTTAAACTAAAAATATTTATTATTACCTCCAAAATTTCTTCTAAATAAGTAACAGATGGCAATTTAGTCATTCTGGTACTTATGACTGACGCAGATAGAAAATAACTGGAGTATAATTTTGTTATGTTGAATAATCACTAAAAAATAAAATATAAAACATGTTTTTATTAAACATCTGTTTAAATATTTTTGTTAACAGCTGTTTAAATATTTTTGTTAACAGCTGTTTAAATATTTTTTGTTAACATCTGTTTAAATATTCTTTGTTAACAGCTGTTTAAATATTTTTGTTAACATCTGTTTAAATATTCTTTGTTAACAGCTGTTTAAATATTTTTCACTAGATGTTTTTTATTTTTCACTGTCAAAAAATAAATTTTGTTGTCAAAAAGTTGTCAAAAAATAAATTTTGTTGTCAAAAAGTTGTCAAAAAATAAATTTTGTTTAAATTAATCAATAAAAAAGTTGTCAAATTTTACTATATTTTTTTACGATAAATTTTTAAACATACTGGTTGACGAGAACTTTGACATGGCGTAAACAACAAAGATAAAAATTCATTTATTATTTCTGGGTTTAAATATTCTTCATCGGTTATAAAATATTCTTTTAAATAATTTGGAAATTTCGAAATGGGCAAAACACTCAATATTTGAAATTCAACACTATGAATGTGATCTGGAGAAGATTTCCTTATTTCAGGAAGTGTAACAGAACTTTTTATTAAGTCGTTTAGCTTCAAGCGTTGAGGTGGCTCACAATCTGGAATCCATGAAACCTGGTAGTCGAGATAGTAGTCCAGACACCACTGCAAGTAGTATACAAAGGCATAACTAGCATCGTTTACTGTACTTCCTAGACATAGTTTGTTGACGCAAAAGTTGTCATCTTCGTCGACATAGTTCTCAAAATGCCAATTTAATTTTGTCGTTATTTTTGGTAAAAAATCGTTCCCCAAAAAACAAATATTAATAAAAAAATTTGTCACGTTTTCAATGTTCACTTGGTCGATGTCGACGATTTCACTGTAATAACGACACTGACGCCAAACAAAAATTTTTTTCAGTTTGTTTAAAATCGCCAACAACAAAAAATCAGCATCAATGGAAACAACTAACACATTACTTAATTGTAGTTTTTTAATCAAAAACGTAATTTTGTGTTCACCTTCGCCAGGCACTTGACTGTCGCTATAGTAAACAACTAGCGGCAATGTTTGCAATTTTTCTTTTAAGTTATTTTCAAATATTTGCATGTACTCACTACCGATAGTTATGTCATATCGTTTGGATTTTTGACGGCGTTCACGCTGGAGACGAAGTTTTGGAAACGGACATGCTCCGTCCTGTACAATGAGAACGGTGTGAGCTCCATTGTCTCTTGCTGTAGATCTTATCATTTCAATAGCTTCTTCTGCTAAAATTTTTGGATTTTCGTGATATCGACGGTGAATCCATTGGTTCATATCAAAAGCTATTACTTCAAAACTATCATTTCTTGATTTAACTTGAATCGCGTGACTGAATTTCTTCTTAAAAATAGTGTAAAATCCCTTAACACCCATCACAACAAATAAATGGAAGAAAGCAGTAAAAAAAGTATACTTATAGTGTCTATAGCACTTATTCTTCTTTTTGTTGTAATGTTATTTTTTTTCAATACTAAATCAAAACCAGACACAATGAACGAAATAAACGCACGTTGGGCAATATGTACTTCTGAAATGGTTAACGATTCAAATGAGATTAAAGGATTTTGTGGTACCAACGCCTTTTTATCCAATTTTTACGAATTTCCTGTGGTCAGACTTGGTCAAAATTATCGTTCAAGCGAAGCTGCTTATCAAGCCGCAAAGTATGATGATCGTCCAGAAATTCAATCTCTGTTTATAAATGTTACTGCTGGAGAAAGTAAAGATTTGGTTAAACGGCACTGGTATAATGCGGCTCAATTTTCGACAAGACGTCTCTCAGTTATGAGAGAAATTTTAGCGGCTAAGTTTAGTGATGAAAAGTTAAAACGAGCTTTACTGGCAACTTCTCCAAAAAAACTTATTGAATATAATTGGTGGGGTGACAGATATTGGGGTGTTACTAAAGACGGAGGAGAAAACCAATTAGGACTATTGTTGATGAAATTACGTCAACAAATTAATAAATGAATCTAAGTAAAGATGAACTTGTCCGACTTGCTTCTAGTATGAAAGTCAATAAAAAAGTCTTGGAACGTAAAAGTAAAAATGAATTGGTTGAATTTATTACAGGCATTCAAATAGACAAGTGTAGTCCCAAAAAAATTAAATCTGCCGTAAAGAAAGTTTACGATTGTGTTAAAGCTAAACGTATTGAGTTTGTACCAACTGAACCTGAAATTCCTTATTTTCAACCAACAAAATATCAACCGATATCGGTTCCTACGCCAATTACTCTACCTCAAACACAGCCTACGCCAATTACTCTACCTCAAACACCGCCTACGCCAATTACTCTACCTCAAACACCGCCTACGCCAATTACTTTACCTCCAACACCGCCTACGCCAATTACTCTACCTCCAACACTGCCTACGCCAATTACTCTACCTCCAACACCGCCTACGCCAATTACTCTACCTCCAACACCGCCTACGCCAATTACTCTACCTCCAACACCGCCTACGCCAATTACTATACCTCCAACACCGCCTACGCCAATTACTCTACCTCCAACACAGCCTACTCCAATTACTGTACCTCCAACACCGCCAACTGTGTTGAGAGGGTTGGAAGAAGAAATTATGAGACATGAAGCTGCAACTGCGGATTTCAAAAAGTCAAGTCAAGTATCAATTGATAATGCTCTAATGCAAGTCAGCGAAATTCAAGGGAAAATAGATAATTTAGAATTACGTATTCAAAGTGTACCGCAAAGTGTTTCAGATTTATTTGAGCAGCAGCGATTAGCTTTGATAGAATCTAACAGAGAATCGACAAAATTATTAGTAGTTGAAACTGTTTCTGAATTAGTTGACGAAACTGTTTCTCGAGTAGCTTTGCAACTTAACAAAGATGTAGCATCTAACGTAGAATCGGCTTCGAAATTGGCCGCCCAAAAAAGCGTGGATGCCGTTTTGAACGAATCAGTAAAAATTTCTTCCTCCGTTCAAACCGCGATGGATCAACGCGTTTCCTCCGTGATTCAAGAAAGTTTAGGAAACGTAAACCGTCAAATCTTGGATATAAAATCATCTTTATATAATCTTGATTCTCTTTCGCTAAATATTTCTTCTCTTGAGTTTCAAAATAATAATTTACAACAAGAAATTGGAGATGTTCGTGATGTTTTTGATTCTAAATTTACAAAAGTAAGCAATGAATTATCTGTCGGATTACAAGATATAAACTTTAGATTGGACCAAACAGAGAAAAACGTAGAAGATTCTATTAACTCTTTAAAAGTGAGTAATCAGACACAATTGGAAACTAATATTACTTACATTGAAGAGGAAGTTGCTAGAACGCTGAGTAATTACAATTTAGAACGTATTAACGTAGATCAACAGTTAGCTTCGCAAATGGTTATATTTAGACAAGATTTTGACATTGTACTTCGAGAAAATAATATGTTTAGGAGTTCTGTGAGCGAAGATATATTGCAACAAATGAGACAATATATTAGTGAAAATGTTACTCAACGTCAATTAATTTATGAAAGAAATGTAGATCAGATATTAACACGTTTTCCTTTGGAATCGAGTTTTTCGCAACTTTTACAACAAATTCAAAACCCAGATTTTTCCGCTGCTGCTATTGATTCTTTATTTGATAGAATGCGTCGATACGTTAGAGAACAATTTGGTAATCGACAATTGGAATTTGAACCAAGACTAAATGGGATAGAATCTGAAAATCAACGTCTCAATCAAAGAATTACTGAAACGGAAAGAAATATTAATACGAGCCTTCAACAACTTAACTCTGATGTTGCTAATGTTTCGAGACAGAATTTTCAACAAATCGAAGCTAATCGTTCCGATTTTTCAGAAGCAGCAGCTCAAGATTTATTTGATAGAATGCGTCAATACATCCTAGAACAATTTGGTAATCGACAATTGGAATTTGAACCAAGACTAAATGGGATAGAATCTGAAAATCAACGTCTCAATCAAAGAATTACTGAAACGGAAAGAAATATTAATACGAGCCTTCAACAACTTAACTCTGATGTTGCTAATGTTTCGAGACAGAATTTTCAACAAATCGAAGCTAATCGTTCCGATGTTTCAGAAGCAGCAGCTCAAGATTTATTTGCTAGAATGCGTAAATACGTCCGAGAACAATTTGGTAATCGACAATTGGAATTTGAACCAAGACTAAATAGTATAGAATCTGAAAATCAACGTCTCAATCAAAGAATTACTGATACTGAAAGGAGTTTTAACACTACCGTTGGTGATATTGTATCTACTACTAATCAAAGTATTGAAAGAGTGAATACTATTTCTCAAAATGTTTCCGAAATTTCTAATGATATTTCAGATATCAATGATGCAGTAGCTTTATCTAATAATAATATTCAGAGAGCTTTATCTATCATTCCAACGGTTAATCAGTTGGCGATTGAAATGCCAAAAGATGTATCAAATTTGCAAAATAAAGTTGCCAAATTAGAAGCTTCTGAAGTCAGAATATCTGAAAATTTTGTTGCTCTTAATAACGTTTTAAAAATTCAACGTGATGCCATCAATCAGAGGTTAGAAATGAATTCAAGAATTTTGGATGAAATACGTTCTAATAACCCTAGTGTGTTAGCTATAGAATCGTCAACCAGTCCTCAAGTAGAACGACAATCATTAGCTATTATAGCTTTAGAAAATCGAGTGACTGAATTAGAATCAACAATTGTTTCCTTCGATGCCCGTATCAAACAATTACAGCTACTTTTAATTTCTGAAGATAGGCCAAGGCCACGTAAAAGAAGAGCTGTGTAACAGCTTTTATGTAATTGAAATTTTGTTCTTAGTGTCAGAAAAATATGCAACAATGAATATTTTAGATGAATTATTGGAATTAGAATTTGTTTCTAAGAGGTACGGTGACATGTTGAAAACGTCACAAGCTATTATCGAAAAAAATAAAATTTTAACTGAGAGGCAACGTCAGTTGATGGAGTATGCGTTTTACACAACTATGCGTACACGTCGATCAAGCTGGACAGATATTCGTTTTAGATCAGATTTTTCCCAAGTCATCAAAGACGAATATTGTAGTTTAATAGCTGAGGAAATTATAGTAGGATGTCGATTACTTCTTTCGACTTTGTATCTTCATTTATTTCCAAATGCAAAAAATTTGACTGAAATTAAATTTTACCACATGTTGTCAAGTACTTGTTATCGTTATATGGCCGAAGTTACGCTTGATATTCAGCGCCAAAAAGAATTAGTGCGACAATCTTTAACCGCTTATTCTTTTTTTTCTTCTATTGAAAGTTTTGAAAAATTTTAAAATTGATTTATCCTTTAACATAAAAACTCTTTTAGGTAGTTCTAGTGAAACATTAAAACATGCATCTCGTTTATATCATTCCCGATTCTCGAGCTGAAGAATTAGCTAATATTAAAAAATATGGCTATATTCAACGACAATCGGTAGTTAGTGGATGGGAAACTTCTAAAGATCCTTCTTATTATCAAGGATGGGTTAAAGGTGATCCATGTGATGCCAATCTTTTACAGGGAGTTTACTTGAAATTGTGGCATACTCTTCAGTTAAAACAATCAAATGAAATTGTATTGGAATTAAACTGGTCGGTTTTGGACGATGTTGATTGGCATTTTAATACCACTGAGAATCACGGTTTCTTTTTGTACGGAGGTTGCTCTATTTTTAGCGGGGAAGAAGGTGTGACTTATTCTAGATTAGAAGACATTTATAAACATTATCAAGTCATTAGAGAACAACCGATTTATTTTGGAGAACTTGTTATTCCCAATAAGGATATTCCCATGTCTTTTATCAAAAACGTTTTTATTAACTGAGTAATAATTCCCTGACACTAATAACTCATGTCGTATGTTAGTTTTTTATTTTTTATATTTCTAGATACATATCATTACTAACCCATACGATATGTATCTAAGCGTTCATCAGTGATTTTAGATACACGGATTCGGCTGATTCTTGTCGTCTTGTTGGTGTATCTGGATCAGGTTGTCTCAAAGCCGATGTGATATTGTCCCATCCGGCTAAGTTACCCTGCAAGCCTTTGCTACTCAATTGAATGTATTCGTAATAACGCGGTCTTTCAACTTGGTTTTCAACGAGAATACGATCATCGGCTCCGTTGCAACCACCTGTTTTTGTGTAGAATGTATCGGGAGAAACCATGCGTCCAACCATATCTCGACCGGCCCATACTGGACAAAGTTTGTTTTCACCACTACCAATGTAACGATCACTGTAGGCTACGTCTGCTGATCCCGTATCCACTCTCCAAGTTTTAATTGCTGCATCTAAAGAAAGACTAGTCATATTTTATTTTTAATATTTCCAATAAAATTCTGTTTTTGGTTTACGTCGGTTAAGTTTGATTTTTCCCAAAGTATTTTTTTGATCATTGGCTTTCCACGCATCCCATGGTGGTGGAGGTATTTGTTCATATTCGATTTGGCTGACAATTAAATTGAGAGCTTCTTTCATTAAAATACTTTTAAAATTATCTGATCCAGGAGGACTATCTTGTAGCGTATATCTCGTAAAAATGTCACCTAATTCAGGTTTTGACATTTTTAAGAGTTGGTTTAGTAAATCTAATATAACGTTTTCTGTTACTAATATTTTTTGATGAAAGTAATTGTTTACTAACTTTTGGATATAGTTCACGTCGTGATAGTCAAATACGATTAAATTGTTATCGTAGAGAACGCTATTGACATTCATATTTTATTATTCAAAAAATATAAACAAATGAAGCCTAATGTTTTATTAGATTTAGATAATACACTAATTTACTCAATCTCTGCTTCTAAGTCTTATAAATATCCATCACTTCGAAAACATTATTTTGAAGATTTAGTAATTTTAGAAAGACCTTACTTAGCTGATTTTTTGACGACACTTGGTAAGTATTATAATGTAAGTGTGTGGACAGCTGCTCATCGAGATTATGCTAGTTTCATTGTTAATAATATTCTAATTCATCACGTCGAAATTTTTCATCTCTTTGATCGTCAACACGTTCAACATTCACTGTATTATTTTGGTACGATGAAAAATTTAGATTTGTTGACAAAAATTTATAAAATTCCAATGTTTATTCAACACAAAAATATTATTGTTGATGATTTACTTGAAATTTGTCAACAAAAAAATCCGTGTATCAATGTTGTTCCTTTTACTGGACAATCGGACGATAATGATTTATTGGTTAAATTAAACATTTTAACGGAATTTACTGAACATGTTTAAATAACTAAACGATAAGATACTTGATTTTTTCGCGTTACTTCTATAAAATCTCCTTTGGTCCATTTCATAAATTTGGCAACAGCATCTGTTTCCAACATGATGGGATAAACGTCTCTTTTATTCATGGGAATTTTCCGCATTTTCGGTTGCAAAACATGTCTCATAATATTGAAACTCAGTTCAGATTCCAAAAAAATTTCAATATTAGAAAACATATTAATAATCTTTCGGGTGTTGCTTGCCATGATTGATTTTGTCACAATAATAAATTCTTCATATATTTTGATATCGTATTTACTAAATACTTCTTCTTTCATAATATTGATGCTTAATTTATGTGGAATAAATTTGACTAAAACGAGACCTAAATTTGAAGTTTTAGCACTAATTACATCGTTGTTGTATTCAACAATTTCGTGACCTCGTTCCATCAACATTTCACGAGCAACTTGAAAATGAGCCATATCGAGAGGATAGATGAAGGTTTACAACTCATCAGTAGCCAGTTAAAACTGCCTATTGTACATTTTTATCCTCGTGAAATCAAATTAAAATCTAAACTTCCACTTTTTCCTTTCCACAAAGACTGGAATTGGACGTCTATTGAAGATGCTGTAATTCCTTTTGGAGTAGTGTTGACAGGTAAGAAATTACATTTCAATCTTTTGGTTATAAGATTTGGTAAATGTTTTCGATTTGAACCTCATCGCCACGCAACTCTATTTTACTCTGAGAAAAAAATTCAAGATTTTCTAACTCCTCTATTTCTAAATTACGAAACTGTCTACGATTATCGTTGTGGGACAATGTGTATAGAAGATGCCTTTAATTTGGTGTTGGCGTTTTTCTCGTAAATGTTATAGACACTGTTTGATCTTTGATTTTATAATTTATTTTTCGTAATATATCAAAAGAGGTTTCTACATCTTTTTTTGTTTCTATGTCAAATATTAATCTATCGTTTGTTTTAAAATAGTCACACATTTCTTTGAAACTTAAATCCATTTTGCGTCTTTTAATTTTCAAATGTTAATCTTTCATTTTGAAAATTTTTAAAGCATAATACCAGCAAAGAAATTTATGTGATTTCTGTTAGTAGCAATATCTATAGTTTTTAAACATTGAAATAAACTTGTTTCGACATAATCCGACAATCCATTGAAAGCATGCTGTTGTAAATATTTAAAAATAACATCATTTCCTTCAAATTCCAAATTGTCGTAGTCATCTGGATTTGGTTCATCATCATCGTATAAATCGTTTTCGTCTTCAGAATCTAAATGTATTTCAGAAATAAATTCTTGTTCTTCTTTTACGTGATGTGTTAAAATAGATTTGGCGTGGCCGACGTCTATATCATTGAGCGTCACTGGAATGTCGACTATTCTATCAAATACTAACATTATTTGACATATTGCAAAAAGTGTCATGCTATTGCGCGCGCAATTTGTAAAATTTTGAAACCGAGGTGGTTTTACCCATTGGTTTGACATGGAGTATTGTTTTTTGATAATGAAATCATTAATCGATAAATCATTGTTAAATTTACCCAATGTTTTTAAAAGGCTATCTGTTAAACTTTCGACGGTGTCATGACTTCCGTGGAAAAAATGACGAATGATTTCATCAATTCCCAATACTTTTTCGCTACCTTTGTCGCGTAACCATAATCTCATCATCATGTGAAGTTTTTTAACCATCTCTTCGATTTGTGAACACCATTCTTGAACTTTGTATATTTCTTTGACTTCATTCAAGTTTGAAATACGATAAATTTTGGGTGTTAAAGACGATCTTATTTTCATCATTTTTTGGCTTAAATTTGGAATTAAAAAGCAATGTAATACCAATGGTTCTTGTCCGGTGCATAGAAGTAAATGCTGGTGTTTTATATCTTTGAAAAAAATGTAGAGAGTTTGATCAACAATTGTATCAAAAATAATTTGACGATGTTTATGTCTCCATTTTTCAAGTAAAGGTAATAATTGTTTAGTTTCATATTTAGTTAATTTTGTAACTAATTCAGACAAATTTTTAGAGTTGTCTTCGTGAATAATTGTTTGACTTACCAAATAATGAATACAAGTGCTGTACATGATATCGTTAATGATTAAGTGGTCGACACTAAATGGATGTAAAACACTCTTAGGCGTAATTGTGATTGTTTCTACATTAGTCTTTTCAATAGAATTTTTAGTTTCGCTACCTGGATGTAAAAGAAAAACATCTGTTTCGTAATTATTAATTTCTTCCAAACTTGGTAGGTAGACTTTTTTAACACGTTCATCGATTGATGACATTACTTGAATAGGTAATTTTCTCTGAGTATAAAGCAAATAAGCACGAGTTGTTAATTCCACGTGTTTTTTTATGTCCATGGTTTGTTTTTCCCGTTCAATAATTGAGTCACGCAATTCGGGTTTAGCAGGATGAAATGAAGCAACATTTTTAATAAATTCTTCTAAAACAATGGTTTTTATTTTTACCAAAGCTAATTCACGTACACGACGAATTTCCTTGCGACGAATAAGTCGAATCAAAGTAGAAGGATTAGTCGTGTAATCTACTTCTAATTTTTTATGAATTTTTAAAATTGTTTCTCTATCGGGAGCTTTTCGAATGACTCTGTCTCGACCGTAAGTTTGTTCTAATGCTCTTAAAAGATCAGACATTCTCTTAAATTTCTGATCTAAAAATTCTTGTAAATTATTTTCTTCCAGAATTTCTTTCAATGCTTTACTGGCCAAATACATGTAGTAAATTGGATCTTGATCGCGCTCTTCGACTCGACGACAAAATTTATTTTGACGTAATTGTTCCAATGTTTTACCATATAAATTTTGCGGAAAAACGTCGCATACTAGATGTGATGTATTAGAACGACTTAACTCTTGTACGAATTGTGAATTTTGATTGAGTTTGGCTGTTAAATATGTCATTAGACATTGACTCAAAATTTGATGATGTTGTTGTTCTCTTGACTTGTTCAATATAACTGGTAAATCGTCAACAGTTGCGTTTCTTATTTCTTCATGTAACAAACCACGCGGAAATAATTTAGCAAAAATGTAATTCAGCGGTGTTTTCCATTTTTTTGATTCAATGTTAATTTCAGATTTACCAAGCAATAAATCTCCAAACGGAATATTATCTCTTTTCTTGATTTCCAAAACCATTTTTATTTTGTACAAAGATTGAAAATTAAAAGCCGAACGTGGAATTGTTGCTAGTCGGATCGTCGATCGACAAACTACTAGCTATTGGTTTTGTGGAAACTCGATCAGCAGCAGCCGGAATAATCGTTGCAGTTTCTGGTTGCTTTTTCATTCGTTTCCACAAAGTGTAAACCGCTCCCAATACGATTAAAGCTAATAAAATTTTAAACCAAGTTTGTTGGTAAAATTTTTTACTAGTAGTAGATGAGGCTGAAGTTCCAGATGAAGTAATTGGAGTAAAAGATGCTTTTTGTTTGTTGGTGTTGGTAGTAACTGTTGTATTCTTTAAATGTTGTAGTGTAATTAAAGCTTTTCCTGGTATACTGCTAGACAAAACTAAATAAGTAGGTTGTTGAATATTTCTGGCTGTTCCGGTAGCATAACCGTTATCAACTCTATTTAAAGTAAATTCATTTTTTTTTAGTGTTTCTTCGTCTACCACATTAAATTCAAAAGGCGTTTCATTTTCAGTTTCGATGACAAACAAAATTTTGCAATCGAAAATATTGTTACTAATTTCCAAAATCTGTCTAGTTGGACTCAAGTGAACTGTAGTAGTGGTAGATGACGACGGTGACGTGCTAGTCATGTTTATTTTATATATAATAACATATTTTAACGTTTGTTGCATCTACAAAAAACGAACAATGGATGTAAAAACCATTTTTTTAATTCCTAGTCCTTGTCGACGTTATCGTTGGAAACGTGACAGTTTAGTAGAACCCATTCCGTCTAATTGTATTGAAGTAACCACAAGTCATGAAATGTTGGCTTTTATGGAAAAATATACTCGAATAGAACAGTTTCCACACGGACTAGAGGGCGTTGTTGATTGGGCAACTATTCGACAAGAAGCCAACGCCCTCTCTTTTCGTTGGTATAAACCTTTTTGGAAGTGTCATCGTTTATTGCAACAGATGATTCAAGAACGTCACTTGTGGGAGTGGTACGCCAATATTAAAGAGCCGACTCTCTATATTTGGGACGACTAATCTAGCCACCATTGCTGGTCGTAGACGTTTAGTCGTCCCATCCGATTGCTCCCTTTGTAAACTTCTCGTGTGGCTAAATCGATCGTTAAATCTTCTTCTCCTTCCCAATACCAAGACTTTCTCGTGAGTAGCTCTAAATCTAAATTATTGTCTTGTTCGTTTAAAATCATATCTTGATGATAGCGACAACGCCATTCATCATTAGTTGTGACTCCTAAACAAAATCCTCCTTTATGTGGCCACGTACAAAAAGTTTTTGATTTAATTGGTTCCCATTTTAAACTGTGTACGTTCCAGACAATTGATTTTGTTTCAATAGTCGACATTTTATTTTTAGTTTCACTTAAAATATGGAGTTCTTTATTTACGATTGGCATCTCTCTAAATCTTATCAGAGTTTCCCTGTAATGGATAAATTTTCTCGTAAAACTAGTTTTGTTCGAAAAAGTGTTGATACTGTCTATGCCTTTGGCGTTGATTCTAAAAATATTTCTGTACTTTTAAAAATTCCTTTTTTGCCTTATTGTCATGTTCTTTTACCAGAAAATATCGATGATGATTCCATTAAAGTGTTGCAAAAGTTTTTAAGATCCAATTATCTTGTAGTTGAAATGGTTGTTGTCTTAAGACATCGTTTGTATGGTGCTTATCTTGATTCAGAGGGGAAACGTAAAAAGTTTAAATTTTTAAAATGTTTTTTTAGATCGAAATGGGATATTGTTAATTTTTATAAAGACATTGCAATTATTCGTTTGAAATTGGAAATGCCCCATTTAGATGTTCATGATACCATGGCTAACCCTATTTTACAACTTTTAACTAATCGTTCTTTGGATTCTTGTGGATGGCTTTCGATTGATCCCAATTCTGAAACATTGTGTGGTACTAGTTTGTGTCGTCGAGAATACCAAGTTATTTGGCAACGTTTAAAAAAAGTTGCTGAAATTCGAGCACCGCCTTATCTCGTTACAGCCGCTTTTGATATTGAATGCGTTAGCGAAGATCGTATGATGTTTCCAGATCCAAAGAAGCCTAATGATATCTGCTTTCAAATCAGTATTGTTTTTATCAACGTAAATGAACAATGCTCTCAACGGTATCTTCTAACCCTTGGACCTTCAAATATTCACGTCGAAGGATGTCAAGTCATTGTTTTTAAAACAGAAGCTGAATTACTGATTGGATTTGCTAAATTTGTATGCGATAAAGGCATTCAAATCATGATTGGTTACAATATTTTTACCTTTGATATTCCATATTTGATAAAACGTAGTGAAATTAATTGTTGCATTGACGAGTTTTCTCAGCAATCGATTTTTACTAACGTTACTTCAAAAATCTGCAATATTAATTGGTCTTCCATGGCTTATAAAAACCAAGATTACCAATTTTTGGATGCCGAAGGTCGTATTTTTATCGATCTTCTACCTGTCATTCAAAAGGAATATAATATGGAAAATTATAAATTGGATACAGTGGCAAAAAAATTTTTAGGCGAATCTAAAAACGATTTACCTGTTTCGGAAATTTTTGCTTGTTATGATAAATTTACCGCCGAATCTATGAGTTTATGTGGATCGTATTGCGTCCAAGATAGTATTCTGGTCGCTCGGCTTTACACTAAACTTAAACTCTTTTTCAGTCTTCAAAGCTTGGCTAATGTATGTCGAGTGCCACTACGAACTCTTATCATTCGTGGACAACAAATCAAAGTCTACAGCCAAATCTACCAATACTGTGTTAATAACAACTATACGGTTGAAAAACCAAACTATCCACGCGACACCAACGAACGTTATGCTGGTGCTTACGTTTTCGATCCCGTTCCAGGTCTTTACGAAAATGTAGTTCCGTTTGATTTTGCGAGTCTTTATCCTAGCACTATCATTGCTTACAATATTGACTATTCTACTTTAGTCCTGGATGAATCTATTCCCGATTCCGCTTGTCAAACTATGGCTTGGATTGATCATTTTAATTGCCTAAAAGGTTGCAAAGGAGGAGGACCAAAATGCTTAACACGACGTTATCGTTTTCTTTTACCAACTCATCCTACTTTGAAAGGAGTATTGCCCAATATTGTCGCGAATTTACTAAAGGCTCGAAAAGAAACGCGAGCTCAATTGAAGAATGAACATGATGAATTTACAAGAATGATTCTTAATCAAAGACAATTAGCTTTCAAAGTTAGTGCCAACAGTATGTACGGTATCACTGGAGTGAGTGGAGAAGGTGGTATGATCCCACTAATGCCTCTCGCCATGTGTATTACCTATATGGGGCGTGTCAATGTGAAGAAAGCAGCTCGGATTATTAAGGAAAATTTTTATGGCAAAATTATTTACGGTGATACAGATTCAAATTATATTGTTTTTCCTGATGTTTCAGTTGACAAACTGTACGAGTATAGTAATGAAGTTAGCAAAATAGTCTCTTCACATTTTGAAGATCCTATTTTTCTGGAGTTTGAAAATACTGTTTATAGTAAATTTTTAATTTTTACTAAAAAACGTTACGTTTACCAATCGATGGCAGCTGATTTGACGATTGAACCTCAGTTAGGACAAACTGGAGTTTTGTTGGCCCGACGTGATACCTTCAAATTTCTCAAAACTGTTTACAAATCAGTAATCGATGCAATTTTTAAAGGGCGTTCTCAGACTGACGTCTTACAAATAATCGTGGATGCTATTACAAAACTTCTGACCCGTCAAGTTCCAGATTCCGAATTTTACATGACCAAGTCTTTTAATCATTGCGACAAACTTACCAAAGCAGCTGACGGTAGTCTTCGTTTGGGTCATTATAAAGTAAAGGAAAAAAATGATGACGACTACATTAGTCAGCTACCAGCTGTGTGTCAACTAGTTCATCGCTTACACGAACGTGGAAACTACAACATTCAAGGCAATCGTATTGATTATATCATTTTTCATCATCACGATAAAAAAGTTAATCAATCTGAAAAAATTGAACACGTCGACTATTTTGAAAATCATCGTGAAAATTTTCGTCTGGATTACTTCTTCTATTTTGAACGAATGATTGAACCTTTGGACCAGCTTATTTTTATTATATATGGTATACCCAATTGGATGAAAAATTTTTATATGTTCCATTATCGCGAAAAGGAAAAAAATCTACAAAAAATAAAGAAACTTGGAGCTCCAGTTTTGAAATTCATATGAAGTACGCTAGCTTTGATATTGGGAGGTTGCACATGGCGTTTGTTTGGATGGAAAATGACGTAGTAGGAACGAGATTGGATCGAGTCGATGGAACACCGGCTTCTACGCTTCGTTATTTGGAAGAATTACAATTGGATTCTACTTTTGATTTGATTTTGATTGAACGACAAATGTTTCCAAATTCTAAATGTCTTTGTCTCCAACACCAAATTCACATGTTTTGTTTAATGCGTGGCTTAAAAGTTGTCATTGTCAACAGTAAACTTAAAACTCCATCTGGACTTTCTTATGCCCAACGAAAAAAGTACACAGTTGCCGTCGCTGAAGCTGCCAACATTCCTTTTCCGGATGGAGCAAAACGCGATGATGTTGCCGATGCTTATTGTCAGTTGATAGCTTATCTAAAAATTTCAAAATAAAATCTTTTTTGAAATTTTCATGTAGTGGTGATGGTTAAAATATATTGAAATTATGTGGAAAATTGTGTCGTATATGGAGTTTTCATCTTTTTGTGGGTGTAAATGAGGTAGAGATCTAGTACTTGGTCATAACAAATTTGACGAATACTTTTCAAAAAAGAAGATAAACTCAAATCAATACTACATACGATTACAATTTTGTCGAATGCTTTTGTATCGCATCGTTCTATTTTTTTGGGAGGAGATGTATGAATGAATGTTTTTAATTCTTGTTGATACGAACTATATTCTCGGTAGAAATCTTGTTGAGAACGATCATCAAAAATGATGCACCGACTATTCATAAATTTTAAAAGATGTTGGTCGATGGTTAAGTAGTGACTTTGACTTTTATATTTTTCAACCGAGATGCCTTTGAACATACAAAGGATTTTACAAGCTTTACACACCAAATATTCACCTATATGCCAAACGCTAGTTAGTTGAGACTTTTTGCAAAAATGACATATAAAGGTATTTTCTAATAAACAAACACGATATGGTGTGAATGATTTTAGGGCTTTTAAAAAAGTTAGATTGGGTATTTTAAAGGTTTTTTCTAAAACAAAGGTTTGAAATACTTGCCAATCGTAAAAAATACAAAATTGGCTTAAGCTGTAGGAAAATTTACATTTTTTAAAAACTAGTTGTCGTTGATTGAAATTAAAAGGAAATATGATGCGATGAAAAGTTGTACCATTTAGTATGCAAGATGCGTAGCATTTCGGTGTAATAATTATATCCATTTTTGGAATTCTTTTTCGTTCGCTTTTGATGATACAGTGTTTAACATTCTTTAACATGTAGCTATACTGCATTGCTTCAAAAATATCATCAGTTATAATAAGTGATTTAGAGCTTTCTATGGTAGAGTTTTTATCTCTACTTATTAAACCTTCTTCAATAATGACAACATTTATAGGTTTTAGTGATGGTACCTGTCTTGAAACGAGATCGGCAATAATTGACATTCGAGCACTTAGGTGCATCCATCGACTATTGATCCGATGAGATAAATAAGAAAAACAACCGTCGTTGGCTTCATATTCCATAATGGCATCCGTCAACGAAAGTGGGTCATTGTGAGATAATCTTAAAAAAGCCATTGGTGACCTACTTTCATTTGACCCTATTATGTTAAATTCAAATTAATTGATGCGTAATTTCCATAACCCCTAAACTACCATAGTTATGAAAATTTTTACTCTTAATATTTTTAAATTGTTAGTAAGTTTTCCCATTATCTTTTTTGATGACATGTTTTGTAAATGACGTGAATTGTGTCCGATTGAAGACATATTGATTGAATTACTTTTGCTTCAGGTAATCCTGTTTTTCCAGACTTTCAGCGAAAAACCCGTCAATTAAACATGTTGATTGGCGATATGTTTGTAATACATGCCCAATAAATTTGGTTAAAGCCGATACCAAGTACCACGAAAACTGTCGACGCCAAATACCCCACTAAGCCGCCAAATCTGAATAAAGACAAGTGTGTGTCTAAGACTGTGTATTGGGGCTCTGCACCACGGGGACATCCTCACTCTAGGTCGCGCGACATCTAGCGGTCAGCACTAGATTCTACAACATCTCCCCCTCGCACGCTGATTACACAAATGAACGACAAGAACTAACATGCCGAACAAGAGAACAAACACAATGAAATGAATAATGAGGAAACACGACATGAGATGAAAATGTGACGAAAACCAGAAAACAAACACAATGAAATGAACAATGAGACAGGAACACGATATAACCATATTATCATTGCGTATTTTGTGGGTTTTAGTGACAAACTCACCGCCATTTTTTTCAAAAGACATCATATTTTTGACAAAGTTATTGTCTGTTAAACATTCCATTATCTATTTTTTCTTTTATAGCTAACAGATTTTTTCATACGTTAAAATTCCCATAATTTTTTCCTTTAAGCGACCCAAAATTTTTCAATTTGTAGCCAATTTAATATGTTGATTTAATATGTTGATAATACCTTTTCCCATTGTTCCTTCTGATCTTGGCACGTGTAAAGAACGTGAATATTAATTGGATTATTACACAAAGAATTAATAATTCTGCTTGTAGGCATGTCTTCTTGAGCGTAAATAATAAAAATTAAATCGGTTAATTTTTTCCCATAAAATCTTGGTACTTCATTTTTTGGCCATTCGCAAAAATGTAAAGTGTTTGTATCTTTCAGATATTTAATATAAGTCATTTTAAAAGTAGTCTTTTTTTTCGCTAAATAATTGCTGAAAATAATGCCACCCAAGTGTTTTAAAGAGGATAAAACGCTGTTAATGTCGTAAGGTGGTATAATTTTGTCTTCGTTATAAATAACGCTCATGAGTAAAACGCTACCTCGACACATGTGACACTTGACGTTGTTAAAGTGTTCAAAACACGAAAAACACATTGTGTGCTTACAAGGTCTAATTTGGTACATTTTTTCGAAAGTATCCAAACAAATGCTGCAGTAAAAATCGTCTTGACTTTTGACAGTCCCTATCGGCAACATTCTAGTTTCGTAATAACTGATATTACGACTTGGGAATGGTTCATGAAAAATAAACTTATTTTCTGTAAAACAGTAATCTGTTAATGAATAATTATACATACACCTTAATCTGTGTTTAAAGCCAAGTGGAGCAAAAACTCGGTAATACACATTAGCTAATGGGTAATTACTCAATAGTTTTTTGGTGATAATGGTTATAGGTGTGTCCACCATTGTTTGATTTTTTTTAACAATACATCTAACTTTTTTAGAGTTTAGTGCTTCTTGCCATTGAAGGCAATCAAAAATGTTTTCTCCAATAATAAGAGTATCACGAGAAAAAAAAGTTTCTTCGATACTTTCCGCATACAATCCATCTAAAATAATGCTGCGATTCCTATTAGTTTGTTGGGCCTCAGTTATAAATTGAGCTACGGCATTTAAACCGTAACGGCACATGATAACCATATCATTGCTTCGGTATCGATGAGTATCATTACTGTATTCGCCTCCATTTTTTTCAAAACTTTTTATACCGCCCACCAGTTCTTCAGCAGAAACGAATTCCATTCTCTGTTCTTGTTGCTATACTGCTTTAACCTTCTATATATTTATCAATTTCAAAGAATTATCATTTTTTGAAACTTAATGCACAAATAAAAAAATGTATTTTCTGAAAAATGAAAGTAACGGTGGAGGTGATTGTTTGTGTACTAGTGGAACTTATGATTCCGACTTACCTACAGAAAAGTATAGTTTGATGATGGCAACTCCAGCTCGTTATAAATTGTCGTCCACTAACCGTCCTTATAAACAAGCGAGTGCTTATTTAAAACAAAATCCCGATTCGTATAGTGAACCAGCCTCGTATCGTCAACCAGCTGCTTGTTCTTTACCTGCCGTTCAACCAGCCTCTTATCGTCAACCAGCTGCTTGTTCTTCACCTGCCGTTCAACCTGCCTCTTATCGTCAATCGGCCGCATCCAAAATGTTTCGCCCCATGCAAGCACCTCGAAGAGTAGCGATGTTACGAGAACCAGTTTCATCTTTGAGACGATCTGCTAATTATGAAGACACAGAATCTAGCCGTCCTTTTGATTTAGAAGTGGATTACGGTAATGCATATGGAGGAGTAATTAATGAAAATGGTATAGATGTACGCACATTATCTTCTACTGATGATATTTATTTCAATCCTGGGACAATTGATCAGACAAGTGCGCAGTATAAAGAAGCTCTAAGACTTTATTACGATAAGTTGGGATATCCTAATTTTACACCGAAAAATGGTTACGATTATGGTGTAGAATATTTCAATTACAATGCACAAAGTGTTCCTTCAAAAAGTTATGGTACTATTAGTAAATTTTGAAAATTTACATACCTCTAATAAGGCGATTGACGCTAGAAATATGATCTAAAATCTGAGCGTTATCTCTTTCACACTCACATCCACCTTTAAAGTTGTTGCATTGCATGTAATGAGAACCTCTAAAATTTTCTTTTCTAACTCCTTTGTTAACTAAATTTTGAATAACTCCTTGATGATAACGTAAACTTTGCTTAGTACTTTCATATGAAATCTTTTTTGCTTCTGGATAACTACGAGCCAGAAACATATTGATTTGGTCAAGAGCACGGTATGCTTTAGTTGTTAAATGCATTTATAATGGTTTATGAAATGTTTATACAATTGGTAAACACAATATATAATCTAAGTTCAATTGTAAAAAATTAACCATTAGATTAAGTTAAAAATATTTTAAATACCGCTTCTATGGACTTACGACACATGGGACAGTATTCTAGAATGCTTACACATTCGTCACATGATATGATATGACGACAAGGCCAGATACATGTGTCTCTCATTCGTTCCATGCAAATTATACACACTTGAGGATCGATCGTCAAACGACCACGACGTATTAAAACGTAGGGACAAAAAGGATTCCAACGATAGTGTTGTTGCCAAACATTGGTCGCATCAGTCAAGTGATATTTTTCCAAGTGACAGTAATAACATTTGTAAATGTGTTCAAATTGAAAAAAACCACATTCGGCCCAATGTTTCAGTTTAACATTTGCGAAGGAATTGCGACGGTTTAAAACGCTGCGATACATAGATTTCTTTAAGTAAAAATATGAAACGTAAGAGTGAGGAAGAAGATCTAAAAGACTTTGAAGAAGATGTCGAAGAAAATCTAGAAGAAGATATTGAAAAAGCACAAAGTGTTTTTAAAAAATTATTCTTTAATATTTTTAAACTCATTGGATGGGTATTAAATGGACTTTACGATTTTATAAGTTTCGACGAACCTCTGTGCATATAATACTACCGTTGCCAAAATCGTTTGAACTGTAAACATAACTAAAGAATTCTTTCAGTAAAAAAAACATGAAGCGCAAGCGTGATGATGACGATGATGAGTTGCCTGTTAGTAAGCGTCGAAAAATTAAAGACAACTTCCAATGGCTATTATATTATTTTTATGATTTTTTAAAATCTGTATATCGATTTCCTCTATATCGCCAACGTTTAAATCCAGTGTTGGATTAGTTGTTACAAATACTTTAAAATCTTTTACTAAATTGTAATGAAAAACTGCAAAATTATCTTTTTTATCAATATCTTCTACAGTCATTGATAAAATGCCCGGTTTTGGTTCAAAAATAATTGCATGACATTCAACACTCACCATCATTTGATTTTCACAGTTGATACGGTGATTAATAACCGTTAAATCTTCAAATTCAATCACGTAATAAGTTTTTGTAACATCTTCTTTAAAGAAGCGTGTTACATTTTGTTTAAGAGCTTTGTTAAAATCACTGTTTAAATTTTTCCATTCCATTAAAACGGTCGTCTGAATCTTTCGTCGAATGATCATCGACATGTCTGAACCAGTTGTTGTCATATTCAACAATGACATCTTTTGGTCTAAAGGAATCTCCTTTAAAATCGTATTCTTTAAAATAATTTTCATTATTTAAACTGAAAGAATATAGATGAAATGAATGGTTTTTTTCAACATAAGTCATCAATTGATCAGAGTTAAAAGGTTCGCATTGTAAAATCATATTATTAAAAATTTTTGGATGACTAAATAATTTATACGTATTAAATTTGCAATACGTAAAGTAATCTTCAATGGAATAAAAAATTTGTTGATGACTTTTATTAAGATTCATTTCGAAAAATCTTCCTTTTTGAAGAATATGGCGACGACTATTTAAACTCATAGATTTAGCAAAATCATTAATGTCTTTTTGGATATTTGTTTCATCGTCAATTTCATCATGCAAATTTTTTAAAGCTGCCAACAACTGATTTTGAAATGAATTTAACATTTGGAAATAATCAAACATAATGTTACTAGATTTTTTTTCATGAATTTCTAACTGTACATTAAAGTATGGTGGATGTGGGGGGTCGCAAATTATTCCGTTGACAAAGTAGCAATTACCCGAAATTGACACGTGTTGAATGTAAGCGTTTTCAATAGCTTTCACTCGTTCAACTCCGTTGTATTCATCAAATAGTGAGACCATTTCGGATTCGTTGAAAATAAATTGACGGTTGTGAACTTCATCTCCGTTTTGATACCACAACAATTCACATTGAGGGAAGCTGACATCATCGGCATCAAGTCCGTGATTAATTAGAATGTAGACAGTTTGATGATAAGGCGTAAAAGCTGTGTAATATTTTTTTTGCGTATTTAGTAATACAAAATTGGACACATCTCGACTATTTTCAAAAAGAACTATGTTAAATTTATACCAGTATTCCAAAAGTCGTAAGTAAACTGCTGGATTTATCCAATTGGGATGCATTCCGTTACCTACCATTTTTAATTCTTGTAGAGCAAACAATTCATTCTCGAACAACCATTCAGTTGTCGGTTCTTTTTTACTACTAGCTAAAGAAAGGCAATGTAGAACAGAACGAGGTGATTGATCTACACCGTAACGGCGAAATGTTTTACAGTGAACCGCCCAAAACAAAAAAGACAATTGTTTAGTTAATAATCCTGTTACATCAACAGGAACAATTCGATTGGTACTGTAAGTAACATTTTCTTTAAGATTTTTTTTTCGACTTTTTATATCATTAAAATAATATTTACGATATTCGCTACCTATTTTTAATTCTTGATCAGTAATATAACAGCATGGAATAACTGGAAAAGAGGACTTATTTTTCAAAGGATTTTTTCTCAATCCAGGAAAAATGGCTTTTTCGTGATGATCGCAACTATACCATCGCGTTTTAGATGGCTCACCGTGAATAGGGAATTGCATGGCTCTATGTTTGGATTCATGGTTTTTTAGTAACCTCGGCAAATGTAAACATTTTCTCGGATAATTTATAAGAAAAATTTCTGGAACTAATCTTTTTAACATTTTATTGGTATTTATTACACCACTAACTTCGTCAGTTTCTGAGTCTATAATTATATTTTCGTCACCGTGAAAAATAATTTCTCGATCTATTAGAGTGTATTGGTCTACAATATTGTTAAATTGAGCGTAATAAAATACTTTACTTAATTTAGCCTTGACCAATTCTACAGTTACAACATCTTTTAATCTATTAAAATTAATTTTAACGTAATCTGAATTTAATGGACACATTTCTAAACCAAAATGATTTGTCACTTTAGAATTAGAATTAACTAATTTTTGGCTAATATTGAAAGTAATATTAGTTTCATCGTCCAAATTTACTCTCAGCGTATACCATAATTTTCCTGTGATGTTATTTTCACTGTAAACTATATACTGTAATTGAGGATTTAGAAATATGTGATCTAAAAAACTAATAATATTGAGTTTTAAATGTGGAACTATAAAATATCCATTGTATAAATTTTGATCGATTTTTATTGTCAAATGAGGAAATTGCTTTTTTAGCCAATGATTTAATGATTCTAAAAAATCGTGGTTATTTTTCATTCGTTTTAACTCAAATGTTATTTTCTGATTTTCATCGCAACTAATCCATGTTTGTTTAAAAAACCAATAACACGTATTGTATTCCATTGTTGGTATATTGGCGTTAGAGTATCCGTGACAACATCGAACAAATTGGTTATAAATGACTAAAGGGCATTCTTGATCTAATTGTATTTTTTCAATAAATTCTTCAGGATTAGCATTGATTGATAAAATGTACATAACTTTGTTCACAATTGTTTTCGAAGTTGGAAAAGATTTTTTCAAACGAGTTTCGCTATAGTCTCTTGATGTGTTTTTTTTTAAAATTTCTTTTTCGATATTTTCAATAGATTGATTACCTCCTGGCACATGTCCAAATTGTTTCTCCAACTCCCATTGAATGACGTGTCTCATTTCAGCTGAAGTTTCATTGCATTCTCTTAACATTAATGCAATATAAACTAATCGTAATTCTTCGATAATTTCAGAAGATTTTAAGCAAGTTTTAGTTAAATCTTTAAAACTCATATCTAAGAAATTTTCACGGACAATTTTAAACCAGTCAATCTTTTCTTTACACTTGATCTCAATGAAACGAGTAAGTGTATTGTCACTCATGTTTATTTCCTAAAGATAAATATGAAAATACATACTAAATTCGGAGGAAAACGGCATTTACGGACTCGTTTCTTAGGTCCAAAAAAAATACCCACTAAGCCAACAGTTCCTGAAATACCAGATGAAGTTGACGAAGTTCCAGTTACAAAAGCTTTGTTCACTCAAGAAGAAAAGCAGATTGTAGCCCTAGCTTCTATTAATATGAGAAATCAAAAAATTACTAATCTTAGAAGCGGAAGTGAAGACTCAGATGCCGTCAATAATTCAGCCATGAAAATTTATGTTTCTAATGCTATGAGAGCACCAAATGGTCCCGTTAATGATAGAGATATTATTAATAAAGGCTTTTTTGATAGTAAATTATTACACCTAGAAAGTAAGATTAATTCTTCTATAGATTTAAAGTCAGATGAAGAAAGAGTAATTAAATTAGAACGTTCATACGTATCAGATTATGGACGTCATGATGAAAAATTGCAGCAAATGGAAGGAAAAATAACCCAACTAGAAACTAATAAATCTTCATTGTTGGACACTTTTGAACAACAGCTGAAACTTTTGAAAAATATCATGGTGTTAAGACAAATAACAGTCTATTCAACACTTACTGGTCAATTTACCAACGGTGTATTTTTCAAAGATGCAAAAATAACATCTGTTATGATAAATAATTTAAAACAGAGTAAACTTACTGCAATTTATACTCAAATGAATGGAGTGAATGTTAATACTATCAGAAGAGAATTAAAACTTAAAGGAAAAAGTACAACGGAATATGATTTTGTTTTAGATACAGGTAATGAAAATAGATTTGTCACTTTTGAAACCTCTCCTCCAGTTGGAGATACATCTATAACTATATTTTACGAACAGAAGTCTCCGTCAACACCTTCACAATAATCTAATTGTACCACAATGACATTCGACAGCAATACTTTGTTTTCTTTGTTTAAGATTTGTTACTGGAGATTTGCAATGATGACACATAACATAATTCCAAACATAAAGGCGAATAATTCGTTTAATTTCTTCTTGGCTGTAATAAATTGGTCCTCGTAGAATTAAAATTTCAGACTCTCTTTGAATATGCCCTTTAACACCTAACTGTTTTTTTATAAAATTTGACAAATGTTCCAAATCTCTATCTATTTCTCGACATATTAATGCAAGATTGTCAATGCAGGTTTTGGTTTGACCTCGTTTTACTACCTGAGGTAGAGTTATGAAAAAATTCGTATCAAACGACATTTTATCTAAAAAGAAAGTGCTTGTTTAACAAGAAAAAATTCGATACCTATGCGCATACATCGATTAACGCATTGAACTGTTTTTTAACAGTTGGGGTGGCTTTTCCTACAGGTCTACTTGGGAAAGGATACTTGAATAAATTAGCATCTTCAATTGGTTGATTAACGATTGGATCAAATGGATGAGTTTTAATAAGTTTAGCAAGGGAAGTAATGACATCGCATGAATCAATAACTTCAGTGCTTTGTCCCATAAAATGAGTCACTAACATGACATCGACACCATGCGCCAAAAGAGCGGATGCCAAAGGTTTGTCTTGCTCCCATGAAGGTTCTACCATATCAGGCATATTGACGGTTTTAAAAAGGTCGTTTTTATTACGTTGCGTAAACCAATTATCACCCATCGGTAAATAATATCCAGATCCTCTACAAGGGTAATAATACGTACCAGCAAAATTAATATTATCTTCAACTGTACTAGATAATCTTCCTTGTCGAAAAACTTCAATATATGTCAATTGTTCAGCACATCGATTAAGAACTCTTTTAAACTCAATCTTTAAATTTCTATCAATAGATGATTGTGGTCCAGTTTGCTGATGATAATGTTGCATTCTGGCGCGTTTTACTGCAAAAGGTAATGTTAGTTTTAGTCCAGCACAAATATCTATATAGCGAACTTCGCAGCAATCCCACCGGTCTCTTAATTGTTGAAGTGTTTGATTTTTCCAGATATCTGGATTACCATAAACAATGGTGAAATATGATCGTAATTTTTCTTCATCATTAGATCGCAGGAAAATACTATAATCAGGGTCGTTTTCTGCCATTAACAATTCCGGAGTTGTCCCATAACGAATAATCTTTTTACATTGAGCAAGATTAGTAAAAATAGCCGTACTACCGCCAGCCAGTCGACATTCGTCTTGAAATATCCATGGATTGGCTAATGTATTAGCAATAGGTCCAATAATATATTTATTATCAACATTGTATTTTCTATATCCATCAAGAAGAAGCCGACGATATTGTTTCGGATTAGGAGTAAGGCTAAATGGATTATTTTTATAAAATGTATGAAAAGACCTGATGTCAATAAAAATTCTTCTAGAAAATTCTCCATCCCATTCATTGGATAATTGAATTGTTCGATATCCTTTTTGTCCAGCCATCCAAACAAGATATCTCATGGATTTACTTTCAAAATTACAATAATTCCATTTTTCTTGTACATACCTTACTGGATCTAAACATGCACTCATAACGTTTTCAATATTACTAGATTTTAATTGTTGGTTAAAAACAGTGCTTCCATAGAGAACAATTTTATCGCTTGGAATTCCTAATGAATGAAGAAGATGTACAGAATTATAAGCCATACAAGTCACGTTAGTTTTCATAAAACATCCCGAACCTTTACAATAATCGTACCAACTTCCTATAAATGTATTTTGATTATAAACTTTGTAATTTGGTAATATTTGAAGAACTTCAATGTACTGTGTATCGTAAAAAATAGGCTGTTTTTCTTCATAAAGTGATCCAGTTTTTGTAGTACGTATAATATTGCCATTTTTAGGAAAAGGTGTGTATGAAAAAGAATCTACTAAATTTTTTAAAACATTAGCATCTTCATTAAATACTGATGGTGGATAGTTGCTTGAAATTAATTGATTGAAATTATTATTACGTTGGGGAATAATTGGATTTCCTATAACAACTCCAGTATTTAAAGTAAGACATTTATAAAATCCTTCAGTAAAGTCTAAAATTCCTGCACATGTTTGGATTATGGCGTCGTCATTTCGATTCGGTTCTTTACTAGGCTGTGGTGTAGGACCTGGAATTGGCTGTGGATAAGGTGGACAAATTGGTTGTGGACAAGCTGGACAAGCTGGACAAACCGGCGGACAATTATTTGGTTGAGGTTCAAGTAAACGAGCGGAAATGTCAAGTGTATTTTCTGCTGAATTTTCGCGTACATTGACATTAGTAGGCTTTTTAGTTGTTGAAATTATTATTATAGCTATTAATATTATTACAAATAATAATATTGAAACAAAGATTTTCATTTATTGCATAATGAATGAAAATGTTAATTTATATACATGTGTCAATTAAAGCATCAAATTGTCGTTTAAGAGCTGGCGCGGCTTTTCCGACAGGTCTACTTGTGAAAGGATACTTGAATAAATTACCATCTTCAATTGGTTGATTAACTATTGGATCAAATGGATGAGTTTTAATAAGTTTAGAAAGAGAAGTAATCACATCACATGAATCAATAACTTCAGTACTATGTCCACCAAAATGACTAACGGCCATTACATCAACTCCATGTGCCAAAAGAGCTGAAGCTAATATTTTATCTTGTTCCCAAGCAGGTTCGGCCGTATCAGGCATGCTTACTGTTTTAAAAAAGTCATTTTTATTACGTTGAGTAAACCAATTGTCTCCCATAGGTAAATAATAACCCGATCCACGACAAGGAAAATAATATGTAGCAGCAAAATTTACGTTATCTTCTACTGTACTAGCCCATCGTCCTTGTCGAAAAACTTCAACGTATGTTAATTGTTCAATACATCTCTGAAGAATTCTTTTAAATTCTATTTTAAAGTTTGGATCGACAGATGAATTAGGTCCTGCATTCCTGTGATAATTTTGTTCTCGTTGACGTTTAGTTGCAAAAGGTAATGTTAGTTTCAATCCTTCGCAAATGTTGATATACCGAACTTCGCCGCAATCCCAGCGGTCTCTCAATTGTTTAAATGTTTGATTTTTCCATACATCAGGATTACCGTAGACTAAAGTAAAATATGATCGTAGTTTTTCCTCATCGGTGGATTTGGGTAAATTGCTATAATCAGGTTCTTTTTCTGTCATTAATATTTCTGGAGTCATACCGAAGCGAATAATTTTTCTACATTGAGCTAAATTAGTGAAAATAGCTGTACTACCACCTGCTAGACGACATTCATTTTGAAATATCCAAGGATTAGCTATTGTGTTAGCAATTGGACCCTCAATGTATTTATTGTCAACATTGTATTTTCTATATCCATCATAAAGAAGACGTCTAAATTGTTTTGGATTAGCTTCAAGGCTAAATGGGTTATTTTGATAAAATGTATGAAAAACATTAATATCAATAAAAATTCTTCTAGAAAATTTTCCATCCCATTCATTGGATAATTGAATTGTTCGATATCCTTTTTGACCAGCCATCCAAACTATATATCGCATTGGTTTACTTTCAAAATTACAATAATTCCATTGTTCATTTACGTACTTTAGTGGATCTAAACATGCACTGATAACGTTTTCAATATTAGTATATTTTAATTTTTCAATAAAAACAGTGCTTCCATAGAGAACAATTTTATCGTTTGGAATTCCTAATGAATGAAGAAGATGTACAGAATTATAAGCCATACAAGTCACGTTAGTTTTCATAAAACATCCCGAACCTTTACAATAATCGTACCAACTTCCTATAAATGTATTTTGATTATAAACTTTGTAATTTGGTAATATTTGAAGAACTTCAATGTACTGTGTATCGTAAAAAATAGGCTGTTTTTCTTCATAAAGTGATCCAGTTTTTGTAGTACGTATAATATTGCCATTTTTAGGAAAAGGTGTGTATGAAAAAGAATCTACTAAATTTTGCAACACTCTACTATCTTCTTTAAATACTGATGGTGGATAAATACTTGAAATTAATTGATTTATATTAGTACTCAGCTGGGGAATTACTGGATTTCCAATGACAGTTCCAGTATTAAAAGTCAGACATTTATAAAATCCTTCAGTAAAATCTAAAATTCCTCCACACGTGCGAATTAATGTGTCATCTTTACGATTGGGTTCTGGAATTGGTGTAGTTGGTATAAGTTGCGGTACTGGATTAGGTTGAAAATTCGGTATACAAGCTTGGCAAGTCATTTGAATAGGTGTACAAGTTGTTGTAGGTTGAATTAAACTAGATGTTATGTCAAGTGTATTTTTGGATGAATTTTCGCGTACATTAACATTGTCTGAATTTTCACTAACACTAACACTAGTCTTTTTGGTAGTTAACATAATTATTATAATTATTACAGACACTAATAATAGGGAAATAATAATTTTTATCATTTTATTAGGATTAGAACCATAAATAATTTTTAATGAATAATAAATGTCATTTAAAATTTTTAACAAATTTTACAATTATGTACAGACTCCTGGTGTTGATATTTCTGTCATTTCAACAGATTCTAATGGACAATTGATTCAAAAGTATATTATTGATGACAGTTTACCAAAAGCTTCAAATGTTCTTTGGACGAGTGAAAAAATTGCAGATGGTGGTGCTCAATTAGTAGTTCCAAGCAGAGTTAATGATTTAGCTGTCATTGACGTCGATGGTCAGTATCAAGATTCTGGATTTATTATTGATGATAGTCTACCAGCTGCTTCTGATGTGATGTGGAGTAGTGCAAAAGTCGGTTCATGTGCTACAAAAGCCAATCTTGTTGTTCCTTTAATAGCCAATAGTTTGGCTAAAATTGACGTAACTGGTCAATATCAAGATTCTACTTTAATCGTTGACGATTCAGTTGCACCTTCGACCAGTGTTTTGTACACTTCAAGTAAAACTGATTCGTTGGTAGCTA